GAACAACCCCATCACCTAGTGGTGGAGGTTCCAGTGGAGGGCCAGGCGGCGGAGACCCAAGAATAAGGAGAAGAAAACCATGATAACAATGATAAAGAAAGTAATGCAAGATATGATTGATCAGTTATGGACTCTGCTAGGCATGTTTATTGCTTGGGTTGTCCTAGATGGGTCAGCAAAAACAATTGTTGGATATGCAATTATATGTACTTTAGTTGCATGGGCAGTAACATATCCAATCAGAAATAGAGAGGACAAATAATGTCAAAATCAAATATTCAAGAACCATCACATGTTGGTGGAGGAGCGATTGCAAGCATCAATAATATTGTAGCTAGAATTATTGCTGTATTTGCAGCATCTGGTTTATCAGTAATTGGAGCGGGTGCAGTTGTTGGAATTAGCACAGCAAAGGCAGTTATATTGGCAGGAACTCTTGGAGTTGCTACAGTAATTGAAAAGCTTGCTCGTGGATTTTTAGATGATGGTAAATTAACTGTAGAAGAAATTAATGCAGCATTTACAGCAGTAGATAAAAAAGCTGCTAAATAATGGTATACTAGTACTATGAATACTTACAAGGTCAAATTAAGCGTAGAAGTAGAAATCGATGCATTCGATGAGACAGACGCTAAAGACTACATTACAGATATATTTAATATCGATGATGAAATAAAAAGTGTAAATATCGTTAAAATACAACAAAAATAAATATCTAAATATCATTGACAGAGCCGCAGTTTTACGTGTATAATAATACATAGAGACTGCGGTTTCTTCTTTGGTCCATAGCTCAGTTGGTAGAGCGCCGAACTGTTAATTCGGATGTCCCAGGATCGAGCCCTGGTGGACCAGCGAAAATCTAGGCGGACTTACTAGATAGGAAAGACATTGTTAAATCTAACACTAAAAGGTGTAGATGTATTTATAAAGAAGTCTATTACAAAGACGCAGGAATCCTTCTGGGACAACTATGATCTTGTTATATGGAAAAAAGATAAAGGCGGCTATACAAACATAAAAGGTTTGTTTAGGAAAGATGAATGGGGAACTGCAGAAAAAATTTCTGTAGATAACGACGGAATCTGGAAGCTGCCTGCTAAATATGTCAAATATTTTAAATGATTTAGGTATAGATAAACAAGAGTTTGAATGGTTTGATCTTGCGATATGTAGAGGCATGGACACAAACCTGTTCTTTGAAAAATATGAAACAGATGTAAACATTGCCAAAAGCATTGACGAGGCCTGCTTAAGTTGCCCAGTTGCAAAAATGTGCTATGAATCTGGAGTAGAAAATAATGAGTATGGAGTTTGGGGCGGAGTTTATTTAAACTCTGGATCAGTTGATAACAGCAAAAATACACACAAGACTCCAGACATATGGAAGAGGATTAAAAAGCATAATGGAAAATAATCACTTCAAGCATGGAATAAATCAATGGAATGGTGAGCCAAATAAGCCAGTATTCTACACCGTAGAAATGGCAAAAAGAATTAGGGAAATCCCTAAGCCAAACCTACTACTAATGGACATTGCACAATATCCAGATTTTATTGCAGTTAGATTGTATGAGGATAACTTTATTCAATTTGATGGGTCAGCAAAAGAACGTGTAATAGACTATGTAAATAAGGTTAAGAAGCTGATTGAGTCCTATGGTGTGCGTTGTGAATTAGAGGGGGTGCCAGGTGCGAGAGTACTATGACAGAATAGCTATAGCCTATATACATGATTTAAATGTATATGGGACGGTAGAAAAACTCGGGGTTTACGCATCTGTGGTAAAATATAGACTAGAAGATAAAGATATTGAAGAAACTCTAAATAATGAAGATTTCGTTATTGTGGATGAAATTGTGTTTGAACATGTTGAGGAAGATAACTAATGGAAAAAATACTGTGCTATTCTTGTAATAAGCCAAAGAATCAGCTTAATGCTAAGAAATCAATGCTTTTGCCAATAACTTTATTGATGTGCGAAACATGCATTACATCTAAGTTTGAGCCACGCTGGGTAGTCATTTTATCTGGCAGACAACATGGATCAGAATCTGTTAGAGATTTTGTATTAAAAAAGAGATATGTTGGTTCAGATATTTCTGCATCAGAATTGTTGCTTTAAGTCAACTAAAAGTAATTACTTAATAATTTATTAATTTACATTATAATTATTACTCAAGTATAATTAGTTATTATGCGTATGAACCCTTTACAATGGATAGTCTTGTCTGCAGCAGCTGCTGCTGGAGTAGGATATTTTGCTAGACTATTTTTTAAAATAGTAAAGACTTGGTATACATTTATTGAGGACTGGTACGGATCAGATGAAAAGCCTGGAATTGTTGAAAGATTAAATGATGGCCAGGATCATTTTAATAAAATAGATACAGAACTTGCAACAATAAAAGCTGAATTATTTAATAATGGCGGATCATCATTGCGTGATGCAATTGATCGAATTGAAAAAAATACAAATAAATAGCCTACTAGACCTTCGAATTTATAAATAGTATACTTATATTATGACTTGTATTGTTGCTATTGCCCAAAATGGTGTTGTTTACATGGGATCAGACCATGCTGCATCTGACGATAAAACTGGATGGATACTTTCACGCAAAGAACCAAAAGTTTTTAAAAATGGTCAATACGGAATTGCTTTTACAGATTCATTTCGTATGGGACAAATTTTGCAATACATGTGGACTCCACCAAAATATACACCAACTAAAACTAATTCTGGATTAGATAAATTTATGAGAACTAAGTTTATTGATTCCGTCAAGGTTGCATTTAAGGATCATGGATACGGAAGTGTTGGCTCTTCATCAGAAGAAGATACTGGTGGAATTTTTATTGTTGGAGTATGCGGAAGACTCTTTACTGTAGACGAAGACTTTCATGTTGGAGAAAACATTGTTAACTACATGGCAGAAGGAAGCGGCGGACAGCTTGCATTAGGCGCATTACATGCAACAAAAAATCAAAAGAATCCTAAGCTAAGACTAAAAGCAGCGCTAGAAGCGGCAACTGAATTTAATATGAGCGTAGCAGCACCCTATACATACATCCAAGTTTAGTGTATAATTAAGATATGAAATGGCTAAATAGATTATCTGCTCTAGTTTTTGCATTAATTTCTGCAAAAGGTTTAATGTTATTCCTAGATAAATATGAGTTTTTAGTATTTGATAAGAAAAATCTTCAAGAGTACGAATATAAAGATGAAAACAATATTAAAGAAGGCATTGATTTTAGAGGTCAGCCATCGCATGTTTGTATATGTGGTTCCGAAATTTGGAACGTAAAGGTTGTTTTTGAAGATCATGAGATAGCAACGTACTTCCTAGACATGGAATGTGCACACTGTGGCAGTTTAGCTACAGCCCCGACCCCAGTAGATAAAGAGATATAAATGAGAAAGTCAGAAAGATTAAGATTACTTGAAATGCAAATGGTTCGCATGGAGATGCTTGTTGAGTTATATTCACAAACTTTAAATAACTTATTGGAATCTCAAGGAATGCAAACTCCAGAGGTAGACTCTGGTAAGTGGTATTCAAAAAAAGCCAAAGAAACCCCTTGACATCCCAATTCTATTTTAGTAGAATTCATTACATGAACAAAAAATATATCACTGGCCTATTGGCCCTAACACTAATTATACCTGCAACATCAAATGCTGCAACGTTATCTAATAAGACCATTACTGGTCCAACAATTGCTATTTTAGATACAGCAATTGACACGTCTATTCCACAACTTCAGGGTAAAGTTATTTATGAAGCATGTATAACAGAATGGGGCGGATGTGCTGGAGGAGTCTTTCAGGCGGAAGGACCAGGATCTGCATCATTGCCAAAGGATGTAATCTCAAAAAATGGTTTTGATCATGGAACGCAAATGTCTTCGGTGGCAGTTCAAACCAATTCAAATGTTAATATTGTTTTTGTTAAAATTGTTGGAACAAGCAGACTAGGTTTGCGACAACCAGTAGGTGAAAAAAGTGTTAATAATGCACTACAATGGATTATTGATAATAAAGATAAGTTTAATATTCAATCAGTAGCAATGTCACAAGGCCACCACAACCTCGGTGCTGCTGGTACAGATTACTGCCCAAAGACACCTAATACCCAGTTGCTAATTGATAAGCTAAAATCTTCAGATGTGCCTGTATTTTTTCCAACAGGAAACATTGTTCCTGCAGATACATCTAGAATTGATTGGCCTGCATGTATTCCAAATTCAATTGCTGTAGGCGCAATATTGCCAGCAGGAGAAGTTGCTGTTTACAGTAATTATGATGCTAATCTCACAGACTTTGTTGCACTTGGAACAATGAAAACTGCAACTGTTGGTGGTGCAATTGTACCAATTGCTGGAACATCCGCTGCAAACATTGTTGCAGCAACCAATTGGGCAACACTTAAGAGTGCAAAACCAAATTTAACTTATGATCAACTATACTCATTGTTATCATCAACTGCAAAAATTACAAAGAATTCTAAGGTTACTGGAGCCAAGCTAATTGATATTAAGGCAGCGCTAAATGGCTAACATGACTGTATTAGAAGAAATCATTAAACAGATTGGCGAAGAGCTATATCAAAAATGGTACAACGGTTTAGCAGTTGAGGATAGAACAGAAGAATCTTCAAAGGCAATGTCTGTTAATGCTGGAGAAACTGCATTGTGGGTTATTCAAACATTTATGAATAAGTTTAATGACGCAGCGGAAGAATTAAAAGATAAATGATCATTACTGATAAATCATTTGATAATGAGATTGCATCACATGATGTTGTCCTAGTAGATTTTTGGGCAGAATGGTGCGGACCATGTAAAAAAATATCTCCAATTCTAGATGAGATTTCTAATGAGCGTGGGCTTTGGGTCGGAAAGTTAAATGTTGATGAGAATCCTATAAAAACACAGGAATTCTCTGTCAATTCTATTCCAACTATGGTATTATTCAAGGGTGGGAAACCAGTAAAGACAATTATTGGAGCCAAGCCAAAGCATGTGTTGCTAGAGGAACTATCTGAATGGATATAGAATTTGATTCAGAAGATGTTAGTCATTTAGAGTTTGAAATATGGCTTAAGAATGGCTATGACCGTGGTTGGGTTTCTGATGTATTTTGTGATACACATGATGGTCCACCAATGTCAGAAGAAGAAATGCAAGAATGGGAAGAAGGCGGAGATCCCTGCTCGTTTCATGTAAAGATACATGAACTACACTAATGTTCTGTACTCATTAAGAGGCAGATTAACTAAGGAGAAAAAATAGAATGAACTCATTCAAGAAAGTATCGCTAATCATCGCTGCAGCCCTGACTAGCACAATGCTTGTATCACCAGCAGCTAACGCAAATGCTGGAACTGTTACCCTAACGGTGGCGGGAACTGCAGCAACAGGTGGAACAGTAGTAACAACTCCTGTATCACTACCAGTACCAGCAGATAACAGTATCGATGCAGCAGACGCATTAAAGATTGCTGTAACATCAGTAGATACAGGAACAGTAGTAACAGCAGTTGCAGTAAATGCAACAATTGTACCTGCTCTTGCAACATCAACAGCCCCAGTAACTGCATCAAATGGAACATCAACACTTTCAATTGCAACAGGAACTGGAACAGCAGCAGACTTTTATGTCTATACAAAGAGTTCAGCAGTCGGATCGGTATCGATTACACGTGCTGGAACAACAACAATTTATTATGTACAAGGCACAGCAGGTGCTTTAAACTCAATCACACTTACTGCACCAACTTCAGGAGCAGCAGGAACAGCAGCAACACTTAAGGTATCAGGATACGATGTATTTGGTAATCTAAAGAGTGGCGCAACAATTAACACATTGGTATCTTCAAACGGTGTAGCAACAGCAACAGCGCTTACAACAGATACAGCAACAGCAACTCTAGGCACAAAGGAGCAGGTAGTAACACTTCCAGCTTCAGGCTCAGTAGTTGTTACTGCATACGCAACAGTTGCAGCAGCAGTAACTGGACTTTCAACACCAGTTGGTGCAGTTACGGCAACAATTACAGTTCGTGATCTTGCAGGAGAACTTGCAGCAAAGATTGCAGAACTTGCAGTTGCTAACGCAGCCCTTGCAGCAGAAAAGGCTGGTCGTGCAAACGATTCAGTAGCAGCAGCAGCAGCACTTGCAACAGCAAATGCAGCAACAGCTAAGGCTAATGCTGAAGCAGCAACATCAAAAGCAGCAGCGGATCTTGCAGCAGCAACTTACAAGGCAGAGTACAACGCTCTTGCTAAGAAGTGGAACGCTAAGAACCCAAAGGCTAAGGTTGCATTAAAGAAGTAATTAACTTCAATTAAAGGGGCAGGATCTTAGGGTCTTGCCCCTTTAATATTTAAATGATAGAATGGTAATATGGAATCAACCAAAAGAAGTTTATATAAAACAATATCATGGCACCTATTACATATGTTTATGGTAGCTTTGGTAGCATTTATAGTTACAGGTAGCGTTAAAGTGGCTGCCATATTAGCATCAGCAGAATTAGTTTGGGAATCATTTGCATACTTTTTACATGAAAGAGCATGGAATAAATTTGGAGAAAAGATTAAATAATGGGAAAACATCACGATAAGATTAAAAAAGCTTTAGAGCAAAGAATTGCAGCGACGCCAAATGGCGCTGGTTTTAAGAAACCAGGATCTATGAACAAAAAGAAAACTGGCTACAGGGGCCAAACGGCACGTGGCTCAAAGTAATTGTGAAGTAAAAGATTGTCAGCTTGAAGCTAAATATATTACTTCAACTGAAAGCAAATATTTAAAAGTTTGCGAACAACATTGGCATGAAAAGTATAAAAATTGATAAATATTATAGAAGGCTTTGTATCTGATAAAGAATGCCAAGAATTATTTGAGCATTATAATTTAAAAATATGGGATGCAGAGGATCCCTTTGTTAAAACAGGTTTTGGGGTTGGCAAAGACGAGGCACTTGATCTGTACAACAAGGATAATCTGTTATCAGATATTGTAAAAAGAATTGGCACCCACCTATCATCACATTATGGTGAAGATATAGAATTAAAATCATTATTCCATAGCGTAATGACCCCAGGTGCAGTAAACCCCTTACATTGGGACAATTACATTGAAAATGGTCAAGACGACATATCAACATTGTTTTATTTAAATGAAGATTATGTTGGTGGAGAACTGCATTTCCCAAATCAAAACAAAATAATTAAACCCAAAGCTGGAACTTTTATATTTTTTAAAGGGGAAGAAAGTCTTATGCACGAGGTTAAAGAGGTTATTGAGGGTAATAGGAATGCTTTTGTGGGTTTCTTTTGGCCTACAAGGACAAGAATCTCCATAACCAGCTAAATGCTATAATGTATCTATGGATGGACTTCTAGAACCATCTAAATAATAAACCTATAGGAGAAATAAAATGTCAGACGGAAATAACTTAACAGGATTTAACGAAACAAAGCCAGCAGGATCATCCCCATGGCCAACAGAAAATTACACAGAAGCACCAGCAGCAGCATTTCCTGCACAGGATATGTCAACACAGGGAGCATCTGGAACAACAAATAAGATGGTTCACACTGCAGCAGAAACATCAGCATTTGGCACAGGAAACTAATATGTGTGCAATGTGTGGGTGCGGTAAAGAAGCATTCATGGGAGTAGAACTTGCTCCACAAAGTATGTATGATGTAGGTGCAACTGGAATTGTTTTACAGCCAGAAATGTTTGGAACAGATTCTATGGACACTCTTGGAACAGAAACTACTGAAGAAGGATACTTGCATGAATCTTCAGAGCCAAAAGGCCCAATGGGAGAGGACATTGATTAATGTCTGAAAACGGTACAGGAATGGCAACTCCACCAAATAATCAACCATCTGGTGCGGTAACTTCACAAGAAGCTACACGAAAGAAGCCATCACAAGGTAAGTTTCAATCAGGAATGCGCCCACCAACTAAGATCGATACCAATAAGCATGGCATTCGTAGAGAAACAACTCTAGGCCAAAAAAAGGGAAGACCTAAGAAAGTATAACTAATTAAAAGTTAAGCCCCGTCTTCGGACGGGGTTTAATTATTTAGGAGAATTATGTGCGGTAGAGTTAACAATGATGGCATAATGCCAGATGTTATAAAGACAATTGATGACGCAATAGATAAGATATTAGAATTAGATTCTTTTACTTAATCATTGACTATCATATATATAAATTGTATAATAGTAAATATGAGAAAACTAATCGACGGTAGCGAAGTAGAAGAATTTGAAAAAGCGATAGACTTAACAATACATACAAAAGCTCCAGCGAAATGGCTACTGATCGATTTAGAAACAGGACAAGAATATTTGGGTTCAGACAAGCCGAACCTATATGGTAAATGGAAACGGATTAAAGATGCAGTCAAAGGTAAATCTAATTAAAGCCTTGATTTGTGGGATTAAAGAACATAAATTAGTAATGGCTGGAACATGTCCGTTTACTGGATCAACCTATCAGTACTGTGAAAGATGCAGTGCAATGATTCCGATTCAGGTGGCGGTGTGAAAGAGCCTAAAATAATGAAAATGGATTGGCGTCCATTAGGATATTGGCCAGTTTATAAAGATGGAAAACTAACATGGGAAAAGGATCCAGAGAATAATGATTGATTGGTTAGTTAATCGTATATTTAGATTTACATCTCTAAGAGAAGCCATCTTTGAAGAAGTACACATGTATGATCATTTGTCTGATGTATTTACTAATTCAGATTTAACAGATATAGCCTCATGCAGCTGGATGGAAGGTGACATGTGGTATGGCTGGAACTATGATAGTAACGCCAAGCGTTACTACTTTGATGATATTGGAAGCAAATCATTAATTGGGCTATGGGAAGACCAATGGCTAAAAGAAGCAGATGAAATTGATCCAGAAAAAAAGATTAATGCATGGGCAAGTGAACAAATTAAAATAGCTAAAGTAACTGGAGAGGTGCCTTTCTGATGTGGTCATATGTATTAGCAGCAATTGGAGTAACAGGCATATTCTTTGTTGGGCGGAAGACCATATGGGGATGGCTAATCCTACTTACCAATGAATGTATCTGGATAGCATATGCTCTGGCTACAAAACAATATGGATTTATTCTAATGGCTACAGCTTATTCAGCAGTTTATATTAAATCATTTATTGGATGGCGTAAAGAAGATCAAATACCTATAGTCTCACAATATGAGATGAATACACATGGACAGATAGATCATAGATATATTAGGATTGATTAATGAAAGCAATCAAGATTGATGAGAATGTTTATGAGATTAAAAACTTCTTAAACCATCATGAGATTACAGCAATAAGAGAATATCTGTCTAAGCTAAAAGAGCATGATTGGCTAGAGTCTAAAGATAACTGGAACAAAAGAATGGCACCATTGTCAGGCTATCCTTTAGATCAGATCAATAACAGATTTAACTCAATATTTATAGATGGCAACATTGATGGATTCAGTATGGTGATAAGACACCTAACTGGTGATAGAATGAGTAGTCATAGGGATAATGGAAGCAACCCTACTATTAATTGGGGCGCAGTCATATATTTAAATAATGATTACCTTGGCGGTGAGATCTATTATCCTGAATTAGATATAGTACATAAACCAGACCCAGGATCAATGTTACTACACGGAGGAAGCGTAGAACACGGAGTCTATAAGGTAGAAGAAGGCATTAAGTATATTATGACTAACTTTATACATAATGGTTATATAGACCCTAATATATTAAATTAGCTCGCAATTAGTGAAGCGAAAAGTGCGGCGGTAGAGAGAAGGAAAAATGTCAGTACCTGACACAACAACATGTCCCATATGCTATTGTATAATCAATATGGAATTCATGTTTAGGCATATAGAATATCACCAGGAAGCAGGGGAAATAGCCCCACCAGAGCCAGAATATGATCCAGATATGGATGACCCATTTGGTGATGGGAATCTGATCCACGAGGACTTTTAGGGGCGGAAATGAGTAAACAGTATCTAGATTATATAAGGGAGAAAAATAAAAGAATGAAGTCTATTTGTGCCCAATGTAAGAAAGAATATAAGGATAAAGAGTTAGATATAATGGCTATAGGCGAAAGGATATTCTTTGCTTGCCCTGAATGTATAGAGCAGTTGAGTAAGAAGTAAGGTATAATAGAATTATGGATAACATTGAATTAACTGATGAAGAGATCTCAAAGACATATATCTCTGATGACGAGCATTTAGATAAATGGAACAATATGGAGAAGGCTTGCTGGAGCGGATATAAGCAGGTTGGTATGAAAGATAAGAACGGTAAGAAAGTCCCTAATTGTGTGCCTGTAAATAAGGCAACGGGGGAACCAGAAGAAGTTAAATCCTGGGACGGTATCTTTAGACCTAGGAAGAAGTAATATGGGTATACTAGATAACCTAGAAGCCTATATAGACATTGATCCAAAAGACGAGAAATGTCACTATTGCACACATAAGGCTAAATACACAGATGTTGCTGAAATAGCTAAACAAGGCTATGCAGTCATAGGTGTATGTCAATGCCACTATGTGCAAGATGTAAGTTAAGGCGGGAACAAAATGATAACTTTATTACTAATAGCCATTACATGGTATATAACTAAGCTATATTACACAAGGTCATTTACCCTTGATATAGAACAATCTGATCTAATTAAAGCAACATGTGCTAAGTGTGCTCGATCAGGATATATTAGTCCAGATAACCTACGTGCTCCATACTACTGCATCTCCTGTAAATAGAGCACAAAAGCACTTAACTCCTATATCCCCCCGCATTTAAACATGCCTTAGAAAGCCTCACAAGGCTTTATTTGACCCATTCTAGAGAAGATCTACCATATGAATGACTATTAATTCATGTCCAATTACTATCTATTTGTCGACATAAAGATATATGTGTAATTGAGCGAGTTCCCTTATGCTCCATTTAGCTCCACTCTGCACCACTTTAGACATGCATGCATATTTGGAGAGAATTGTCAATGATATTGTCGACATTTGCTCCAGAATATGGCAGAAATTTTGACTAAATTCCTGGACATTCTGCACAATTTTGTCTAATATGTATATGATTCTATATAGATTTGTCGACATTTCTATGCAAATTTCAGGGATTTTGTCAAGCCCTTCGTAAATAGAAAAATTCGCCCACAATTTCAGGGATTTTTTTTGATCTGTCGTAAATAGAAAATTTGGCCCTCATTCCCACACATACAAAAAATCCACAGGCTGTGGAAAACCTGTGGATAATTTGGGCTACATATGTTTATCTATATAGCTCTTAGCATTCTCTTCTCATATATGCTATTTAAATGGATTAGATTCTTCCTTCCAACCAAAGGTTGAATTTCTAATCGGTTCCGCCCGTTTTACTTTATAAGTATCACGATTAGGAAGTTTGATTGAGTCGAAGGTATGTCTATCTTGTAGTATCTTGATGTAATTGTTTAGTTCTTTAGCGAGGGCTACGCCTTCGCTCTCTACTTCTCTTACTGAGATAGTTCTGATGATTTGAGCAACCATTTCCATTACTCTGTCCATTGTGTAGATAGGCTGGTTTGAGAGTAGTCTTGCAATAACCGCTGGATTAAACCAATGGCTTTCAACTGCGTTAGCGATGTCATCTGCCAACTTTTGTTCTACTGATTTCATTTGTCCGCCTTCCGCCTTGGTAACTACTGATTGTATCAAAAAATGTGGGGAAGGTCAATAACTGCAATGCCCTTGACCCTCCCCAACCCTATTGGATCTACTTCTTTGCGTTAGGTGTTTCTGCAGTGAAGGTTACGCCCTTTTGGACTGCCTCCTGCAATGCGACCTTAGCTGCTCCTGAGAAGCGACCACGTGCACCAACTGTGATGCCTTGCTGCTTTAGATATTCACGCTTTGTTGTCATTTTATATCCTTTCAAGATATGGTTTGAGTTAATTATAGCAACTTTTCACGGGATTGTAAATAGCTACCGTAAGCCAATTTTTTGGCCCCTATATTAAATTGTCTTTGCTAGCTTATCTTTAATTAGTTTTTGCTTTTCTCGCCATTTCTGCCAATGATTAATCCATTTGATCTCTACATCGACTTCTGGAGGACATTCAACAACTGTCGCTACTCCTCCAACTAATTCAATTACTACTTTATACTGAGCCATGTACATCTATTCTATCTTTAATTAACTTAGAGATAATGTTATGTGCCTCAATGTTTTCTGTTTCGGACCCACCCCAAAGGAGCTTTTGTGCTGTATTCAATTGATCATTGATGTACTTGTCACTCATCTTCATCTTCGTCCTCATCTTCTTCATCCTCTAGGTCGTCAATACTTTTGACGTGACCTTTTTCAACCAGGTAATCCATAATTAGTTCATCTAATGTTTCGGGACCAAACTCTATTGTAAATCCTGGGTGGAAGGAATCTGATAGATAACTCACAAGGATGTCATCTAATGGATTAACTATGATGTACTCACTCAAATCAATCTGTGTGATGTAATCATAAAACCACCAGTCAATTAAACTTGGTCGACCAAACTCTTTTGTATATCTAGTTAGTTTGCCATTGATTTCTGCAATCATGGCTCCTGCTTCATATGCCCGTGCTTTATCCATTGTCCCGTGCTCCAATCGCAAACGATAGTTGATATGTTAGTTCATACAGCGCTACCAAGGCGTCTAGGTGCCCTTCACATTCTGTGCGGACCATAGAGTCCATTGCCTCTTCGGTTTCTTCTTCACGTACAATTGCGTCTGCAAGTTCTTGCTCGGCAATTAGCATTAGGTTTTTTAGTTCACCGTGGATAATGTCAAGGCCTGAGACCCCAGCATTAACCATACGTTGTAAATGGGGCGGGAGCCCAATATCTTCTGCAGTCATATTCATTAGTATACCCTTTCGTTGTCATTCATTATATCAGTTGCCACTGACAATATATGCTCTAGTGCATTTATAGCACCTTCATAATAAGCATCTGACTCATAGTACTCATCTTCTTGAATAGGGATGTCATTGTTAGCATCTTCCATATCTTGGATTAGAGATAACCTGTGAAGTTTAATATATTCTAGGAACGTAGAAGACTTTGTTTCTATTTTATTATATTCCTCTTGGTCACATTTATAGCATGTAACATTTTCATCCTCCGTATAAAGCATTCCTGCCCCACAGGAGGCACACCATGATTGGTCACGCATTCCCATTAGTCAAAATACCCTTCTGCCCATAGTCCTTGAAGAAAGTCATTTGTCTTTAACAAACCTTCAACTAAGGGGTCCTTGTCTATTTGTTCCACATCTGATTTTAAGATATAAAACAATTTAGCATCGTGCACGGCATTAGACATCTGATCGATGTCATCTTTAGTGTAACCTAACATTCTATTGCCTCCATGTATTTAATCATAGTGTTGAGTGTTATGTGAATATAACAATCACAATCATCTGATGTGTCTCTGTCATCAAAATGTGCCAAGTTGTCATCATACATATAATCAATTAGTTCCTGTGTAGTAATCATTCTTCCTCACATTCTAAATAGTATTGGTCGCCTGCTTTTAAATCATAGAACTGATTAAATCTACCTTTTAAGTAATTGTTATCTGACATTTCTGCAAATCTAAAATCTGCAAATAGTTGGCCTTCATCTAAATTAGAATTAACCCAATCCTCCACTAGCATTTCGCCAATCTCAGAATATGTAGCATCTATTACCATTTGGTTTTCATTTTCCAAGAAACTCATTTACCTCCGCCTTTCTATACTCAGGTACTTTGGTTTCCAAGTATACACTGTGGGTCTGACATTTTGCTACCTCTTCAAGGTCTGCCTCGCCAAGCCAGTTGCAGTTGCCACAGATTTGACCGCAGTCTGCTTCTTCGCAATACTCCATTTGATTAGTTGCATCGCAATCACGGCACATGTTATCGTATTCTGATTCTGAGATAACTTCTCCACGGAGCATCTCCAACTCCCCACCCCAGCCTGTTTCTTCCTCATAAGATAAAGTCATAAGTAAACTAGGATACTGTGCAGATAGTTTAAGTAAAGCAGACATTGGTCGGGACCAAGCAGTATTAAAGTTATAATGAACTACATGGTTTTCGCCATTAGCAGTTTCCTCGTAATGAGTATCAGTATAGGCATCATTGTCAGATACAGCCACATCCCATTTGGTGCCCCACTCACGGACATTAAAGTTATACCAGTCATTGGTATCAAACTTCATGAAATCAGCAAATGTTTGGTCGGCGGAACGGACAGGCTGAGAAAGATACTCTTCCTCAGTAATACCTGCATCTAGATAAGAATAGATATTATGAAAAGCAAACACAGGATTAGGATAAGTTGTTAATTTCTTTTCCATTTGTCCAGTTTCCATGTTCCATGAATCATGGACCATTTTGAATGGCTTATTCATTTGTTCCATAAGAGATTTAACTTGCTCAGGATTTCCCTCGATAGTTAAACCGTTGTATACCCAATTTGGCATTTTATATCCTTTCGTTGATATGTTCCAATTATACAATGGACCACTGACATTTGGGAAGAGTATATTGGTGTGTTCCACACCACATTTCCCAGCTTTGTGGTCAAGATCACAGAAATTCAGGGCATTTTATATTGATCTCGTAAACAACATATGCTACCCTCATCCCTTGCGGGCAATAGTAATCCCCCCAGGCACCGCTCCTAGGGGGATTTATATAAAGGCTGCTAGGGTAACCAACGAAAGTAAATACCCTGCGTTATTTAACGACTGGCTGAACAGCTAAGTAGCCGCACCTTTAATTGTTTAGTTATACTTTTTCCAGGGCCCTGACATACTTATGACAGAATTCAGAGATACCCATAGTAAACACTTCTGTAGTAAGGTCCTCTTCCATCAAGGTCATTGTCTTGGCCTCCCAGTTGATTACAGGAATCTTGTGCTCGTTATCATCAATTCGATTAATGCTTAAGCCCCAGCCTGTTATTTGTTTCCACTCATCTCCAATTAGATTAGAGATAGCAATACGTGTTGCATATGATGGGTCCGACCATCTAGACTCTGCTGCTAGCACGGCATGCGCTAAGTTGTTTAGCATGTCATAGCCAGCCCAATGTCCATACAGGTACAACGTGTCCCCGTTGTTTTGCTTGAATCCGAAGTTTGCTCTATCTCCCATTACATTTCCGCCGTTTCTAGTTGAGGTACGTCTTCTTCTATTTTGTTTAATTCTATCACTTCATAAGAAACCTTGTCAAGGCCTGTCTTGCTTGCGTTGTAGTGGTGCCCGCAAAAGAATAGTTCTCCTTCTACAAGCTTAACTAAATACATAGCTTGAGCTGTACCGCATTGATCACAGCCAATCCATCTTGTTAGATCTTCGCTAGTCATTTGATTTAAATCCTCCGCCTTCAATCATGTCTGCAAGTCTATCTAATAACCAGGTATCTATGTCTGCAATATCGATTTCTCTTAATTGTTCTATTAGTTCCTCACGAGCAAACTTATAGCCATCATCAAAACCATCTTTATAATCTGACATATTCTCTCCTAGTAACCTGTTGCTTCTTTATCTGACCAGTATGACTCCGTTAAGTTATACTTATCACGAATGCGTGACACTTTCTCAATACTACCAGTTCCAATATTGAAAGTCAACGCTGACATTGCTTCAGGGTCCAGCCCTGTAATTTCTGCATCCCAATATGCTCTCTGCATCGAGAGCACATCGGGAGCGGTAAGTTCAAAATACATTAGTTCTCCCTAACGTTAGTAACTTCAGTATCAGAAACTTCAATGTTACCGTGTTGTGATTCAACATATAAGTTGTCGTAGATTTCTGATTCTACATCTACATCGCCTTCAAGCAAATCAACTGTAATAGTTCCGCTAACTTCAATTGTTGCAGACCATTCAATCTCTTTAACTAGAGGAATGTCTAGCGCTTCAGCAATTGCACGTAGTGTATCTTGGTCATCTGAATCAGCGTAAGCCTCAGAAATAATATCTTTAACTGTGCCAATCTTATTGTTTAAGACGCCGTTTGTTTTTTGTGCTTGACGTGCATTGTGCAAATCCCATTCGAGGGATGCAACCTTGGCAGTTGCATATTCAGGGTCAGAGTATCCGTGGATAATCTTATATGTAACTAATTGATTAGGATTGTACTCCACTGCAGGTGAGTGTGTGGCATCTGAGCCAATTGTTGATTCTTCCATTTTTTCCTCTTTCGTTTGGTTTGAAGGTGCAATTGTAGCATGCTCCACTGACAACAAGGTGGTCTTGCGTCCACATGGACATGTGAGTTCTGTCACACCTGATGGGAATCCAAACCCGTCAGATGATGTTAGTTCTATTAGGCAATCACATTCATCTGGGTCGCAAACAAATGTATATTTACTTGATATGAGTTCGTTGGTCATAGAGAGAATTGTACCAGGGCCCACTGACAAATGTCTATAGTTTCCAGGGCTTTTTTTATATTAGCCGTAACGCAGTTTTGCTGCCTTCACCTTTGGGGGCGCTTTGCGATCCATAACAGACTTGAACTGTCGACCTCTACCGTGACAGGGTAGCGCTCTAACCAACTGAGCTAATGGACCAAGAAAAAATGTGAGCAGTTTTAAATCATGCTCAGGATTTTTTTTATTTAGAAAGCAGAAACCAATTTCTTGATTTTGTTTTTCTCAGCGGTAAGAATTGGGTCAAAGCCCGATGCACCAGCCATAAGCGATTCAGCATTACCACGTGATGAGCGATAATAATCTAGGCGTTCAGTAAGCGCATTAAATGCACCCCACTTTGTGCCCTTGATTGTAGCATTGGTTGGTGAGTTATGATAAAGGTCATCAAGTAGAACAACCTTATTCTCCCACTTAGTTAGCGCAACCTTTGAAGCATCATCGGCAGGCTTTGGATAGATTGTTTTAATCAACTTAGAGAATTCGGCATCAGTAATTGACTGAGCGAACAAAGCCTTAGCCTCAGTTTCGAATTCGTCAAAGTATCCAAGAGCAAGACCAAGAGTCTCACGTGCAACTTGGATGCGACCTTCAACAGATTGCGTGTGACGAATTTTGAAAGATTGCTTTGCATTACGCATTGCAAGATTCAAAGTGTTTTGGCATACAACACGAACAGGAGTAACCGCTGCCTGAACAGCAACAGAACCATCGTGTGATGTCCATACGATTAGATAAAGTTTAGTTTCATCATTGGCGCCTTGTGGGTCAAGAACCATTGTGCGAGGGATGTCTACTGTACCGAATACCACTTTGCCCTTTTTTAATGAGCCAGCAGATTCCCAGCGACAGTTAGCATCTGCATCGTGAATAGCATCCGCAAAAGCGAATAACTCTTCATTCTGCACAGGCTTGTAACGCTTGCCAACAGTGGCAAGAACATCGGTGCCTTTGTTAAATGGGTTGTCACGAATGACAAGAGATGCGGTAGATACATCATTCCATGATTCTGGAATGTGCTCGGTGATTGGAGACAAGCGAACATTCCAATTAGATAACTTTGCTTCATCAAGCATTGTTTGTGTTGTAACTTCTTCATCTGCTGAGAAGATACGATTGGCAAGATTATGCCATGCAGGTGCACCACGAAGAGCAAAAGCAACTTCGCCGTTTTCCATTTCTAGATTATGAGCCATTTTTATTTCCTTTCGATTGGTTGATGTTGCAAGTATAACAGGAGGGACTGACATTATCAAGAGTTAAAGATAAGATGTCCGAATTATGCCATGTGATCAATCTCACAATTTTTCGGGCGTTTTCCACAGGCAGCCGTAAGGCTGTGGATAACCCCTCACATTTGGGGGCTGCTCCCTGGATCTACCAGGGAGCGGCACCTCTTAAACGAAGAGCTTCGAAGGATAACTCATTTTGGATTTAATCGATTGAACTGTTTCCATTGGTAGAAACATCGCTGCAGTCTTCTTCTTTTTTAAAGTATCAAACACGTATGCATGTACTGTTGTATTAAAGTTGCGGATGTTACCAAACACATACTCGGAAAGTAATTCTCTATCAACATTGTTATCAGCAAAAATAGTTAAATCATTTGCTTTGATGTCATCATAGATTTCTATTCTGAATCTGTTTTTCATTTGTTGCCTTTGTTAGAAGGGACACCCGAAGGTGTGAGCAGTTTGGCGACATACTCAGGTCGTTGGATTACTTAGAGGTACTTAGCAATCTGCTTCATTGTAGAAGCATTTACTGTTTCCTCATCTGTCATCTTGAGAATTGTGAGAGCATTTGTGATGTCCTCTTTCATCTCACGATAAGTGTGCTGATGAATAACCTCAAAATCCTTTTCAGGTTCTTTTGGAAGGTCTGACTCATTAACTGTTAAGTCATAGTCAATGTTAAGTGTTTTGTTCCAAGAGCGGTAGTTGGTACGGAAGTTTTCTGCCTTCTTGATGTTAGCAACTGCAAAATCGCTAACTTCTTTTTGCCAAGCCTTGCGAGCCTTCTCGTACTTTGCTTCGTTTGCTTCTTGTGAGGTATAGTCTTTTTCTAGTTGTGCTAGACGAGTTTCTAGTGCCTTGATAACCTTTGGTGTTGCCACCTTTACTGTAATTGCTCTGCTCATTTGTTGCCTTTCGTTGGTTGGTTGTTTGAGTAGTATAACATAGGGGTCTGACAAGTCCCCGTAGGGAGAGAGTTCTTACTTACGACATTGGACGAGAACACTCTCTAAAACTGTCCCTGTTTCGTTCTAGTTAATTAAACTAGGGCTTCGTTGCTAACTGTTGTCCAACGAGTTTCCTTTGTTGGCATTTCTAGCAACACACGCACCGAGCCAGATGCGTTAGGAATAATCTCCTTGATTACTCCTGTCTTTTTTGACTTTAGGGTGGTGAATAAATCGCCGACCTTGTAAGTGTATCCATTTACTGTCATTTTGCTTCCTTTCTTGTTAGGGTCTTATTATAGCAAAGGGGTCTGACATTTTCTACCCCAATCTCATTATGCGAGATACCAAGCGTGTGAGTTATCTCACACGCCTAGTTTTGATCTCAGTATTCGCTCTCAGGTAGCCAAGCGTCTAGGTGGTGTTGTTCAATAATAGCGGAGGCGGGTGCAAACTTTTCTCCACGATACGATACGCCTTCAGGCATTTCGATTAGTTTATTATAGTCCTCCTCATAGTATGCGTCAATAGCATCTATGCAAGGTTGCACCATAGAAAGTGGAACGGGTGGATAGTGATTACCCTGTAAGTGATAACCTAGTGCAACCTCTAAGTCTAATTCATTAGCAAGGTCAAGCGCAGTGTTGTATCCCATTAGTTATTATCTCCAAACTTTACAATAGCCCAAGTGTTATTTTCATTTACTTTATCAAGCGCACCAATTTGTGACATAGTACCAATAAAGCAATCACGAAGTAATGCTTCCATTTGTGCCTCATCAAGATTTACAAGACGAGCCAATAATGAAGGTGGCATAAGGTGTTCGTTAATCTCTGTAACAAGATTAATTGTGTGGTTAAGTGTTATCATTTATTACCTTTCGTTGTTGGAATAAGAGTATTTTACCATTAGCCACTGACATTACCTAATCCATCCTCGGCGTGTCGCAGCTTTTGTGAGAATGATCACAATTTTCTAGGGGTTTTCCACAAGTACCCGTAAGCCTGTGGATAACCCCCCATATATGCGGGCTGTCAGCTACTTTGTCAAATCATTTTGATTTTACATAAAGATAAATAGCAAATACAAATGGAGACACAAGGCCACCAATTAATAAAATAGATATAACCGCTGCAACAAAATCAACCATGATCAAAATCTTTTTTATGTTTTGTTTTACGTGAATATTTTTTCTTATTGCGAACAGGAGTTGCGGCGTTAGATCTCCGCAATTCCTGAATGCGTTTAACTTTATTTAGTAGAGAGTTTTGGAACATGGTAACCACACGCCTCATGAAACTTATTTACATCAAAGCGCTCATTTTCTTTTGCAAACATCATCGCAAAATCATTTACCATTTTAGAAAATAAAGCAGGGTGCGTTTTATCGCTGGCAAACTTTAAGATTTCTGCAGTTGCTTCGAAATGTTTTCTTGTCATCATTTAGTTATTACCTTTCGTCCTTCACGATAAAAAATGCGTGTATAGCATTTGCCTGTTGGCGTGTAGAGATTAACAGTTGAATACTCATCTGCAAAGCCCCAGTCAATAAACTTAGAAAACTCGGTGTGCGCTTCTAACTCATCTGCGTATTCTTTTGACCAATGCGGAGCATTTTCATCATACGCCAAAGTTACTTTATGCATTATTATCTTCCTCATCTGTTACACAATCGCAAGGCTCTACATCATAATTATTTTCGTCTCCGAAAAAAACAAATCCTGCGCCACCGCATTCATCGCAATCTATTGCGAGAATGTTAGTTAATTCATCTAGAATGTTTCCCATTATTATTCACCAACCTTTACTGCGATTGTTGCGAATTTATTTCGCAAGCCACCTGTACGAATTTCGATTGTGTAGGCTTCAGTTTTGTCGCCATACCAAATTGCTGGACGAGGTTCAGCAGAAACAATTTCGCCTGAAAAGTGGCGAGAGTTTGAGCGGTAAGTCTTGCCGATTAGCAAGTTTTCGATTGTGTATAGTTTAGTTGCCATTAGTGGCACCCTCTTTCGTTGTTGTTGAAGTTGTAATTGTAGCAGAGAGGACTGACAAAGCCTCGGATTTGGATTGCTGGCGTGTTGCAAGTACATGAGCCTTGAATTCGTCTAGATTCATTTGACTTCCTTTCGTTTGGTTATACCCGCAATTATAGCCGAAACCACTGACATAAACTAATTACTAGCCAGTAATTCCAAATATTGAGACGCTCAAGCCGTGTGATAAATCTCACAAAATTCCAGGGGTTTTTATAACAAACACGTAACGACACGCCCGACCCCGCACATGTGCGGGGGTGTCGCCCTGTATGTCAAGGCGACACGCCGTTATTCTTCTTCTATCTCCGCTAAATAATCTTCATGCTCTACTAGACCTATAGCAAACGCTACGGGATCACAGCATTCTAGTATCTCGGCGGGGGTAAATGTAGAGTAGCCTATCTTTACAGTAGGATAAACATCATTTAGTAAGTCTATAAAGCTTTCTTTTATTTCTATGTCTCGCTCTAGTTGTGATTTCATTTCGTTAGTTCTTTCCAATCTTCTTTCATCATGTGCCACATCATGCGCCCCATGTATAGGGCGGGTACTAGTAGGGCTAGTTGTACTAGTGTAGTTAGTAAGCGGTTCATTACTTATTCTTCTTTCTCTTGATTACTTTATAGAGTGTAACACCTAGCACCGACAAGATAATAAACGCCCATGATAGGGATAGGTAGATAAAGTTTCCCATGTCGAACATGAAGCCGTATTCATTTAGTTCGATAGTCATTTACTTATCTCCAAACATAGAGAATACCTCATCTAGTTGCTCATCTGTTAGGTGGTCTAGTTCGATAGCCTTAGAGAAGCCGAATACATCTCCCTCATCTTCTGCCTCTACCTCTACCTCATCTAGGTATGTGTATTGGTCTTTTACATCTTCTTGAATAGTGTCCCACTTAGACACGCTATTAGTCTCGTATGAGTATGCGTACATTAGTTCTGTTCTACCTTTCTCATGTGTGCAACAACATTCTTAGAAACCTTTTGTAGGTCTGCTACTACCTTATTCATCTCGTCTGCGCTATTAGCGGTGAAGCCTGCGCCTAGTAGTTGTGCGCCGTCCCATAGTGAGTATGTTATAGTCATTTCGTTATCTCTTTCGTTAGTTGGTATAGTTGGAATTGTAGCGGATAGGCAAGACATTAGCAAGGCGACACGCCGTAGGCTAGTGTGAGGTGTATCACACTAGGGCTTAGTGTAGTACTTACCTTGCGGACAATGTGTGTCGAATTGACCTCCACACATTACACATCGTGTCCATGCGGTAAGCCCTCCGCATGTATCGCAAGCGGTTAGCGGGAAGGCAGAGCCTAGGCTATTTCTATTTTCATACAATGAGTTCATCTTGAACTCCTTTCTTTATCTTATGTCTTAAGACTACATGAGGGGTCTGACAAAAAGCAACTCAAGAAACGGACATTAGAGACATTTCAAAATAAATCTTTGTGATACTAGTCACACACACGCTCATTATGGGCGGACTATCCAAAAACTAAGACCCCTATAAATGTATGTATCATACAAAAGAAAAATATATTAACATTTTATAAAATCTTGAAAAGCAGTTGACTATAATGTACAATGATCAAATGAGAATAGTAATTTGCGAAAAATGCGGGGAAGAAATAGAATCCAGATCAGCTTTTGCACATATGACTTTATCAAATCATAAAAAAGTTTGTCAAAAGTCTTGACCAAAGAAAATTCCTAATGTTATACTTCTATAGGGGGGTCGGGGGGTCAAGAAAATCAATATTTAATAATATTAAATATATTATATATATAAGAGAAATAAAGGATATGAAAACAATAGTCTCAATTGTGATTGTAACAATAATGACATTTATCCTTGGCATAGCATACTATATACAGCAAGCTATATCCAGATAACATCTGGGGATATAGCTTAATCTGGTTAAAGCATTTGTCTTATATACAAACGACTGTGGGTTCAAATCCCACTATCCCTACTAATCAAAATATTGTATAATAAACATATGGAACAATTAATTCAAGAATTTAAGGCTGCTATGGCAGATCCTACAGTCAATCATAAAATTTTTAAGAAAGCTTTGGTTCAAACACCTAGCTGGCAGAATATGATGGATTATATTGAATTTTCAAAAACGGCGGGAAACTATAGATCTGATTATGAAGGATTTTATATCTTGCACTGTGGAGAAGATCACGATATATCTCATTTTAATGGTGCAGCAGAATTTCTTAAAGTTATGGGTGCTGTATATGGAGAAGAAAATCCATCACAGGGATGCTTTACTTTTGTAATCTCTGAAAATTACAGAGCTATGACAGATAAAAGTGGAATTATGAGACATACTGACACTACTGATACAATTCACTGGACAACAGTAGGAGCTACTATTTGGACGTTATATCAGGATGGTCAAGCTCATGAATATTTGGTGGAACCTGGGGATATTGTCTATATTCAATATGGAACAGAGCATGGAGTAGAATCTTTAACACCTAGAGCAGGAATTGTTTATTCAGGTGGAGAATATCATCCTAATAAGGATTGATATAATTGTAGTCGACTAGGATATATATGAAGAATATAAAAATAATAGGAGTATTGCTGGCAACAGCAATCGCAACTGGATATTTATTAAATGAAATTTTAAAAAAGGCGGGACTAGAAGACTCTTTCGATTTTGATCTATTTGGAGAAGATATAGATGTCGATCAAGAGTAAAGCCATATACCTAGAACCAGGTATATTCTATGTAGAAGACTTCCTTGATCCAGAAGAATTAAAGGCATTGCAGGAATTTTGTACTAAATCGGACAAATGGGATTCTGTTCTTGGATGGGGATCTGAATCTCTATGGCAAGACAATACTAGACATACAGCAGGAGATCAAAAAGCTACAAATGCTGTATATAAGATTAACCTAGCTATGGCTGAATTGGTAAACTCTGATAAAGCAGAACTTAGACCTAACTATACTGTAAATCGCTTTAGGCCTATTTCGAACCCGCCCATCGAAGGTTCTACATTCTGGGATGACGATGAATGGTCAATGGGGCCACACTGGGATTCAGATTATGGTCCATTAGATGCTCTATCTACAATTGAGCATGGCGTCCTATTTTATATAAATGACAATTATGAGGGTGGAGAAGTCGTATATACCAAAAAGGGTATTACATTTAAGCCAAAGGCTAATACGATTCTAGTTCATGGTGGATCCGAAGAATACACCCATGGTGTTCGTAAGGTTACATCTGGAGAAAGATATACTCTCTCTACTTTCGCATTCACTCCAGGAAGTATTTATCTGTGAATAAGTCTATCATCCATGAATTGGTAATAAGATTTAAGGAAGCTAGATATAAAGAATGTAATTACTATATGGCTGATACTTTACTGGCTACCGCCGCCCTAGAATGGGCCGTAGAACGGCTACAAGGGCGTTTAGCCAAATGTTTGAATGCTGACAAGGGGTATTGTGACATCTGGTACTTAGAAAGCCACTCAGACTGTAAATTGCTAATGGAAATGTTACACGAATTAACTGGCGAAGACAGATATGTAACTGAAATTATTATAAATTTTGCAGATCCTGAATTTTAATTGGTTCTTCTACCGACGGCGCACTTTTTTCGCACTATTTATGGTAATGCCCATTCAGAATGATGATATAGCCAATCAATGAATGAGTATTTTATCCCAGCAGTTACTGGTTCTGAAATGTATCTTTCATAATCTTTTATAGGCAAAAGATATAATGTATTTTTTTCTATATTAAGAGTATTATATTTTTCAGCTTCATTTACTTTATAGCATCTAATATTTCCGCCTTCATAATCTCCAAAATAATAAATAACAAGATAATCTGCAACATTCCAATCACTCCAGCCAAACTCATTCCCAGGATGTTCAACTTTCATTCTGTTTATTGTTTTATGTTCATTTGGCCAATATGTTGGTATTACGTAGTCTATTAATTTTTGAGAAATTGATAGTGTAGTTGTTATATTTGTACTTATCCTTCCAGACTCGTAGTCTTCAGTTGGGTGCGTGTCCCATTCTTTTTCTGGAAGATTTTCAACATCATGCAAAAGCTGAGTATATTCAAAATCAGTTAAAAAATTTTTTTTAATATAAATTGCATTTTCAATTTTTAAAAAATTTTCATTATTTTCTAATAAACGTTTTTCCATTAAATGATTATACTATCTTTTAAAGCATTTTTAACTAAAAATGTAGTATAAGTATATCTTACACCTTCTATTATTTTTTTCACTCCATGATCAATCATTGCATGATGAATTACTAGATCTCCAGCAACTGGCTTATATTCTAAATTTAGATCTGGATAATATATTTCTCCACCATTAAAACAATCGTTTAAATAAAGCACTACTCCATACTCTGTAATAGCACAGGTTCCAAAATCATCATTTGCTGTTACTTCATCATCTCCACAGCTGTCTGTGTGGACATGCATTTCATCACCTGGGAACATCCTTGTAAAGGATAGGCTAGGAGTAGGAGTATGTGTATCTTTAACTAGCTCATTAACTTTTTCTAGGATAGGCTTTGCTTCGTCTACAAATATTGTAGTTTTGCCGTTATACCACTCAATAGGGTTAACAGTTGTTGTCCAAACTTCATGGGGGTAATTCATACATTTTTCATGTAGGCCTTTGGCTTCTTCTTTAGAGATAAAATTTTTATACAAAAAGATATCTTCTGCAAGCTTTATAACTCCTGAATACTCTTTAAACATTTTTACGCTTCCATATCTTTTTAATTAAATTTTCAAATTTTTTTTCAATAGACTTTTCAACTTGACGACCAAAATTTTCTTCCTCATAATGTTTTGTTTTAAAATAAGGATTGTTCATTTGTTTAGAAAAGTATCTTGGGCTCATATATCTATTATAGCAAAAAACCCAACCAGAGGCGGATCCGATTGGGTTTTGCTGCTCATAAGAGCGATATACAGGGAGTAATTGCTTACTTCAACCTATACAATAATAGTATAAGTTTATCTGTATAAAAAGTCAATACTAACTATTGCTAGTAATAACACCCTTTAAAACAAGGGTGTCGTAAAGGCTTGCACACATTTGTCTATATTGTGGCTGTACCTGGATTAATTGCTTCTCTAATTCAACCAGATCTTGTTTCTGATGAACTGCTGATTGACGCTGCATAATATTAATTGCTTCAACCATAATTTCTACTGCTTGTTCTTTAGTTGCCATTTTGTTCTCCTGTTTCGTCTACCGTATACGATGGGCCTGGACCCAGCAAATAACCTTTATCATGATATTCTACCATTTTAGATATTTCATCACCACCAACTAATTTATTTCCTATTACTGTCAATAGGTCATAAATTCTGTGTAACATTATGTAGTTAACCATAGGAAGGTTATCTTCTAGATTGCTGCTATTTGGCTCGTCAGCCATTTTCCACCTCTTTTACTTTATTTGATATTTTATTGTAAAGGTCTATACCTACAATTTTTTTATATGAGCATTCAAGGCAATATAAAAATATATTATCGTTCTCATTTAGATTAGGAAGAAGAAGACCCTGGTCTATTGGGCATTCCAATTTAGACACAAGGCCTTCTTCTGATAAAGATATATATTTAGATACGTATTGTATCCTCATTATTCCTCTTATGCTTTTTTAGTCGGGAATTGCGCTAGCCATTCCTTAGCTTTTGGGGTGAGTCCCTTCCAGCTTGACCAATCTGTTCCGCCATTGGTCATGTGATACGTTATCTCTGCGTTTATTACTGGATCAAATAATAGTATATTTGATTTCAGGTCAAATTTTTCTTTACGATCTACGCCGAGGTTACCCAACATATTGATCTGAAAAATTCCATAGGAACTGTCTCCAGTTTTCCTGTTACCATTGTATGCCATTGGTCGTCCATTTGACTCCCTTTTGGCAATGGCCCAAGCCGTTTTAAGGGCTTTACCTTCAAAACCAACAGTTTGCAACAATTGTTTTAGTTCCAAATCTGTAAGCTTTTCTGAAGGCTTATAAACAGTATTGCTGTACTTTTCTAAGGTTTCTTTCTTAAGTTGTACTTCTGTCTTTGGTTGTACTATTAAAGCTTGCGCTTGTGGTAAAGCTGGGTTTGCTGAAAATAGAAACAATGTTATCATTGCTATTGCAGTCCAGTGATGTACAACATCGCTAAGCTTTTGTTTTATATTCTCCATTGGCATTTCCTCCTTTAGAGATAACGAACTATAATACTATCATCTACTAGCAAGTAGTGTCAAGCCAGTCAACTAGAAAGAATACATGAAAATATCATTTTTTACGCCAACTATTAATTTAAAAAATTCTAATGGGTATGGTTATGCTGGATTAAACATAGTTAATTCTTTAAAAACACTAGGGTGTCAAGTTCCATATTCAGACCCTAAATCTCCAGTTCAATTTAATTTTGCACAACCAGATCATTTTAAAATGCACAGAGGGCAATATCAAATTGGATATACTCCATGGGAATCTACAGTAATACCAGATAGATGGCGTGAAATGATTAATGCAACAGATGAAATGTGGACAACATCAGATTGGTGTGCTAATGTATTTGAAGATAATGGATATAAAAATATAAAAGTTTTTCCTCATGGCATAGAAGACATTTGGAAACCTAAAAAAAGAATAGAATCAGAAGTTATAAAGTTTTTACATGTTGGAGAGCCCGCACCAAGGAAAGCGGGACAAATGGTAGTAGATGCTTTTGTACATCTTTATGGAAATGATCCAAGATACTCTTTGACAATAAAAGCTTATCATAATAATACTACACGTATATATAATAATCTAGTAGATCGTAATATAATAGGTTTACCACATCATGTATATAACAACATTAAAATAATTACAGAAGAATTAACAGATGAAGAGCTAGTAAGGCTTTATCATAAACACGATGTTTTGGTTTATCCTAGCTACGGAGAAGGCTTTGGCTTTATTCCGCTTCAAGCTTTAGCAACTGGAATGCCAACAATTTGTACTAGCGGTTGGGCACATTACGAAAAGTACTTAGGCCCATTAAAATTAAAATCAGAACTTGTAGATTCACCTTGGCCCTTCCCACACGAAGGTAAAGTTTTTGAACCGAACTATACACATCTACTTGAGGTTATGAGAGATGTAGTTCATAATTTTAAAGCATACTCTGGATATTATTATGCCCAGTCAACTAAAATACATGAAGAGTATAACTGGTTGCAGTTGACCAATAAATCTTTTACTAACATATTTAAAAAATTTTCTTAGGCCTAGACCGTTTAAAAAAAGTTTGGTACACTTAGAACTTATTCAAAAATTAATCAATCCGTAAGGCGGAAGAAAAGGTGACACTAAAAAATGTCTAGAACTATTGAAAACCCATATGAAAACTTTATTGCATTGTCTCGATATGCGAGATGGATTTCTGAAGAAAATCGTCGTGAAACATGGGGTGAAACAGTAGATAGATATTTTGATTTTATGTTAGATCATCTTTTTAAAGAGTATGCTTACGAACCAGAATCAAAATTAGTTGAAGAACTTAAGTCTGCAGTATTTAATCGTAACGTTATGCCATCTATGAGATCAGTAATGACCGCAGGAGCTGCATTAGATAGAGATCATGTTGCTGGATACAACTGCTCATTTGTTCCAGTAGACTCTCCAAGATCATTTGATGAAACAATGTATATTCTTATGTGTGGAACAGGTGTAGGATTTTCTGTTGAGTATAAGTATGTTAATAAACTTCCCGCAGTACCAGATTCATTTGATAAATCTACAACAGTAATTACAGTAGAAGATTCAAAGCAAGGTTGGGCAAAAGCATATCGTGAGCTACTTGCACTTTTATGGTCAGGACAAATTCCTGCAATTGATGTTAGCAAAATTAGGCCTTCTGGCGCAAGACTTAAGACAATGGGTGGAAGATCATCTGGACCACAACCTTTAGTTAATCTATTTGATTTTACTATAGCAAAATTTAAATCAGCAGCTGGTCGTCAACTTAAACCAATTGAAGCGCATGACTTAATGTGTAAGATTGGTGAAATTGTAGTTGTTGGTGGAGTTCGCAGATCTGCAATGATTTCTCTTTCTAATATTAATGATATCGAAATGGCTGCTGCAAAATCTGGCAACTGGTGGGAGAACAATACTCAACGTGCACTTTCTAATAACTCTGTTGCGTATTCACGCAAACCAGATATGGAGCAATTTATTGCAGAATGGAAATCTTTGTATGATTCAAAGTCAGGAGAACGAGGTATATATAATGTGGCCGCAGCTCAAGCCCAAGCAGCTAAATATGGAAGAAGAGATCCAGATATACACTACGGAACTAACCCTTGCTCAGAGATTATCCTACGCCCTTACCAGTTTTGTAACCTTTCAGAAGTCGTATTACGTGAAAAAGACACAGTTGAAGATGTTGCAAATAAAGTACGTATGGCAACAGTTCTTGGGACATGGCAATCAACACTAACAGACTTTAAGTATCTAAGAAAAATTTGGAAAGATAATACAGAAGAAGAAAGATTATTGGGAGTTTCCCTTACAGGACAATTTGGACATAAGTTTTTTTCAGGAAAAGAAAATATTAAAAAACTAGAAGAGGTTTTAAACGGACTTCGTGAACATTCAAGAGAAATAAATAAAGAAGAGGCTGGGAAAATTGGGATTCCTGAGTCTGCAGCTATTACATGTGTAAAGCCTTCTGGAACAGTATCTCAATTGGTCGGGGTATCTTCAGGAATGCATCCATGGCATTCACCGCATTATATTCGTACAGTACGTGGTTCAAAAGGTGATCCAATTTCTACATTTTTAAAAGAAGTTGGCATTCCAGTAGAAGACGATGTTATGAAACCAAATGACACTTATGTATTTTCATTTCCAGTTAAGGCACCAGAAGGTGCAATTGTTAGAAATGATTTAACTGCGCTAGACCACCTAAATACTTGGTTAGTTTATCAGCGAGCATGGTGTGAACACAAACCTTCAATTACTGTATCTGTAAAAGAAGAGGAATGGATGGAAGTCGGCGCTTGGGTATATAAGCACTTTGATGAAGTCTCAGGAATTTCGTTTCTTCCACATTCAGATCACTCTTACAAACAAGCCCCATACCAAGAAGTTTCAAAAGAAGAATACGATGCACTAGTTGCACAAATGCCTAGCAGTATTCGTTGGGAAGATTTATCTTTCTATGAAACAGAGGATGGAACTTCAACAAATGCCACTTTAGCATGTAGCTCAGATGGTAACTGTGAACTAGTAGATATTTCAGCTTAATGAAAATTGCTATTACTGGAGGAACTGGCCTACTTGGTTCAAACCTTGTTAACTACTATTCTGATTTAGGGCATGATGTTTATGTTTTAGTAAAAGATGAGTACCATACAGTATCTTTAAATAGCAATATTAATAAAATTTATGGAAACATAACAAGCAAAGAAGATGTTGATTATTTTATTCAAAAAGCTTGTCCAGATTATTTTATTCATTTGGCTGCACAGACACAAGCCTATGATTCTTTAAAATATCCTTATAACACTTTTTATATTAATCTTATTGGTACTTTAAATATATTAGAGTCTTTAAGAGAATACAATAAATGTAAATCAATTGTTATTGCATCTAGCGATAAAGCCTATGGCGAGCTAAATGAAAAGGAGTATACTGAGTCCCACCAACTTAATGGGATATACCCCTATGACGCCTCAAAGTCCGCCACAGACCTTCTGGCAAGGTCTTACAAGAAGACCTATGAAATGCCAGTTGTAACAACAAGATCATGTAATATTTACGGTATTGGCGACAGCAATAAAGAAAGGCTGATTCCAGGAATAGTTAGATCTTATTTAAATAGCGAGCCGTTTGAAATAAGAAACGGCGGAAGAGATATTCGTGAATGGATCAATGTAAGAGATGTTGTTTCTGCTTATGACGCTATATTAAGATTTAATGAAAAAGATAATTCTGTAGACTCCTTTAACATTTCTTCTGGAGACAGATTTTCAACAATGGAAATTTTTAGGCTTGTTGAAGGAGCAATAGGTAATTCAGTCAACTGCAAAATTATAGATAGCAAGGGGCTTGAGATACAAAAACAATTTATGAGCTCACAATTGCTTATTAGTAAAACTGGCTGGAAGCCAGAGTCTAATTTTATGAAAGACTTAAAAGAAACCGTAGACTGGTACTTGAATAAGCTAAAGAATTAAAGTATAATAACTATTAATGGGTAACCCCAAATTTTTGAGCAAATAGCTCAATAGGAGATGATAATATGGCCACAAAGAAATTTGACAAGGCTGATTTAAACAAAGATGGGAAAGTAACTATGCAAGAACAAATTCTAAACGCATTAGGAACATACGGAAGAGCATTTTTAGCTGCTGCTATGGCTCTTTACATGACTGGAAATACAAATCCAAAGGATCTTTTGGCAGCGGGAGTTGCAGCTGTTGCACCCGTTATCTTGAAGGCGCTCAATCCAAATGACAAGTCGTTTGGCTTCCAAAACAAGTAATATTTAAAGTAAATTAGGATTACTCCTGTGCTAAAATAAGCATAGGAGTTTTCCTATTTAGGAGTACTAGCAAATGGCAGGTCAGAATTTAGAATCAAAAAATTTTGAGGTAGAGCAAAACACTACCTTTACTTTTCAGATTCAATATGTTGCAGACGATGAGGTTACACCAATCAGTTTAGTTGGTGCTACCGCAAAAATGCAGGTTCGTGATACACAAGGCGGATCCAAAATTGCTTGTACTCTAACTTCGCCAACAGGCGGAATAACTATCAATGGTGCCACAGGTACCTTGACTATAAAGATGACTCCTACTCAAACAAATAAACTGTTTTATCCAAAATCAGCTTATGATGTTATGGTTGTAGATTCCAATGGGAACAAGATCAAACTTCTTAAGGGATTTATGACATTAAGTAGATCGGTCACTATATAATGGTTGAAAAAGTAATAGTAAAAGAAACCGTAAATAATATTAAGGTATCAACTCCTGGTCCACAAGGACCAAGAGGTAAAACTATACTTAATGGCGAAGGTGCACCAGCAGAAAACCTAGGATTAGAAGGAGATTTTTATTATGATAAAATTCTTACTAAATTCTACGGCCCAAAACTTTCAGATATAACTTGGGTGGGAGCAGAAAGCTATCTTTTAAGCACAAAGACACTTACTTACTCATGGTCAATTGGTCAAGTTGTAAATATGGGAAGTTACCATAAATTAGAGATCACACATAATTTGGCATACAACCCAAATGTTACCGTTAAAAATAGTGCTGGAGATGTATTAGAGACGGGTATAGATTATAATAGTATTAACAAAATAACACTGATAATGGCTCAACCATTTGGTGGGACAGCGTACCTGTCTTAAAGGAGAAAAGAAATGGCAAGATTATTTGTAACTGATATCAATCTGAATAAGAATGAACTTCAGAACGCTAGAATTCAGGGGCTAAGTTCTGCTCCTTCAGCACCAGTAAATGGACAAATTTACTTTAATACAACAGACAAGGTTATGTATTATTACAATGGATTAGCTTCACCAGATGGTCCATGGGTGCCAATGTCTGGATCAACGGAAGTTATCCAGGACGTACTTGGTTCTGCTATCAATGGCGGAGTTGGCTTAACTGCAACTTATAATGATACAACTGGAGTACTTACTTTAGATTTAGATAACACTGCTGTTACAGCAGGTTCATACGGATCATCAACAAAAATATCAACATTTACAGTAGATGCACAAGGTCGTTTGACTGCAGCAGGTGAAGTAGATGCAAACCTTTCAATTGCTGGAGACACTGGAACAGATACAGTTAATGTATTAACTGATACGTTAACAGTTGCAGGCGGAGAAGGAATTGATGTTGCTGTAACAAATAATACAATTACAGTTTCTGGAGAAGATGCCTCTACAACTAATAAAGGTGTTGCATCATTTAATACAGATGATTTTAATACAACAACTGGACATGTAGAGCTAAAAGATACAGTAGTTAAATCAATTACAACTGATTCTGGAGCGCTTACTCCATCAACACATGGAATTTCAATTCTTGGTGGAGAGGGAATTGATGTAACTCATACTGGTTCATCAATTACAGTAGCAGCAGAAGATGCAACATCATCAAATAAAGGCGTTGCAAGCTTTGATTCAACAGATTTCACCGCTACAGCAGGAAATATAACATTAAATGCTGAGCGTGTACAAGATATTGTTGGTGGCTTAGTTTCTGGCGGAACTGGAATTACAGCAACCTATAATGATGCTGGAAATACAGAAACAATTAGTATTACAAATACTGGAGTCTCTGCTGGAACATATGGTTCTGCAACAAAGACATCAACAGTTGCAGTAAATGCCCAAGGACAATTAACTTCTGCATCACATCAAGATATTGCAATTCCATCTACACAAATTACTGACTTTACAGAAGCAGTACAAGATGTTGCTGGAGCAATGGTATCTACTAATACAGAAAATGGTATTGCAGTATCATATGACGATACTTCAGGTAAATTAAACTTTGATGTATCCGATTTTGATATTACATTAACTGGAGACGTAACTGGTAGCGGAACAGTAACAAATCTAGGAAACGTAAGCTTTGCAGCAACAATTCAACCAAACTCAGTAGAGCTTGGTACAGATACAACTGGTAATTATATAGCAACAATTGCTGGAACAGCAAATCAAGTAACAGTGACTGGCTCAGGATCAGAAACAGCAGCTGTTACAGTAGGCTTACCAGATAACGTAGAAGTTGTTGGAAACTTAAGAGTTGGCGGCAACTTAAATGTTGTTGGAACAGTTAATTCTGTAAATACAACTCAAGTAAATATTGTTGATAATAAGATTAATCTTAATACAGACTTTACAGGAGCACCAACTACAGACGCTGGTATTCGTGTAGAGCGTGGAACATCTGCTGATGTTGAAGTATTATGGAATGAGTCCTCAGATAAGTGGACACTTACAAATGATGGTACAAACTACCACTCAATTGCCAGAAAATTTACTTCAGACATAACAACAACAACCGAAGCCCCATTCACATTTGTGGCAACACACAATTTAGGAACAAGAGACGTTACAGTACAAATTTTTGCAACATCTTCTCCATGGAACCAAGTTGAATGTGATGTTGATCTAACCTCTACATCACAAGTAACTCTAACATTTGCAACACAGCCAACAGCTGGTGCATATAGAGTAGTTATTGTAGGATAATCGTGGCTAGACAATTTCTAACCCCACTTACATTAGCGCTATTAGAAGAAAATCCAGCTAGCCCAATTGCTGGACAAATTTATTATAATACGACAGAACAAACAATCAAAGCGTATAACGGAATTGTTTGGTACGATGTAGCTGGACCTAAAGAAATTCTTGAGCACACTCACGGAACAGATGGCGCAGTAAATGAAGTGTTGTTTGCAGATTACGTTGATGAAGATAGAGTCTTTGCAAACTCTGGAAACATAGCTTCAAGTTTTATATATGATTATATTGATGGGGGTGGTGCATAATGGCAATTAGAATTCAATTACGCAGAGACACAGCAGCAAATTGGACTTCAGCAAATCCCGTTCTGGCTAACGGAGAAATGGGTATTGAGACAGATACCTTAAAAGCTAAAATAGGTAATGGCTCTGCCGCATGGTCAACAAGACCATATATAAACGTACTTCCATCAGAACTTACAGAGCTAGCACAAGATGCTGTCAACTCAGCAATTGTTGCAGGCGTTGGATTAGATAAGACATACGATGATGCAGGAAATACAATAACATTAGATATTGACTCTACTGTAGCAACTAAAACATTTGCAGCAGAGCTTTTAACAAATGCTACAAAATCAAACATTGTAATTACTGGAGATCAAAATGGTCTTACAATTACTGCAGAAAACGGAGTCGCAGACTCTACAACAGATAACCTTGCAGAAGGCTCAACTAATAAATATTTTACAGATGAAAGAGCGCAGGATGCTGTAGGAAATGCTTTAGGAAATGGTCTTAAGTATACAGACTCAACTGGAGCAATTGAACCAAATTTAACAACAGCTGGCGGAATAAAAATAGATGTATCTGGCAAATTAGCTGCAGATTCTCAATACGTAACATTTAATACTGAGACACAAACGCTTACAAATAAAACATTAACAACTCCAAAGGTTAATGAAAACGTTGCGCTTACATCAACATCAACAGAGTTAAATATACTTGACGGAGCAACATTATCTACAACAGAACTTAATTATGTAGATGGCGTTACATCAGCAATTCAGACTCAAATTGACAACAAGGCTTCTTTATCTGGAGCTACATTTACAGGAGCAATATCTGGTACAAGCCTTACTTTGTCTGGTGACCTTACTGTTAATGGAACTACAACAAATATTAACTCTACTAATTTAACTGTAGAAGATAAGAATATCGTTTTAGGAGATACCGCAACACCATCAGATGCAACTGCAGATGGCGGAGGTATTACATTAAAGGGCTCTACAGATAAAACTTTTGCATGGTCAGATGCTACAGATTCATGGACATCATCTGAAAATATAAACCTTGCTTCAGGCAAGTCTTACACTATTAATGGAACTAATATTAAAAATGTATCTGAGACTCTTACAAATAAGACTCTTACATCTCCAACAATAACATCCCCAACAGTTTCTGGCCTATATTTATCAGACAACTCAGTAACATTTGAAGGACAAGGCGGAGATGATCAATATGAGACTATACTTTCTGTAGAAAATCCTACAGCAGATAGAACTATTATTCTTCCAGATGCTTCAGACCGTTTAGTTGGTAGAGCAACAGAGGATACATTAACAAATAAAACATTAACTCTTCCAAAAATTAATGATAATACTTTGCTTACAGCAACTTCAACAGAACTTAATGTTTTAGATGGAATTACTGCCTCAACTTCAGAATTAAATAAGCTAGATGGAGTAACTGCAAGCACAGCAGAAATTAATACTTTAACTGGAATAACTGCTTCAGCATCAGAACTTAATATTTTAGACGGAGCGACATTATCTACAACAGAATTAAATTATGTACAAAATGTTACTTCTTCAATTCAAACACAATTAAATTCAAAGCAACCAAAAATTACTGGAGTTTCAGATACAGAAATTGGTTACCTTGATGGAGTTACCTCTGCAATCCAGACACAAATAGATTCTAAGCTTCCAAAAGCTGGTGGAACTATGACAGGTGCCATTGCAATGGGCACAAATAAAATTACAGGCTTGGGAACACCAACAGACAATACAGATGCATCAACTAAAAATTATGTAGATTTAGCGGCAGCTGCTTCTATTACAAGCTCTAACTCTACTACAACTACAAAATTAGGCGATTACACAATTGATGGTACTGCTGGAAATACAGTAACTTCAAGAATTGCTACAGCTAAAGGGCAGGCCAATGATTATACAGATTCCGCAATAAGTGGTCTTAGCAATACAGTTACTACAGAGTATGTACCTTTAGCAATTTTAGCTCAAGAAGATGGAGTTGCAACATTAAATTCATCTGGCTACGTTCCTTTAACACAGTTAGACCCAGTTGTTGTAACAACAACAGGTGGAACAATTCCTTTAGCTAAATTAGATTCAACTGTTGTTTTGACAACATCTGCTCAAACACTTACAAATAAAACTTTAACCTCACCAAAAATTAATGAAAACGTTGCTCTTACTACAACAGCAACTGAGTTAAATTATGTTGGTGGAGTAACATCAAGCATTCAAACTCAATTAGGTACTAAATTAAACCTATCTGGTGGAACAATGACTGGAGCTTTAACTCTTTCTGCTGCCCCAACATCAGACCTGCATGCAGCAACTAAACTATATGTTGATAACGTAACTGCTGGAATTAACTTCCACGAATCAGTTCACGCAGCCTCAGTATCAAACCTATCAACAATTTATAACAATGGAACATCTGGAGTAGGCGCAACACTTACAGCAGATACAAACCGTGCATTCTCAACACTTGACGGAGAATCAGTTGTTGTTGGACAAAGAGTACTTATTAAGAACCAGACAGACTCAAAGCAAAACGGTATTTATACATTGACAACATTAGGTTCAGGATCTGCTCCATGGGTATTAACTCGTGCAACAGATGCAGATAATAACCCAGTTGGAGAAATGAAGACAGGTGACTTTGTATTTGTTCAAAACGGAACAATAAATGCATCTATTGGATATATTAATAATTCAACAGCAAACCCAATAGTAATTGGAACAAGCAATATTACTTATACAGAGTTTAATGCTGGTAAAACAGTAGTTGCTGGAACTGGTTTGACAGAAGCAACTCCTGGAACATTATCAATTGATACTGGTATAACTGCTAATTTATCAGGTGCTCAGACATTAACTAATAAAACAATTTCTGGTAGCTCAAACACATTAACAAATATTGCAAATAATAGCCTAGTTAATAATTCTATAACTTTAGGTACAGTAACTACAATACTTGGAAATACATATACAACATTAGAAGGATTTACATCAATCTCTGCAACAACATTTACTGGTGATTTTACTGGAAATTTGACAGGAAATGCATCTACGGTAACAAATGGTATTTATACAACTGGCACATACGCAAATCCAGCTTGGCTTACATCTTTAAGCGCAACAAAAGTTGGTTTAGGAAATGTTGAGAATACAGCTCTTTCAACATGGACTGGAAGCACTTCATTAGTTACACTAGGTACAATTACAGATGGAACATGGTCTGCAAATACAATTGCCTTAAATAAAGGTGGAACTGGTGCAACTACACAAATTGGAGCAGCAAATGCAATATTACCATCACAGACAACAAATGCAAATAAATATTTAACTACAGATGGCTCAAATGTTTCATGGGCATCGGTTCCAGCAGGATATAATGCACCAACAATTGGTACAACATTATTACAGTCTGGAACGACTTATCCAGGATTTGCTAATTTACAATTAGCAACTGCAACACTAGATAATGCAACAATTAATGCTGCAACAATGACTGGGGCTATTATAGTACCAACCCCAACAGCAAATAGCCATGCAGCAACAAAATTATATACAGACACAGCAGCAACAAATGCAGCAACAGCTGCTGGAACAATAGAAAGAACATATACAAATGATCGTTTAGACATAGTTCCATTAGATGATATAAGCACATTATTTAATGGGTCTGAGTCTAGATTCCCAGCAAAGGTCGGTGGAACGAAAATAGATATTACTAACCCGCTTAGACTTTTGATAAACATTAATGGTATAATTCAAATGTTGGGTAATCAAGATAACCATTGGTTGTCGCCGATTAATGAAGATGGATTTTATATAGATGGAGACGGATATATAGAATTTGGGGAGCCAATACCATTTGGTTCTACATTTGATGCAAGGCTTATGCCAGGCAAGACAAGCAATACTTTAGAAAAATCAAGATATCCGTTCAGAGCAACAGATATATTACTAGGAGCGTAACGCAAATGGCAAGAAAAATTTTATTAGAAACAGCATATACATTTACACCGTCAGCAAATACGGTTGTAATTCCAAAGACAATTTTGAGAGAAAGACTGTTACTTATCACAAATGTGACATCTAACCAAGTTATTTATAACTTCTCAGATCCAAGTTTAAAAGCAACATCATATATTACTAACACAGACTCAAGCGCAAATGAGTCTACAACAATTGTATTAAGCTACAATACAGCAGCAATGCTTTCAACAGACAAGCTTTCCTTTACAATTGATGAATATGCTGAAAAATTTGAGCCAGCAGAGACATTGATGGACCCAACAAATAAGTTGAGAGTATCAACTCCACAATCTCTTATCGATACCGACTTTGAGTATGGTACACAGATTTCTAAGTGGGAAAATTTAGGTCTTTATAACAATAGACCATTTTCTTATACAAGCCCAACACAAATTTCAAATATTTCAGGAATTGCAATGGCTAATGGTTCTAGAACTGTTACAGTCACACTTTCATCTGGAGCAGCTCCAGCAAACAATACACCAATTGTTGTACAGGATACATACCTACAAGCAGCAAATGGTAACTTTATTATCGAAACAGGCGGAGGAGGATCATCATTTACTTACACTGCGTCATCAACAAATACTACATCAGTGACAGCGATCTTTGATCCAAATAAAACAGTAGTATCAACAGGAAATCTATTTTCTGGTGCACAAATTGGTGGAACACCAACTCTTTCATATTCTGGTCGCAAAATTACAGTAACAACTACAATTCCTCATGGCCTAGCATTAGGAAATGAAATTGTAGTAATGGGTGTAACAGCTTCAACAAATGCACCAAATGGAAATATGGAAGTTGCACAGATTACAAGCTCTACAGTCTTCTCATACTATGCAGATGCTATTCCAACTGGAACTTTAGCTGCAGGTTCAATTTACGTAAGACCACAAGCATCATTCTCACACAGACCAGCAGATGGCGGAGTTATTTTCGGTACAAACTCTGGTTCAAATTATGCTTCAGCAACAAGACAGACAAGACGTTATTTCCGTTACCAATCAGGTAAAGGTATTCAATTCTCATCTGGAACAATTTTAAAGCCATACGCAGGTATTGATTCAATTACTTGGGATGGATCTATTGTTACAGTTCAAACAAAAGAAAGACACAATATTCAGCCAGGAACAGTTGTTAAGGTTGGTGGTTGTGATCAGTATCAATTTAATGGAACATTTACAATTACAAGCATTATAGCTTTTGATAAGTTCCAGTACACACCAACAACTTCACCAACAACATCAATTGCTACTGGTGCATTTTATGCTTCAGTAGAAGGATGGACTGGCTGCCAAAATAGACTAGGCGGATTTGATAGTCAAAATGGTTTATTCTTTGAGTATGATGGTAAGACATTGTATGCAGTTAGAAGAAATTCTACATTCCAGGCTTCTGGAAGAGTTAGCGTAACAAATGGAACATCTTTGGTTACACAAACATCTTCAACATTCCCAACCTACTTTGCAAAGCAATTTGCACCAGGAGACTACATTGTAATTAGAGGTCAATCATATAAGATTCAAGATATTGCATCAAACGTATCTATGACAATTACGCCAGCATATCGTGGAGCAACCACAGATTATGCAATTCTTTCAAAGACTCAAGAAACTCGTATTGCTCAATCATCGTTTAATATTGATAAACTAGACGGAACAGGCCCATCACAATACAATCTAGACTTAGGCAAAATGCAGATGTTCTATATTGACTATACATGGTATGGTGCTGGTTTCGTAAGATGGGGTGTTAGAGGTCCAAAAGGTAACGTTGTTTATGTACACAAGATGCCTAACAACAACATGAATACAGAAGCTTATATGCGTTCTGGAAACTTGCCAGGAAGATATGAATCTACAACAACACCTCCTTATACATTTACTAAGGCAGATATGCTAACAACAGATTCAGCTATATCAGTTTCAGATACTACCAAATTCCCAGACGCAGGTACACTTGTAGTTAGAAATGCAAGCACATACGAGTATGTAAACTATACTGGAAAAACACAGTCTACTGGTATTTACACCACTACAGCTACAGGAACATCTGGAGTCGGAACTCTTGTTGTAGGTTCAAATACTGGACTAGCCGTAGGAATGACTGCAACTGGTATTGGAGTTGGTTATGGCGCAACAATTACAAACGTAAACGGAACAGTCATTACTGTATCTGTTGCAAATACATCTGCAGTCAACGGAAACGTTGTATTCAGCGGTGGAGCAACATCTGGTACATTCACTGGTTTAACTAGAGCAAAAGCTGGAGAAGCAAGCGTAAGCTTAACAATTGCAGCTGGAGCAAATGGTTGTACTGGAGTAACAACAACAAACCTACAAGTAGGTATGAGAGTAATTTCTTCAGCTTTCCCTGAAGGAACATATATTTCAAAGATTGTTGGAAGCGAAGTTACTTTCTCACAAGCAGCACTTTCTGCAAATCCAACTGGAGTAATTTTTGCTCCAATGGGTGCAACATCAGCTCAATTATTTACATATTCTGATACAGCCCCAACATGTGTTGAATTAGCTTTCCCAACATTCTCAGCATCAATTTCACACTGGGGAACATCAGTAATTATGGATGGTCGCTTTGATGATGATAAGTCGCTTGTCTTTACATATGGACAAAGAGTTGCAACAGCACTGGCACCAGCACAAAACGTTACAACAACAATCACAGGAACATCTGGAGCGAATACAATTGTAGTTGGTTCAGGTACAAACTTAGTACCAGGCATGTCAGTGACAGGAACTGGTATCGGAGCAGGAGCAACTGTAACAATTGTTAACGGAACAGGTATTACATTATCTGTTAATAACTCAGGAACAGTTTCTGGTAACGGAACATTCTCTGGTGGTAACTCAAAGGCACTATTCTCAATTAGAGTAGCCCCTTCAGTAGATAATGGTATCGCAGCAGCGTTCGGTGCTCGTGAACTTGTAAACAGAATGCAGCTAACACTTAGAGCTCTTGATGTTACAACTTCAACAGCAGGTGCAAACCTACTCGTAACAGCCGTTTTGAATGGCCTTCCAAGCTCATCAACTCCTTGGACAAATGCAGTAGGAAATGCAGCAGGAGCAGTTAACTCTTCTCTAGCACAAATTGCAGATTATGCTGGTGGTTTAACAACAGTGTCTGGTGGAGAAGTAACAGCTGGATTCTTCGTTGGAACTGGTGCAAACTCAATCGATCTTTCAGGAGTTCGTGATCTTGGTAACTCTGTCCTTGGTGGCGGAGGAGTAAATGCTAACACAAATATCTATCCAGATGGACCAGATGTACTTACAGTAACAATTTCAAACCTTGGTACTACATCTGCATCAGTGTTCGGTAGATTATCTTGGACAGAAGCTCAGGCATAAGGAGAATATAAATTGTCTATCAATAAGGCTAAAGTCAATTACGATGATGCCCTTGAGGTCAAATCTATAGTCTCATCTGATTCAGCGGGATTTAATGGTGTAACCTCTTTGGCTGGTACTACCAAATTACTAGGAATACTTGATTTATCTCAAGGAACAGTAGTGTTTGCAGATGGTATCCAGTCAAAGCAGGGAACACCTTCCCTAACTGATATTAAAGTTAAATATTTTAACTACACATTATCATCATTAGATGATAGAGATAGTATTATTGAAATGAATAATGTTGCTGCAAATACATTAACTGTTCCATTAGATTCTACAACTAACTTTCCTATTGGAACAACTATTGATATAATTCAAGCAAATGCTGGTCAAACTACAGTTGTTGCAACAGCAGGAGTTATTATTAATGCTACACCTGGTTTACAGCTAAGACAAAAATGGTCTGTTGCTACATTATTAAAAAGAGCACCAAATACATGGTTGCTTTTTGGCGACTTAACAGCTTAAAGGGGATATAAATGAGTAAAAAGGCTGGTAGAAAATCTGATCAATTAGCTGGTGACTTTCAGATACCATCTAAACCAAATAAACCTACCGCTGTAGATGTTGGAACTAATAGACTATATAATAATGGTTCACATATTGTTTCATTTACATATCCTTCAGGTCAGCCACCAGTTTCTTCATATACAGTTATTTCTTCTCCTGGAGGATTTACAAATGTTGGAGCATCAAGTCCAATTACAGTTGTAGGTCTACAGTCTAATATTGATTATACTTGGACAGTAACTGCAACTAACGTAAATGGAACATCAGACCCTTCAGATCCTTCTGATGCAGTAAAAGCTACAACAGTTCCAGAAGCACCAATTAATGTAACAGCAATATCAAATACAACTGGACCAGGGCATAATGCAAACACTCCTGATCTTCGTGGACAAGATACTGTTTCGTGGACAACTCCAACAAATAATGGTGGAAAACCAATATCAACTTATACTGTTTTATCATCAGATGCAGTAGCTCAACCAGGAGGTCTTGGTCCTTCTTATACCGTAACAGCACCAACAACAACTATAAATATTAGAGAAACTATGGGTACTACTCAAACCTATACGGTTACTGCAAATAATGCTAATGGTTCATCTTTAGCTGGAGCAAGTTCCTCTGTTACTACATTCTTTTCCCCACCAGTATTCTTTTCGCCACCTCTATTCTTTGCGCCACCGCTGTTCTTCAGCCCACCGCTGTTCTTCAGCCCACCCCTATTTTTTGCGCCACCGCTGTTCTTCAGCCCACCGCTGTTCTTCAGCCCACCTCTATTCTTTGCGCCACCGCTGTTCTTCAGCCCACCGCTGTTTTTCAGCCCACCTCTATTTTTTGCGCCACCGCTGTTCTTCAGCCCACCAGGGTTCTTTAATCCTCCTGGATTCTTTTCACCACCAGCGTTCTTTGCGCCACCTCTATTTTTTGCGCCACCGCTGTTCTTTTCCCCACCAGCATTCTTTTCACCACCAGGGTTTTTTAACCCTCCTGGATTCTTTTCACCACCAAGATTCTTTGCACCCCCATTATTTTTCTCCCCACCAAGATTCTTTTCCCCACCAGCATTTTGTATTGCAGAAAATACATTAGTCTTAACTACAGACGGATACAAGAAGGCAAAAGATATTGAAGTTGGTGATATTTTATCAACAGTCTCATTTAATAATCTTCCTTTAGGAGATAGTAATTGTTCAATAGGTAATATTACAGATAAATGTATTGATATTGTTGACAAATGGAACTCTGAAGGACTACATGGTGTTAATTTCCTAGAGTCAAAAGTTACAGATATTAAAGAAGCAGTATATGAGTCTTCAATCTATTTTAATGATGATTTTTCAAAAGAGCTATCTTTATCAGAACAGATACTTGTAAACAGAGATGAAAAGTTTACATTTAAAACAACATCTGAAATTAAAGTAGGAGATACTATAATATCTTACTCAGATAAAGATTTAATTGATATTAAAGTTGAGTCTATTAATATTGTAGAAAAAGAAACAAAAACATTTTTATTCTACAGAGATCCATATGGATTAATTATTGCAGACGGTATGCTTGCATATAATGGTTGTCCAGCCCTTTCCTTGACCAACAACTAACTAAATGCTATAGTATATTTATGTACTCTAGAAAAGAAGAAGTCTTTCATGGCATCTGGAAATATTCAGATGTTTTTACTCCAGAGCTGGATTTAATTAATAGAATTGAATCAGAAGTAGAAAAAGAAGAGTTTTCCTGGAGAAAAGGTACAGTTGGGTTAGATGCTGAATATCCAGAATACAGAGATTGTTATGATCTTAAATTAAGTAGACTAGGCAAATCTCATCCCTTATATCAGGATATTTATAATGCTCAAGTACCATGTGTAAATGATTATTGCTCAATGTATACAATTGAAATGAATTATTGGGAATGGACTAATATTGTTAAATATGAACCAGGACAACATTTTCAAGAACATGCTGATCATGGCTGGTCATATATATCAACTGTATCTTTAGTTGGATATCCAAATGATAATTATGAAGGCGGAGATCTTTATTTTCCAAAACTTAATGTAACAATAAAGCCAAAAGCTGGAGACTTATATATATTCCCATCAGCATATATTTATTCACATGTTGCAAGACCAGTTTTATCTGGAACAAAGTATTGTTTTGCTACGATGTTAGATTATAATGATGACGCACATTCAAAAGAATTTGAAGATTATTTAGATAAAAAATATAACAAAGAAAAGAGATTAATATAATGTTACCAAATGCGGAACTTCTTTATCCAGGTATTATTGTTTATAGAAATGTTTTTAGTGGATTAAATGTAATTGATAGGCTAGAAGAAGTTCTTTCTAATGATAGCTATGAAGAAAAATGGGCAGAGGCGTCTGTTGGATATTCTAAGCTAGATAAGTCTTATAGAGATTGCTGGGATCACCATATTAAAAAGAACATATTTGATGATACGGGTAAACCAGAATCTCAATTAAAGCTTGAATCAATATGGCAGGACTGCAGAGATGCACAAGATGCTGCTGTAGAAGATTATAGAGCAATGTTTAACTTACCGCCATTTGGATATTGGGAATCTTTTAATTTCATTAAATATGGTGCAGGTCAACATTTTCAAGTACATTCAGATCACGGATATTCTTATGTTTGTGTACTTTCTTCTGTTGGATATATTAACGATGATTATGATGGCGGGGAACTATATTTTGATAAACTTGGACTTACCATAAAGCCAAAAGCAGGAGATCTTTATTTATTTCCATCTTCATATATATATTCTCATTCTGCAATGCCAGTTACAAAAGGTATTAAGTATTCTGTAGTTACAATGCTTGACTACTCAATAGCTACACATTCTCCAGAATATCGTGAGCTTGAACAAAAGTATGCACTAGTAAAAGAATAAGGAATATTAATGATTAATTTAGAAGTTTATAGATCAGGTCCAGATTCAGCAAACATAGAACCTCTTTCTGGTAAAAGACAGTGGATGGATGATAGTCAAGAAAAGCATGCATATAGATGTTTCCCTTTGAGCCTATCAAATCAACTGGGATGGTCTTTATCTTTTCCAGAAGATATAACATTTATGTGGGATGGTGAAATTACAACATCTTCAGAAAACGTTAAAGTTCTTCAAGGAGAAAAATATTGTAGTACAGCTAGAGGAAATGCAACAATTAGCTTTAATACAAATTTAACTTTTAGAACTGATGCAAATCATAGTTTACTATCATATCCAGTACCAAATCATTTTGTAGATGGAGCAACACCATTTACAACTTTAATGAGCACATCATTTTTTGAAGGTCAGCTTCCAGTTTCTTGGAGAATTACAAGGCCATTTACACCAATAACAATTAAGGCAAATGAACCTTTTATAGCAATTCTTCCAGTATCATTAACAGAACTTCATTCTTCAGTGGCACAAATAAAGCCAATAGATAACATGAAACCAATATATAGAGAAAAGCCATTAACGCTTGAAGGAGCAATAGAGGCTGGGAAAAAAGCAGCAGAAAATGGTGGATGGACAGATTACTATAGAGATGCTGTTGATTATATGGGTAATAAATTAGGTGAGCATGAAGTAAAGTCAGTTAAGCTAAGAGTAGAAGGTCACTAAATGAATAAGATAGGATTTTGGTCAAATCGTATTGCAAATAACGATTCCACTATTCCTGTTCCCGCAAAGAAAATAATTCCAGAATGGTTTGCAAATGCAAAGAAATATTGGAAAGATGAAAATGATCAAGAGTTTATAGTTGCTCCAGAAGAAAAGGGTTTAGGGTTTAAATCTTGCCCAGCATTATTAGATATATTTAATTCTGGTTACCTTTTAGTTACACCGTGTGATGTAGTTATATATAAACAAGATAATAAAAGATTTGCTGTATCTTCACCAGGCTTTGATGATTTTTGTGAAGCAAGGCCATTTATGGGTGAATTTAATTATCCTCATGGTTATGGAACAGATTCTTTTCATTGGTTTCCAAACTGGGGATTTGATTTACCAGAAGGATATAGCGCTTTAGTTTTACACCCATTAAATAGATATGAGTTACCTTTTTTAACAACAAACGGTATAATTGATAGTGATAGGTATGGCTCTCCAGGATTGATGCCATTTTTTCTTAAAGAAAATTTTACTGGCATAATACCCAAAGGAACTCCATTTGCACAAATAATACCCTTCAAGCGTGAAGACTGGAAAGCAGATTACAAATTTTTAGAAGAAAAAGAAATGATTGCAAGACATGAAAAAACTGCAGGTAAATACCGTGTTCCATTTGGTGGAATATATAAAAGACATACCTGGGTTCCAAAGAAATACGAATAGAGGATGACATGGATCAAAATTTAGCTTGGGATGAAGGAATTAGAACTGCAAGAACTTCTATAACACCTTCAGGATATTTTGGAAACTCTACAGACAATATTGTTGAACTTGAGAATATTGTAACAGAAGAAGAGTGCGAGTATATCTTAGAGTTTGCTAAACAAAATGAAATTTGGGATGTAACCCGTTCTGCAAAAAATGAAAATGGTAACATCATTTATGATCACAATGTTTGGGCTAATCGTGTTGCAACTAAGCCATCTTTAGATCAATGTGATCCAAAAGTTACTGAAATTCTTAATAATATTTATGCAAGAATAAAGCCAAAGATTGAAGAGCATTTTAATGTGGAATGTTATCCAACTGGACCATGTGTTGTTAGATGGCCAGTAGGAACAATGCAATGGCCTCATGCAGATAAAGAACTTCATGAGGGTCCAGATGCTGGAACACCAGGAAACTTTCCATGGTATGACCTAGGAACAGTTATTTATTTTAACGATGACTACGAGGGCGGAAGACTTCATTTTCCAAAACAAGAAATTGCTTTTAAACCAAAAAAGAGAGCAGCCTACTTCTTTGTAGGAGACTTAAATTATATTCATGGGGTAGATGTAATTACAGATGGAGTAAGATATACGTCTCCTTTATTTTGGACAATTACAAAACTGGAGGCAAACAAGTGATGTCAAACTTTACAATTAAAACTTTATATCCAAAGATTGATGTTTACAAAGGTTTGCTTCCAGACCATAAAGAAATTTTTGAAGTAATTAAATCTACAGAAGATACAGAAGGAGAACACTATTTTAATAAGTGGACTCCATGGAGCGCATTTGGTCTTTACTCATCAACTAAATTTAAGGGTGGAGTCCAAGACCAATTAGGAAAAAATGAAATATTTGATAAACAGTATTGGGCAGCAGAAACAGTTTACGATGCATATAAAATTGCAGTAGATGACTATATTGAAAGAAATAATGTTATTCTGCCAGAAGGATCAGAACTTGGCTCTTCCTCTTTTTGTAAATATCATAGCAATTTAAATGTTTTAAATAATAACTTAACTATGCAATATCATACAGATTTTAAACAAAGCGAAAAAGATATGCCAGGAAATCAGTTCTTCCTAACCTGTACTGTTTATATAAATGATGATTATGAAGGCGGAGACATAGAGTTTTATATTGATGGAGATACAGCAGCTTACAAACCAGAGGCTGGAGATATTATGGTGTTCCCATCTGGAGAGCCGTATTATCATGGAGTCAAAACAGCAAACAATGGAACTAAATATTTAATTAGAAACTTTATGGTTTACCCAAACCCAGGATCAAAAGAATGGCTTGAAAATCAAGCTAGATATGGTGCTGTTAAATGGGCAAAGATGGAAGAAGAAAGATTATCTAAAGATAAATATGGCGGAAACATATTTATTAAAGATGGCAAAAGGGTAGACAGTCCTGAAGAAAGGGATCAGTAAATGGAGATAGTAGCTTTAAAAGACGACGTATTTGTAATAGATGATTTAATTACACCTGCAGAATGTCAATCAATCATTGCTTATTTGGATGGTATTGTAAATGCTAATTTATTGCAATGGAACCAGATATCATTTTTTGGATCTTTTGCAATGGGTTATTGGCCAAGTGATCCAAACTTGTTACACTTTGGTTTACCAGAAGATTATTTTGCACAACTTAAAAAGAAAATTAAAGATGCTGGAGAAGAATGTTTTAAGCGTGAATTTTCTGAAGTAAGTTATCATGCACAAAAATGGGTAGAAGGCGCATTTGCTGGTTTTCATTCTGACAATAGTCATGAAGATGGTAGTCCAAGTGCATTTTATAAAAGTAAGTATGCTGGCTTTTTGTATTTAAATGATAATTTTAATGGTGGTTTTTTAAACTTTAAGCATCATGATATTACCATAAAAGCAAAGCCAGGAAGACTAGCTTTCTTTAAGGGCGGTTATGGGAATGAGCATGAGGTTACTACAGTTAAAGATGGAGAAAGATATACCGTTGGTTCATTCTGGGATAATGCTGATGAAGTTTATACACCAGAACAAGTTGCTGAATGGGAAAAAGAATTAAAAGAAACTAGAGCTTCTCAACAAGAAACATACAAGGAATGGGAAGAAGCCAAGAAAAATGGAATGATCCCACAATATATAGGTAAATATGATTAAAGAAGTATTACATCCAGAAATTCATTATTATAAAAATGTTATTTCTAACCCAAAGGCTTTTGTAAAAGAGTTAGAGGATATGGATAGCTTTCAGTCAACAGTATCTCAAATATCAAAGTGGGAACAGTGGACTGCATCAAATCATGATGTTGTATATGGATCAGTTAAAAGATGCTTTTTAAATTTGTTTCAAAATACAACAGATGCTGATAGGGTAAATTCAAAGCTCTGCTCTATAGTTGCACACAATGTAATTTCTATAGGTGAGCAATATTCCTTAGATTCTGGAATAGACCTCGGATATCTACCAGTATATTTTGGCATTAATAAATATAATGTTGGTGTTCACATGGGCGCACACGTAGATGCATATGATGGGGCTCAAGATGAATCTACTGTTTCTATGGTTATGTATTTAAATGATGACTACGAAGGCGGAGAGATAGAGTTTCCAGAGCATGGGATATCAATTAAACCAGAAGCTGGAAGCGTAGTCGTATTTGCCTCAAAGGGCGTTTTACATGATCCAAAACCTACAATATCTGGAACTAAGTATATGATCCCCATATTCTTTTTCAAAAGATAGATATTAGTATATAATAAAAGAATGTCATACCAACTTAAAGTAATCAAGGATCAACCAGTAGGGTTTTGGGCCTTAGATGAAACTTCTGGAACTTCAGCTACAGACTCATCTGGTTGCGGAAATTCTGGCACATATACTGGTGGAATTACAAATGGTCTTATGCCATTAATTCCAGGCGGACTTCAGGGTTCTTTAATTACTAGTTCAAAATCTATTTCGTTTCCAATAGTAAATAACTATTACGGAAGTTCTGGATATAAAAGCTTGGCAGATGTAAATTCATTAGATAACGATTGTTCTTTTGAAGTATGGTTTTACCCAAAATTTGCAACAACAAACGAGACTGTCATATTTGGTAACTCAACAAATCTAGTTGGTTTATTTTATGATTCTGGAGATATTGTATTTAAATTTGCTCAATATACTGCTAGATATACTTTACAACATATTTCAAAATCTCATCATATTGTTGGAACTTATTCACCTTCAGAAATTAAGCTATATATTGATGGTGAGATTAAAGCTACAACATCTATTACAGACCTTCCAAGCCTTTCTCAGACTGGTTTAACACTTAACGCTGGTCCAACCATAAGTGCATCAGATTCTTTTGTCATAGACGCCCCTGCGGTTTATAGACATGCATTACCTATATCAAAAATAATTAATCATTATTCTGAAATTCAGCCAATACCAGCACATCAAGTTGCATTTCCAGATAGCGGAAGAATATTTGAAATTCAAGATGATAATATATCTACAGCATATTCATATTCATATCCAGGAAACAAGCCATTAAATTATTTAATAACGGATGGACTTTACTATAATACAGAAGAACAATATATCTCTCTTGTTAAATCAGATTTAGGTGGGGCATCGTCAATAGAAATTCTTGATTTTATTTCTATCCCTTCAGGAATTGAAGCTAACTCTTCTAAAATTGAATGGAACGGATCAAATGGAATTGCAGTTTCAATAAATGATCAGCTATGCGTAAATGGCGGGGAGATTCCAAACTACTCAAAAAATAGCTTTTCTTCAGAAACTGGAATGAACATTAAGATAACAATATCTTCTTCCGATGTAAGCAAATATATTCCTAGACTATATGGACTTTCAATTACTCTGTACAAGGATCAGACGGTCTTTGCTTCAAATTCTGCAGACTACATAAATCATTTAAGCACTGAGTCATTTACTCTAGGCAGTAAAAAATATCCAATACTGTCAAGGGATAGCCGAAATGGGGTTAAGACATTTAGTAGCTCTGGATTTAATTTAAATACAGAAGAACTGATTAGCACGGTAGAATTTTTCTACACCCCCTCAGCTTTGTCTAACAGTGGACTGGTATCTTCAATTTCTGGAACAGGGGCTGCTTCAAATTACTCATGGATTACCGCTGGTACCGTAAGCAAGACTAACGTTGCTGGTATATATGTAAATGGTGTAAATAAGACATCTCAGACATTAATATCAAACCTGTTCTCTGCGGGAGAGATTTACCATGTTGTAATTGTATACACTAGCCCTATATCTGGAGCATTAAAATTTAATTCATCGGCAGCTGGCTCAGTTTCTTCCACATATCAAAATATTGCCCTGTACCAGACGGCATTTGATGCCACAAAAGTATCTCAGCATTATTCTTTATACACACAGAGATCCATATCTTTGGCTGACGATTCGTCAATTACGATGACAGAAAACGGAACCTTTGTATATAACAATGACTGGCTTGTAATACAAAACATATAATTTTGTCATAAGGCATGACAAAAACTAGACTTATATCCAGGATAATGGTAAAATAAAACACTATGGACTTCAATAAGATAAACACAAAGGTTTTAGACGAAGAGTCAACGCTGGGCATTTATGTCTGGGAAATGCCAGACGGCAGATGGATTGGCGATGACGACGGCAATTATCTATCTATTACATCTAAAAAGAATAATAGATCACGCATGGATGCCTTGGCTAGAGAAGTAAGATCTTATGGAATTCATGAAGGGCAGCCGCTTTTTCTTTCAGCAAGAAGAAAAATTGATGATGAAGAATTTCTTTATCAGAGCCAAAGACTTAACCTGGGCTTAGTTCCAGACCCACTCGATATTGGAAATTATAAAGATGAAATGAAAAAGTTAGGTAATCTAAGGGGTTAAAATGGAATTCATGCATGAAGAAGACTCACAAAATATTATTGATATTTCTAATACTGCAGACTGGTTTTCTTTTAAAAAAGAAATAACAACAAGCAACGACCCATTTGCTATAGACGTTGAAGAATTAAAAAAGTTTAAAGGTCTAAGCCCAGCATTTCGTAGAAAAATGAATCGTGATTTTTCAAAGTCATTTTCTGGAATTGATGGAGTTACAACACAACAGAATTTATTGGCTCAAGCAATTACTGGCTACGCAATGTTCGATCTTATCGAGCCACCATATAACCTAGAATACCTTTCAAAAATTTATGAAGTTTCAACATATAACTATGCTGCAATTAATGCAAAGGTCTCTAACATTGTTGGTTTAGGATACGACTTTATTGAAACAAAAAAAACCAATGATGCGTTTGATGCAATAGAAGATGAAAAAGTTTTGGCTAGAGCACGTAAGAAGCTTGGTAAGCTTAGACAAGATATGCAAGAGTGGTTAGATACAACAAACGATGAAGATACATTTACTCAAACTTTAATTAAGGTCTATACAGATTTAGAAGCTACTGGAAATGGGTTCCTAGAAATTGGTAGAACGACATCAGGCAATATTGGTTACATTGGGCATATTCCAGCAAAGACAATGAGAATAAGAAGATTGCGTGATGGCTTTATTCAATTACTTTATGGCAAGGCTGTGTATTTCCGCAACTTTGGAGACTCAGAAACATTGAGTCCAATTACTTCACAAGAAGAAAGACCTAATGAAGTTATTCATTTTAAAAAGTATACTCCTATGAATAACTACTATGGAATTCCAGACATCATTGCCGCACAGACAGCGTTGGCTGGTAACGAATTTTCTGGTAGATATAACCTAGACTACTTTGAAAATAAAGCGGTCCCAAGATATATTATTACAGTAAAGGGAGCAAAGCTTTCACCAGAATCAGAAAGAAAACTTCTTGAGTTTTTTCAGGTTGGATTAAAGGGCAAAAATCACAGATCTCTTTACGTTCCGCTACCAGCAGATACCCCAGACTCTAAAGTTGAATTTAAAATGGAGCCAATTGAAGCTGGCAATCAGGAAGGCTCATTTGAGAAGTATCGCAAATCAAATAGAGACGAAATCCTATTAGCTCACCGTGTGCCAATTAATAAAATTGGAACCCCAGAAGGACTAAGCCTGGCAAATGCTCGTGATGCAGATAAAACATTTAAAGAGCAAGTATGCCGACCAGCCCAAATGATTCTAGAAAAGAAATTAAATAGAATATTTGAAGAAAAAACAGATGCCCTTCTACTTAAATTTAATGAATTAACATTGACTGATGCAGATACTCAGTCTAAAATTGATGAGCGTTATTTAAGAATGCAGGTAATTGTTCCTAATGAAGTTAGAATTAGAAATGGCTGGATCCCACTTGATGGCGGAGATAAAGTCATAGAATTAAAGCCTCAACAAGCAGCAGAACAATCAGCCCAGGCAGGCAAGACAAGAGCACGGGATGGTGAAAGAGCTGCAAATTCACCAGATAAATCTGGAGAAGGAAGAAATGCAAAAGGCGACGGGAGCAAGGTAGAGTAATTATTACTCAACCACTTATTTGCCTTTTGATGTATACGAGTATAAAATTAAGCATATGAATATTGAAAAATCACAATGGTCCAGTAATGGAGATAACTTACATTTATCTATTCCATTTACTAAGGTTAACCGTGAAAAAAGAACAGTATCAGGCTTTGCTACGCTAGACAATGTTGACCAGACAGGCGATGTTGTAACAGCAGAGGCAAGCACAAAAGCATTTGAAGGTTTCCGTGGGAACATTCGTGAAATGCACGGATCGCTTGCAGTTGGTAAAATGTTATCATTTAAGCCAGAGACATACTATGATCCAATTTCAAAGAATTTTTATAATGGAATTTATGTAACAACATATATTTCAAAGGGTGCACAAGATACATGGGAAAAAGTTCTAGACGGAACTCTTTCAGGATTTTCAATTGGCGGAAAGATTACAGAGTCAGATAACGAAGTCAATAAAGCAAATGGAGAAACTGTTCGTTTTATTAAAGGCTATAGCCTAATTGAGTTATCAATTGTAGACTCACCAGCAAATGAATTATGTAATATTATTTCATTTGAAAAGGTAAATGGCCAGATGATTGCCAAAGGTATTGCAACTGAAGTTGTAACAGAAAACATCTTTTATTGCGAAGAAAGCGACTCAGTTTTTGTATCAACAGAAAAAACATTTGATTCACCAGTTTCTGGTAAGCCAGCAACATTAATCGGTTGGGTTGAAAGTTCAGATACAAATAAGTCAAAAGAAATAGATAAGATTCTTGCTTCATTTAAGAAGTCAAGATTGTCGTTGCCTGATACACAAACAATTGCAAAACAGGCAAACGCAGAAGGAGGTAATGAAGTGTCAGAAAATACAGAAAACGTAGTAGTTGAAGAAACTACAGCCGTTGAAGAGACTCCAGTTGTTGCAGAAGAAGCAGCACCAGTTGTCGAAGAAGCTCCTGCAGAAGAAGCAGCAGCAGACGCTCCTGCCGAAACTCTGGAAAAAGCAGCCGACGTATCAGAAGTTATGGTTGATGAACCTGATTTTGCAAAAATGTTAGGCGATCTAAAAAACTTTTTCTCAGAAACTCTAGAAAAGTCAAACAGCACAAGCTCTGCTGAATTTACAACAGTTAAAGAAACTGTTGAATCATTTAGCAAGTCTGTTGAAGTAAAGCTTTCAGAGCAGGCAGAAGTAAACAGCGCATTAGCAAAAGCTATTGAAGAAATCAAGAACACGATTGATGGCGTACAAAAGCGTGTCGATGCAGTAGAATCAGAGACTGCAGTAAAGAAGTCCTCAGATCTTGGCGGATCTCAGGAAGTAACAATCAAAAAATCCAAATGGAACGGTTCTTTCCTCGGTTCCGTGAACGAAATATTTAACTAAGGTAGGTATAAAAAATGAGCAATGATTTATTAAAAGATATTGCATCTGGTACAACAGCAACAGGTACATTTGCTTCCACTACAGGTGGAACAGGTACTCACGTCGCTTCCGAAAATGGAAACGGTGGTTTGTTAAACCCAGAGCAATCAGCTCGCTTTCTAGACTACATGTTCGATTCAACCGTAATTGGTAAGGTCGCACGTACAGTCCGCATGAAGGCAGACACAACCGAGATTGATCGTATTGGTGTTGGCGAGAAGCTTATGAAGCTCGCTACAGAAGGAGATAACACAGCTACAAATGCTGCAGTTACTTTCTCAAAGATTTCTCTCACAACTAAGAAGCTTCGCTTAGATTGGGAACTTTCAACTGAGTCTCTAGAAGACAACATTGAAGGTCCAGATCTAGAAGATCACATCGCAAGAATGCTTGCAACACAAGCAGGAAACGATATCGAAGATGTTATCCTTAACGGTAACACAGCATTAACAGGAGATGCACTTTACAAGGCATTTAACGGTGTAGTAAAGAAGGCTAAGACCTATGGTCGTGTAGTCGATGCAGCTGGAGCTGGCATTTCACGTGCCACATTCAACTCAGCACTTAAGGCACTCCCACGTAAGTACAAGCAACGTCGTACAGACCTTCGCTTCCTTGCTGGATCAAACTTGATCCAGGATTACTTATACAACACATCACAGAACATTCAGAACGTTAACCCACAGGACATTGCTTCAGGCATCATCCGTGGAGATGTTCCAGTTCTTGGTGGACCAGCAGGATATGTAGCTCCATACGCATTTGGTATTCCAATCGTTGAAGTTCCACTTCTTCCAGAAACACAGACTGGTGACTACTCAGCAGCAGCAGGATCACACGGTGACGTGCACTTAACATTCCCAAATAACGTTGTTATTGGTGTTAAGCGTGACGTAACTGTTTACCGATTCTTCTGGCCACGTAAGGACTCAATTGAGTACACAATGTATACTCGTGTTGGCGTCCAGATCGAACAAGCAGATGCTTGGGTCGTAGTAAAGAACGTTAAGGTTGCTTCTTAATTAATTTAAGAATTAATCACGGAAAGGCCCCCAATTAATTTTGGGGGCTTTTCATTTAAATTCATCAATGCTATAATTAAATACCTAGAAAAAGGAGTAATATATGTCATTCGAGACATTAAAAGTTGCAGAACTAAGAAAGATCGCAGAAGATTTTGCGGTTGAAACAGAAGGTCTAAAAAACAAGGCGGATATTATTGCTGCCCTATCAGAAGAAGGCGTAACATATGCAGTCTATGCCAAAACTATAGAAAAGCTTGAAGAAGCAGAAGAAGAAGAAGAAGAAGCAGAAGAAATTCTTCCAAGATTTGATCCTAAGAAATCACAATCTAAGGATGATGTGCTAGTTAGAATGACTAGAGCAAATTTTCGTTACGATATCATAGGATATACCTTTACAAAGGAGCATCCATTTATTGCAATGAAAGAAGAAGACGCACAAAAAATCTTTGATATGGAGGAAGGTTTCCGTTTAGCAACGCCAAGAGAAGCACAAGAGTACTACAGCTAAACAAACCTAATTAAATGGCAGAAGTTTATATTGAAAGTAATTTTCCAGTTAAAACAAAAATATTTTATGCTGGAGAAATTATTGACGCAGACGGTAGTGTTACAGCAGAAATTTATGACATTACCGAAGACCCTGCCATTGTACCCGCAATAAACCCAGGAACACTGATAACTCAATTGGTTGCGTCTAAGTCTGAATCAGACATTGGATCATATCAAATTGTTTTTCCATTTTCTCTTACAACTAGACCAAGAAAATTTAGAATTAAGTGGAGATATGCAATCAATTCAGAATTGGTAAATCATTTTACAACAGTAGATATTGTAACTCCATACATAGAGCTAGCTGATGCTATTGAAGATTTAGGATTTGGATCAGATTCGTCAGACCCAAATAACAAAACATATCATGAGTTAATTATGGCAGAAAAATGGGCTAGAAAAACAATTGAAACTTACACTGGACAGCAATTTTATTTATACAACGATATACATGTTGTCTATGGAGATAACGCCGACTCGTTAAGATTACCTTTTAAAATTAATGAGATTCATGAACTTTATGAAAATGACATATTGCTATTAGATACTATTAATAATATTAACAATTGGAATTATGATACTCAAATATCAGAAAGCGGATTTGGAGTTAGAATAAATCGAGCAAGCATGTTAGACAATACTGTTTATACAGCAAATGGAATGGTTCCGCCAAGCATCAATGATACTTATGGTGGCGTATTTAAAAATGGTTCAGTTTATAGAATCCAAGGTGTATATGGATGGGACAGTGTTCCTGACGCAGTAAGCGAAGCATGTATATATTTAATGAAAGACTATTTTTCAAAAGATAAAACTTGGAGAGAAAAGTATATTGCTAGTTTATCTTCATTTGATTGGAATTTTAAGTACAACACAGGAGCTTTTGTAGGAACAGGTAATTTATATGCAGATCAAATATTATTACCTTACGTCTTAACTCAAATGGTTGTAATTTAAATGTTTGGTATAGTTGAAGCCACATTCTCAATGAGTCTTGACCTATATAAACAGTCTGATTTACAAGATCCAAATACTGGTGCTATAAAAAAAGAATGGTCTTATGACAGCACAGTAAGTTGCTATGCCAAGGGTGTAATTAGCAATTCCTCTTCATCCAGATCTGGAGATAGACAAGCTTTTAATAATAGATATGAAAACGTACAATTTATTGATGTTCGTACAACAAATAAATTAAATACAAGATTTAAAATAACAAATATATGCGGTCCAAGTGGTAAACCAATATGGACTGAGCTAGATTACCCAACAGAAACACCAACAGTTTTTGAAGTTCTTGGATCAACACCATTAACAGACGCCTTTGGAAATATTTTAGGATATAACTCAAGCCTAAAAAGATCGGAGAATCAGCAAATTGGACTCTAGTCAATTATTAATGACAGCTGCCAGCGGACTTGAAAAGCTAATGGCTAACCCTACTAAGAATAATAAAAATTTAAGGGATAGCAGCGTGGCACAAATATCTGCTGCAATTTATTATAAGGCTAATGTTATTTCCCAATTGACTTCAAACACTGCATTTCAGAAAAAATTTAGAGAAGTAATATATGGACAAATAGAAAAAGATTTTGGAGACTATATTGACTCTCAGGCAAGAACAAAGCCAAAAGCATTACACCATGTATATGAATGGGACAAGGCTGGTTCACCAGCAGCAAGACTATTTAAGTTAAAATCATTTGGGGATAACGCATTGTCGTTTAAAGTTGGATACGAATTTAAACTCTCTAAATCAAATGTTCCATCTCCAGCAAATTTTAAAAAATATAAGTTTGCTAATAAAGCATATGTAATGGAAAACGGCATACCCGTTACAATTGCTCCAAAGGCCGCTGAGAGACTTGTGTTTGAGGTTAATGGTTATACCGTCTTTATGCCTAAAGGTCGCTCTATTACCGTTTCAAAGCCTGGTGGAGGCGGTGCTACGCATCAGTTCAGACTTGCATACTCAAGATTCTTTAGAGGAAATTTAGCGGGAGATTCAATTAGAAGATCTGGATTTCAACAATTATTTAATTCAAAAATGTCAAAAGCATTAAAGGTTCCAGGAGGAATATCAAGAGTTCAATATTCTTTCGCACCAAATACAGTTAGAGCTCAAGCAAACTCAGCATTAAGTCAAGCATTTGGAGGATCACTATGACAGTAGATTATAAAGCAGATGCAATGCTAGAAGTCCGCAAATATTTGTGGGACTCATTGGCTACAATAGGAATATTTGATGAAAATAATTATTATAGCGATAACATTGGAACTACAATAATTCCAATTATTCCAGTACAGCAACAGCCAGAACTAAATCAATTCTTAAGCGGAAAGAAGCACATAGTCTATGATAAGGTAGGAATGTCATATGAGGAGAACTGGGTCATATGCTGCGAGCAGATCTTGTTTACAATCTATTCAACAGATGTATCTGAGATAGCAGAAATTAGAAACTTTATGACAGATTTATTTAGAAGAATAGACGAGTCAGCAAGAGATGTAAACTTGTGGGATGGAATGTCTAATAAATTCAAATTCCATAGCATCTTTATTTCTGACATATCTGCCACAACTCCATCTGAAGAACTTCAAGGCTTTCTATCAGCAGATGTCATCCTTGAAATTAAATACTCAAGATACTCTGATATACAGGGCAGATTTATCTAGTTTGCCTTAAGGCTCAAAATGGCTTATTATTATACCAGAGGAAAGCGGCCTAGCCAGCCAAAATTTTAGAATACAACTTAATATAGATTTTTATAAACAGGAGGTTTTACAATGGCAACATTTAATAATGCCAAGAACATTCTCGTAGGTGCTTCACCACTGTTCCTTTCAACAAAGGATTCAACTGATGGAACATACGCCGAGAACATGGAGCCAGGCTCATCAGCTGGAGTTGCATATCCATCAGCAGCATCTTATACAGATGCTTTGAACTCAGCAACAACAAAGTTTCGTAACGTAGGTTACACAAACAATGGTCTTCAGATTACTTACAACCCATCATACGGTTCAGTAACAGTAGATCAGCTTCTTGATACAGCTAAGCTTTTCAAGGAGTCAATGGAAGTTATGATTGCAACAGAAATGACTGAAGGTACTCTTGAAAACGTACTAACAGTATTTGGTCAAGGATCTTCAACTCTTACAACTGAAGCTGGATACACATCAGGTACAGCTGAAGGAAAGAAGACACTTGGTCTTGCAGCAGGAGCTCTCGGTGTTCAGCCAACAGAGCGTCAATTAATTGCAGTTGGTCAGTCACCAACAACAACTGATGGAACTAATACAGAAAGAACAGAGCGTATTTATTATGCACGTCGTGTTCTTTCAGTTCAGCAATCAGCATTCTCATTAGCACGTAATAATCCAACCACATTCCCAGTAACATTCCGTCTGCTTCCAGACGGCAATACAGCATACGCTGGCCAGGAATACGGTAAGATTATTGACCGTGTTATTGCATAATTTAATACTTTAAATTACGGAAACCCCCATTGATATGGGGGTTTTCTGTTTGTGTTAATAAAACCCTTTTGTTATAATAATAAAGACATATCCATAGGAGGATAAATTGGCAACTACAGTATATGACGTAGAAGAAATTACGTTACAGAATGGCGCAACAGTTAACCTTAAGCCATTAACAATTAAAGAACTACGCAAGTTTATGGCTGCTATCTCCAAAACTGGAGAAGCAAAAACAGAAGACGAAACACTAACAATTCTTATTGACGCTTGTGCAGTAGCATTAGAAAAGCAATTACCAGAATTGGTAAAAGATCGTGACGCATTTGAAGATGTTTTAGACGTTCCTACCATCAACCGCATTCTTGAAGTTTGCGGAGGAATTAAGATGGACGACCCAAACCTTCTAGCGGCAGCGGTTCTGGCTGGTCAGAACTAGATTTAGCCGCTTTAGAGGGAGAAGTTTTTCTTTTAGGTAATTGGAAAAATTACGCAGAGATAGAAGAAAATCTTTCAATGCCAGAACTTATTCAAACATTGAAGTCAATGCAAAAAACGGAATCAGAGAAAAGAAAATTTTTAGCTGGAATCCAAGGTGTTGATATAAATGATGAACAAGAAGAAAAAGAAGGTCCTACCTTTGAAGATATACAAAGAAGAGCACTTGGCATACATGCAAGCGGAGATGATATAACATCACTTCAAGGAGCATTAGCAGCACAAAGTGGATTTGGTATCGGAGCTGGATTAGGATACACCAGGGAGTAAAATAGATAAATGGCTGATGAGCAAATTGTAACCAATATAGTTGCAACCTCAGATTTTTCAAGTCTCATTGCCGATGTGCAACGGACCACAGCAGCACTATCTAAATTACAGTCACAACTAGCTTTATCAAATACAGCATTAGCGAATCAGGCTGGCCAGATACAAAAAGGTTTTGGAGAAACTCTAAGATCAACTGGCCAGTTTACTTCGCATTTTGTTACTGTTGGATCAGAGGTAGATAGATTTGGTAAAAGCCTTGATTCTGGAAGATTAAAGTTAAGAGATTATTTTAAAACTTGGCAAGATCACACAAAAAGTTCTGGCGGATTAATTAGAGGTTTAGCAAAAGAACAGGTTGCATTACAGCAATCTATAGTTCAATCGCTTGGTAAAACTGCAGATGGAATGCAGAAGTTTAACGTACACGTTAAGACTGGGCTAGATGAAGTAGCAAACAGAACTGCATTAGCAAAGAAAGAAATGCAGATATACAACAAGGTTATTCAAGACGGCGGAAATCAAATTATTAACTGGGGTAAAAATACTCAGTGGGCTGGTCGTCAGTTAACAGTAGGACTCACAGTTCCAATAGCAGCATTTGGTGTGGCTGCATCAAAAGCATTTAGAGATGTTGACCAAGAGCTTGTTAGACTTACAAAGGTTTACGGTGGGCTTTCTGCAACTAGCGCAGTAGAGTTAGCTAAAGTTAGAAAAGATGTTTCTGCAACAGCTAAAGAATTAGCTGCAGCATATGGAGCGTCGTACAAAGATACAATTGCATTAGCAGCAGATATTGCAGCAACTGGTAAACAGGGCAACGAGCTGCTTCAGTCTACAAAAGAAGCAACAAGACTTTCTATTCTTGGAGAAGTAGATAGACAAGAAGCTATGAAAGCAACTCTTGCAATTCAATCAGCATTTAAAAAGAATACAACAGAGCTTGGCAAATCAATTAACTTTCTTAACGCAGTTGAAAACCAAACCTCAACAAGCCTTGCAGATTTAGTTGAAGCTATACCAAAAGCTGGACCAGTAGTTAAAGCACTTGGCGGAGACATAGAAGATTTAGCACTTTATCTTACAGCTATGCGTGAAGGCGGAATTAACGCATCTGAAGGAGCAAATGCTTTAAAGTCAGCATTAGCATCTATCATTAACCCAACTAAAGTTGCTAAAGAAATGTTTCAAGGATTTGGAATTGATTTAGGTGGGATAGTAACAAAAAATGCTGGAAACTTAACAGGAACTATATTAGAGATTCAAGCAGCATTAGAAACACTAGATCCTCTTAAGAAATCACAGGCAATTGAGCAGTTGTTTGGTAAGTTCCAGTTTGCAAGAATGAATGCTTTATTTGAGAATTTGGGTAAGCAGGGTAGCCAGACTTTACAGGTATTAGATTTAATGAAAGCAAGCTCACAAGATCTTGCAAATGTGGCTGGACGAGAATTAGCACAAATTACTGAGTCTGCTTCTGGTAAATATAGAAGAGCATTAGAGTCATTAAAGGCAGACTTAGCTAAAGTAGGAGAGCAGTTCTTAACAATTCAAACATTCTTTATTGAATTAGTAGATAAAATAATTAACTTTGTAAACAAATTACCAGAGCCTATTCAAAAAGTTCTTACATTGCTAGCTGGATTCACTGCAGCAGCGGGTCCACTTATTATGTTAACTGGTGTATTTGCTAACTTCTTTGGATATGTAATTAAGGGAATTGGCCATCTAAGAGCTTTATTTAAGGGCGGCGAAGGATTTAAATTATTAACACCTCAAATAATAGCTGCAAATCAAGCTGGAAGTTTAATAGAAAAAACATTTTATAGCGATGCTCAAGCAGCAGCGACATTAGCTAATGCCCTAAGTAATTTAAATAATGAATTTAATCTTCTATACAATAAAGCAAACAACATTGCGCCAGTAGCACCAGCAATTTCAACAATGGCAAGCACCATGATGTTGCCAGGCGGAGCAACAGAAAGAGTTGTAAATAAGCAAAGCTCAATGCTAGGCAAGCCTTATTCAAGAGATATGTCTCATATGATTCCTTCAAAAACTGGACAAGCAGGAACAATGTTTGGAGTTCTTCCTGGAACTGCTCCAGTAAATAAAAGAATTAGTAATAACCCACAGATCTATGCAGCAGGAGATTTGCCAGATGTTCCTGGATTAACTAATGTTAATAAAGTTTCAACAGGTGTTGTAGCAGCAGAAGCTGCTAAATGGCACTCAATGACTGCAGCAATTGCAATGCAATCAGATGCAGAACTTACAGCATTGAAACAAGAAGTTGCTGCAACTGGAACAATTACACATGAATTGTCTTCTTCATACCAGGCATTGTTGCCTAAGATGACTGAAGTTATTCAGAAAGCTGTTAAAGAATCAGAGTTAATTGTTGCTCAGACACAATCTGGTAAAATAACGTTAGATCAAGCAAGAGCAAAAATCACTGCGCTTAATGCACAAATAGAAACATTATTAGCATCAACAGCACAAGGAGTTGCAACAGCACAGGGAAGATCTATTAATGTTGGAATGGTTCCATTAACAAATCAACCAGCTGTATCTCCAACTGGCAAGAGCAACATGAAAGAAATGTTCCACAAGAGTGCTAACGCAAATCTTATTAATAAAATAGCTGGCGTACTTGGAGTAAGAACTTCAGGCGGAGGATACAGCACTGAAACAACAATGCCAAAGAGATTTGCAGAAGGTGGATTTGTACCAGGAACTGGAAACACAGATACTCATCCAGATTCACTACCTGCTGGATCTTATGTTGTAAATAAAAAGTCTTCTGAAAATCCTATGTATAGACCTATACTTAGAGCAATGAAAACTGGAATTAGATTTAGCAAGGGTGGAGAAGTACCAGTCGTACTAACACCAGGAGAGTTTGTTGCTGACCCACAAACAGCAAGAGAAAACGCACCAGTTCTAAGATCTATTAATGCTGGTAATTATGCTGTTGGCGGAACAGTAAGTATGAATAAAGTTAACTATGGAATTTCACCAAACAAGCAAAGAGTAAAGAGCCCAGCAATCATTGAAGATGCTTTAGCTAAAGTTATTGCATTTAACACAGATAAAAACTATGCTAAAAATAATTATACTGGTGCAGTATTAAATGACTCATGGGCAATATATGATGCAATAACTTCTGCAACTGGAAGACCAGCAGATCCAAAAGAAGCAATTTCAATTGCAGAAGCAATGGAAGAAGAAGCAAGATCAGCATCGACCTTTGGCGGAGTGCTAGATGAAAATGAATATCGTAAAGTCGCTAAAGAACAGATGACTACATGGAAAAAGAAACTTAAAGAACAGTATCCTTCTATAAGACTTACAAGTTCTAACAAAAGACAAAATGCAACTGATCCAACTGTCAGAAAATTAATTTATGCAATGATGCTTAAGGATAAAAGATTTAGTAGAGATTACCTAAAAACGCTAGATGTTTCTGAAGGCGGAAATGCAGTAAGAGCACACAGAGATCAGCTTTCTCAGTCTAAGAATAAGAATAATCCTTATAAGTATTTAAGAGCAGCCGTTGTTACTCCAACAAATGTTAATTATGAAAGTAAGCAACTTCAGGATTATTATGGTATGGAAAACTATGAAGATAGAGTTTCTGCTGGACCAGTTCGTGCAGAGCAAGATGCAAAAAAGCTTCTTAAAGGTGTTGGTTTTAATTCACTTTCTTCATACGAAAAATATTTAAAAGAAAAGAAAGAAAAAAAGGAAGCAGCAAAGAAACCTAAAAAGTATAAAGAGTTTTTAGCAGCAAGAACTTTAGGCAAGCCAGCGTTGTTTACACCAGCGTTTGCAGGAGCTATTAGAAGAAATAAGGGCGGAATAATACCTGGACTAGCATCATCTGTTATTAATAGACTAACTAATAGATGGCCTGGTAAAAAGCAATTCTATCCACAGGGCTACCAGTACATGCTTGGTAATCAAGATCCACTTCATGGTCCACTTCAAATTGGAATGTCACAACAACTTGCAAGACATTCTGGGTATGATCCAAAAGATGTATCACTTCAAAGAGGTGTTGTATTTAGAGATGATAGGTTTAGTAGATTAAACATTATGCCTCAGTTCCTTACTGGAACAGCAGAAGACCGTGGCAGATATGCAACATCACAATACATGTCTGGAAACCTAGATATTATGGGACAAATGGAAAGATTGGGTAATCACCCTCTCGGACCAATTGCTGCAATGAAAACTCAACAGAAAAAGTTTAGCGGAAAATTATTTAGAGGAATTAAATTAGATAGAACATTTAAGGGTCTGCCAGAAGATTTAATTGAAGCAATTAAAATGGCAAGAGTTACTGGAGATGCTTCACCTTTAATTGGCAAAGAATTCATTATGCGCCGATCATCTTGGAGCAAGAGCCAAAACATAGCAAGCTACTTTGCGCCAGGGAAAAATGTAGACCCAGAATCATTGCTTATAGAAGCTGCTGTAAAAAATAGAAATATTTTACCAGCAGGAGACATGTTCCCAGATAAAGTTTTCCAGGCTCCAGGAGGACAAAATTGGGGCGGTGGAAGATTTAATAATGGATATAGATCAGAACAAGAAGCAATATTTGGTGGCAAGTTTAAGATAGTAGGATTTGATAAAGGCACTCTTCAGGTACAAACAGTTGTCGATGGAGCAAGAGAAGATGGCGGACCAACACAAGCTGGCAAGTCTTATATAGTTGGAGAAAATGGTCCAGAAATATTTATTCCAGAAACAAATGGAAATATAGTTCCAAATGCTGGAGTAAGCGGATCTAGAAAAACAGGCGCTATGGTTGCAAACTATGGTGCAAGCATGGCTGGGTATGGAATTGCAAGCAAGTTAGCTCCAGGAAATATGTTGGCACAAATTGGTGGCGGATTATTAGGCGATGTAGCTGGAAATATGATGTACAACAAGATAATGAATATTGGTCAAGCAGCTGGATCAGCAGCAAACAAAACTTCATTATTAACAAAAGCTTTCCAATTCTTTATTAAGATGCCTGGACCAGTTAAGTTACTTGCTGCAATTGCTGGAGTAGGAATGGCAATTCAAGCAGTCAATAAAAAAATTGAAGAGCATAGAAGAATTGTTAATTCAGCATTTGGATTAGAGGCTTCAACTGTAGCAAAGCTTGGACTACAGTACACAACCCTTGAAGATAAGATGAAGGATTATCGCAAGGCACAAGATTTAGCAAATGCTTCTGCTGCAGCGTTTAAATATACTACAGATAAAGTTGGCGGAGCTCAAGGAATAGATATGACTCAAGAAGAGCTAGATGCTCTTAAGAAGTCATCAAAGAAAGATTTTAAAACAGAAATATCAATGTTTAATACAGCAGGCGGGAATGAAGTTATTCAAAAAGCTACACAGCTTAAAGCAATGTTTGTATCATCTGGAATGGCAGTACAGGATGCAAATGAATTAATTTATGCATTAATATTAAACTCTAATAAGGCAGAAAGCGCATTAACCGCACTTGGAGACAAAGGATTTGGTTCAATTCAAGATAAGGGTACAGCAGCAGCAGCAACACTTAAAACATACTACTCCGTTATTGCAAAAGGAAATACTGATCAAATTGGTAAATCCGTTGATTCCGCATTAAATGCATATATAAATCTAGAGACATCTTTAGTTAATATAAATGATAAGACAAAGCCTATTGTAACTGAATCAGAGGCATACCTAAAGGTTCTTAATAAAATAAAAAATAGCAATGCTGGGAATGCAGAGTTAGGTGATGAAATTTATCTAGCACTTTCTAAGCAGAATGCTGAGCTTGGTAAGATAATAAATACCACAGACACATTTGCATCTGTAATGGCAAAGGTTAAATTAAGTACTTCAGGCCTTTCGTTAGACCTTGCAAATATGGGATCATCTGCTGCAACTGCTCTTTCAATAGTAGTATCAAAGCAACAAGATACTCTAGGATCAACAACTGGCCCCTTTGCCAAGCTTGCAAGAGATATTCAAAACACTGGAAAAGCAAGTGCTGATCAAATTGTAAAAACTTCACAGATTTCTGCAGATGCATTAAATAAGCAGATAGATTTACATAATAAGAATATAAAAAAGATTAAAGAAGAAGCGGATGCCAGAAAGAAGGCATTAGACGAACAGCTTTCAGATGAGACAACATTACTTCAAATTAAAAAGAAGCAGATGGAATATGCTGATGCAGTTGCCGCTGGAGATATGTCTAGAGCTGCACAAGCGCAATTAGATATACAGGCTTTAACAAGAGCTCAAGAAGTTACTGTAGCAAAGCGATCAATTGACGACAAGGCTGAAAAAGATATTAAGGCTCAAGAAGCTGCAATTGATGCGTTAAATAAAAAGCTTGATGGACTTCAAAAAACAGTAAATGCTGCACAAGCAAATGCATCTGCTGCACAAAAGAAATCTGCTGACCTTCAGTCAATGATGGATGAACTAGTTGCATTAACTGTAGCTGGAGCGGATGGAGTTGACTCAAAAGAATCTGCACGTAGAGATGCACTTGTAAATAAATTAACAAAGGCTGGATATAAAGATATTGCTTCTAAGATAACAGGAGCAGTTGGCGGAAGATACGAAGGCAGCACGTTTGTTCCTTCAGGAGATAAGTTAGCAGAATTAAGCAAGGGTTCATTTAATGATGCATATAATGCTTCAAAGAAAGCTTTGGCAGTTTACATAACAGATCCAGAAACAATAGCTTTATTAGGTGGATTAGGAAAGGGAGAGACTCCTGGATTCCAGCCACCAAAGGGAACACCAAAAACTCCTATTATTAATCCTAAAACTCCAGTAAAAGATGTTTCAAAAGAAAAGACAATTCTTGATGCAGCAAAAGCTGCAGCTGGTGGGAAAAAACAAACAACAATGGTTAGCATTAATGATATTGCTTATGAGATATTTAAGTACGGCAACTCACAGTATTTGATGCCAAAGGGCACAAGCGGAAGTGAAATTTATGAATACCTATTTGCAAATGGAGCAGTTACTAGAGGTAAACGAGTAACTGACTTAAAGAGAAACTATAGCATAGGTGGACTAGTATTTGGAGCAGGAACTGCAACATCTGATTCAATACCAGCAATGCTTTCAAATGGAGAATATGTAATTAATGCTGGAGCAGTAAGTGCATACGGCAAAGAAGTATTTGATCAATTTAATAGTAGAAAGTTTGCTACTGGAGGAATGGTTAATCCTTCATTTAGTGTTCCTTCTGGAGCAGTCTCACTTGGCAATAACATGGGTTCACGATATAATGGTGGAGGACAGGTTTACAATTACAGCGCAGGAGGAATTGTCATTAATCCAGCGCAAGGACAAAATGAAAAACAAATTGCAGAATACGTAGTTTCAATTATGGATGCAAAAAATGGCTTAAGAGCAGCAAGCACTGGAGATAAAGGACGGTACCTAAGAACATGATAATGCCAAGAGGATCCATCCTTCAAATAGAAGCTAAAGATTTATTAGCAAGTCCAGCTGGAACCAGCTTAGTTTGGAATAAGGTTACAGAGCACAATAGATCTGCTTTTGATATGAGCCCAATGAGAATTGAGCGCACACAAAGAATGTCCAATGGGTCATTAAGAAAGTTTTATATTGCAGATAAATATAGATTTAACTTAGGCTGGGACATGCTTCCTTCATATAGAACTCTAACTGTTGACGGTGCATGGGGAGCAGAAGACCTAAGATCTTTTTATAATAGCGCAGAAGGCCAGGGCACATTTAAGATTCGTGTAAACTTAGCAAAGACTGGATCAAACCAAGAGTCAAGTGGATATGAAGAGTACACAGTAAATATAACTGGATGTAACTTTGCAATTGCTAAGCGTGGGCTACAGCCACATTGGAGTGTATCTCTCTCACTGGAAGAAGTATAATGATTACTGCATCCGATGATTTAAAAAATGTATTAAAGCAAAATGTCTCAGTAAAGACATCTACTCAGACTACCATCGAATATAATATGAACTCATTAATTGATGGTATAACTGTCACATCTACAAATACAGATACAGAGTATACAAACAAAATTGAAAATTGGCCAAGCGGAAAGCCAAACCCATTTAAAAAACTTTTTCCAATGGATTCAGTTATTAAACCATTTAGACCATTAAATCCTGGAATCAGATATTTTATATTTAATACTAATGATCCTTATAAAGCTATAATTGATCCACGTAAAATTTCTTACCCAACAGCAAGTCCTAGAACTTACTATCCAGGAATATCAACTTTTTATAAATATTGGGTAAGCCCAGAAGGTTCAAATGCTAATCTTACAGTAACATACAAACAAACTTCATCAACAGGCGGAAACAAAGCAGCACTTGCAAATAAGATAATTATAAGATTTGAAAAATATCATCAGCTTCCTTCTGGATACACTGTAACAATTACACCAGTAACTGGATCTCCAATAACAACTTCTACATATACAGCAGATTCTAATGGACAAGCTGCAATATATTACAACGGAACTACGTGGACAAATATTGCACCATCAGAACCAGTTTCATATGCTTCACCGCAAGAAATTAAATCAATTACTTTAAATGCAACAAATCCAAGCGGCACAAATATAATTGGAGTTATAGAGTTATCTGCTAGATGGATAAAAGATATATCTTCAGACATTATAGATTTTTCTGTAAACAAAGAATCTTCTGATTCAGCAGATGGCATTCTTCCAGTTGGAATTGTAACAGCCAATACCTTAAGCATAAATTTAGTTAAATATGATCAGACAGCTCTTAAGTATGTAAACTATAATAGAGAGTCTACCTCTTTTGATAGCACACTCACCTACCTTGCAAAGAATGCTGAAATTAAAACATACATAAATGTTCATCATGCAGCAGGCTCAATAACAAACGGATCTGATAAATACGATAAGCTAATCCAAGGAACATTCTATATTGACTCCTCTGAAATTGGAGAATATGGAGATGTATCTTTAACTGCGTTAGACTCAGCAAAGTATCTAATGGAAACTTATGCCCCAGAGATTATATGCGAAGACTATCCAGTTACTGCAATATTTAGAAGACTACTAGACTCAGTAGGGTTTTCTAATTACGGATTTAACATTAAAGATAACGAAACATCTGTACCCACAATTCAGTATTGGTGGAGCGATGGAACGCTAACTGTATGGGAAGCAATACAAGAATTATGTAGAGATATTCAAATGAACGCATTTGTAGATGAGAATAACATTCTTCAATTTTATAGCAGAGACTACATATATGATGCAAGTACTAGAACTACCAACTGGGGATTTAATTATGCCACCGACGGCACAACCCTTGCAAACATAGTACAGTTCTCACAAAAAGAAGTTTCATCAGCAAACTCAGTAAAGGTTTTATGGCAAAGCCCATTGACATCAAACTACAATGGAACATCTGGCCCACTCTGGGAATCAGCAGAAGCATTTCTATCTGCAGGTGCTTTAAGAAAAACAATTACAGCAAACTCAAATGCAGCAAGTACCGAGCTTTCTATTGATACAGTTGTGCTCGATAACTACTCTTTACAATACAGTTTATATAATTTTCAAGGATACGTTCTTATTGATTCTGAAATAATAGAGTTTGATGCAATTGAATATCAGTATACAGATCTTTCTAATGCACCTCAAGTAGCGTGGCTAACATCTCAGTCAGATGTAAGCAAATATCGTGCATTATCTAAACCAGGATATGCAGATCCTAAGCTTCCAGAAACTGCATACTTTAAGCCATCAGGCAGATACAGAGTTAAAACCAGAGGGGCGCTTGGAACAACACCAGCATTTCATGCTGCAACAGCAAATACAAGATTAAGCGAATGGTCTCAATATACAAACAATGGATCTGGTAAAGTCGGTTCAATTACATCAATACCACTAGACCCGTCAACAGCAAATAAATATAAATCATATTTAACAATATCTAATACTAATACTGCAGCAAAAAGTTATAGCTTAGCTTATAGGCCATTTAGCGCAGTTACAATTCCATCTAGCACAAACGTAACTGTAACTGGAGAAAGCGGAACAGTAACAGTAAAGAGTTACACAGAATCGTATTTTAGTTTTGGAACAACATTATTTATTCAATCTGATATTACTGATACAAAAGGAAAGTATCCAAAGCAAGGTGGAGGTCTAGGATTCTTTGTAAATTCTTCTGGATCAGATGGCTACTTTATTTTATTAGAAACATTGTCTTCTGCTGCTTCAACTGGACAAAAAACAATTAGAATAGCAAGAATGAAAGCTGGCGTACTTACAACTTTAACTGATAGCCAGAAGACTGATCAAAAAACTTTATCAGCAGTATTTGGAAATCAGTCACACATTATAGATGTAAAAGTAAAACTATTAGGTAAGTTTATTTATATAGATGCATATATAAATGGATTTAAAATATCCGCAGTAGACCAAGCAACAGCAGCCAATGCTGGCCTAATAGCTCCAACAACAAACGCTGGACTAATTTGCCACCTACCAAGCACTACTGGAATATATGATTATATATATGGAATTGATATATCAAAAGCTAAATATATTTCTGGAACATCAAATATTTATCAAGGACAATTTTCAAACGATTTAGTCGAGACTGCTTTCGGAGACATCATATATAATGCAAATACTTCAGAAGACGGCATACCAGTAACTAAGACCTCGATAGATGAATTTGGAACTGTGGTTAGAGAGATAGCTAAGGTTACAACTAAGTTTGATAGCCGACCAGCATATCCTCTTAAATGGACAACAGGCATGAATAAGTTTGCAAAGATACTTGGTTCAAAAGTTTCAAACTTTGGCGGGGAAGCATACGTGCTAAACAATTCATCATCTACTATTCCTTTGGCAGATGGAGGATTTTCAAACTTCTATGTATACGGAAACACATTAGGTCAATCGGGGCAGCTAGAATATTCAACAGATGAGTCTGCAGAATATGCAAACAAAGAGCCTGTCGTATTTGAATCTAAATGGATTCAGTCTTTGTCGGATGCAAAAGCTTTGGCCACATGGATTAAGCAAAAAGTTATAAACAGAGGTAAGATTGTAGAGCTTTCAATATTTGGAAATCCAATTATTGGGGTTGGTGATATAGTTACAATTAATTATCCTTATAATGGATTTGCGGGCACCGAAAAACTTATTGTTACAAACGTTAATCAGTCATACTTTGAAGGATTGGAGACTACCATTAGCTGCAGAACCCTGTAGTATTCCAAATGGTATAATGATAAAATGAGAATTCCAATACAACAAATCGTAGACGCAGCACCAATTGTTATTGACGAGAACGATCCAGATTTAGTTTTTCTTAATCCAAAAAAAGTAATAACAACTAAAAATGGAAAAGCGGTATACGATAAATATGTTGGATATGTACCAGGCGGAGACGGAGGAAATGGAGGAGGAGATGGCCCACCAGAACCACCAGAGCCACCAAAACCACCAGTTAAACCAGATATACCAAGTTTAAGTGATATAGAAAGTATTACTTACGAACAATATTATGATTCTTCAAATAAGGCTAGAATTAAAGCTATAATTAAAATAAGAAATTCTAGCTCAAAGGCACAAGAAGTAGAAGGGGTAGATGCTAGGATATATGACCCTAGCTCATGATATGATAAAAGGAACTTATATTTTTAAAGAGAACGGCATAGAGGTTGCACGTTCATCTAATGTTATAACAAAATTTGGAAAAAGATTTCTTACAAATTTTATAGCTGGCAATGTTGACTTTAACAATAAAGATTTAGCCATAGGAATTGATTCAACTGCGGCTACGGTTAATGATACAAGACTAGGATTTGAGTTCTATAGATTACCTGTAGAATTTGGATCAACGGATATTCAAACAACAGGCGGAACAACAACATATTCTGTTGTATATAAAACAACTATACCTGTAGATGTGTCTGGAACAATATCAGAGGTTGGCTTATATCCATCAACAAGACTTTCTACAAACAACTACGATAGTAAATTTTTAGCAGACTTTAATAGCTACTTAGACTGGTATGATCCATCTGGTAATCATCCAGCAGTATCTACAACTGGTCCAAAAATTGGAGACAATGTTATTACAATGACTTCAAATGGAACATCTACAAAAGAATACACATTACCTTTATCTGGATTAGATATATCAGGATATAGCGTAAACGATTCTATTAAGCTAGCTTATTACAAAAACGATGCAAATCTTGAAAAGATAGTTATTAAATTTTATAGCTCAGACACAGACTACTACTATTATAATTTAGCTGCAGCTTCTGGAACTGGGTATAAGATAAGCAGCGACATTTTGCTAAGCTCATTAGTGGCATTTGGTTCACCAAATAAATCTGCAATAAATAAAATTGGAATAGTAATTGATCCACTATCATCCGCAACAACTGTTGGTCTTGACGGACTAAGGATAAATGATGAAGATACCTTTGACCCAATCTTTGGAATCATTAGTAGATCTGTTTTAGGATCAGCATTAACAAAATTAGCTGGAAGACAAGTAGACATAGAGTATCGGTTAGACTTGGGATTCTAAAATGGCATATGAGGATTTACTTAAAGATACGAGTGCGGTAGCACCAGATGATAATAACAAGTTTATTATCACTATACTCGACCTTAATTTAAGTACTACATATCCAATTCAGTTTAGATGGAAATATAAAGACGGAACATTTGGTAAATGGTCTACATCTAAACTATTAACAACTCCTGGAGAATCGTTTCCAGATACACCAGGATTTTCCCAGACAGACGTAGTTGGCGGTCCAGAGTATATCAAAGTAACTTGGGGCGGATTAAATGCTTCTGGAAATGCATTTACAAATTATGACAGAATAGATGTTTATATATCTGGTTCGCCATTTGATGGGTCTAAACCAGCAGCATCTTTTAAAACTCCTGGCACACAAATATTAAAAGCGCCTCAAGGCGAGTATCTTGTTGCATTATATGCGGTATCAGTTGCTGGTACTCGCTCAGCAGTAAGCGCAGATTTCTCAGTTATAGTAACTGCACAAGGCGAAACAATTGAGACACCAACAAACCCAAATGGTTTTTCAATAGATAGAGTCCTGGGAGGAATATTAGTTAATTGGGCTGGTACATATGCCAATGGAACATTCACAGGATTTGAGGCTATAAAAATATATGTCGGTACAAGTGCAACTGCAACACCTGGCACATATAAAGAGGCTGGTGTTTTAACAGGAAACAATGTAAAAAATACAATAACTATTCCAGTTGATGGAACCTATGTTAGATATAATCTACCAGTATACGTTCATGCAGCAGCAGTAAATAAAAATGCAGTTGTTGGCACACTACAACAAAATGTCGCAAGCGATTTACTTGGCGCAAGATCTGCAATATCTTCTGATTTGGCAGATGAGATTATTACAAATGCTAAATTAGTTGCAGACTCAGTAACTGCAACAAAAATTGCATTAGGTGCAATTACAGAAGTTAAAATTGATACTGGCGCTATAACAGCAGCAAAAATTGCTGCGGGTGCAGTTACAGAAACTAAAATTGCAGATAATGCTATTAGCTCTCCTAAAATTGTAGCGGGAGCAATTGATGCTGGTAAAATTGCAGCAGGAGCAATTACGGCAGAAAAAATAGATGCTTTAGCAATTAGCGCAGATAAAATTCAGGCAAATGCAATTACCTCAGATAAAATTGTTGCTAATGCTATTACTGCTGGTAAAATTAATGCATTAGCAATTACTTCAGAAAAAATTGCAGCAGATGCTATTACTGCAACTAAAATTAAAGCAGGAGAAATTGATGTTTTAAAACTAGCAGCTGGAACAATATCTGTCAATAATTTAGAGTCTGGAACAATAACAAGTACTTCCTATATACGAGCAGGTAGCAAAAATATTTCCACGGGACTTGGCGCAAGAGTAGAAATTTCTTCAGCAGCAATTGAAGACGGAACAGTAGATATTGCAGCAGGACTTTATGTTTATAATTCATCTGGAGTTGCAGTATTAAGTGCTCCGCTGTCTGGTGGATTAACAATTCAAGGCGGAGGAACATTTACTGGAGACTTGTCAGTAGGTTCTGGATCATCTAAATTTGGATCAGACTCAAATGGTATCTGGCTTGGCTCAGATACATATTCAACTAACTCAACATTTCGTGTAAGCAGAAGCGGATATATGACAGCAAACTCTGGAACTGTTGGAGGCTGGAGTTTAACTGATAGCTATATGCAAAACGGCGCTGGTACATTTAAAATTAGTAGCGCAGACTCTGCAGTTTATGTAGGTAACAGTGCAAGTACACATATTAGAATTAGTGCATCTGGTGGAATTGCAACATATAATGGCGGATCTCAAGTTTCAGGATTTAATTTAAGTACTGATGGGACATTAACATTAAAAGGAAGTATTACTGCAACTACTGGATATATTGGAAACCCAGCATCTGGAAACTCTTGGACAATTGGTTCTGATGGAATAACATCTAATGGATCTGCAAAAATTCAAGTTGGTGATTATACAATTACTAGCGTTAGCAATACAGACTTTACTATATCACAAGCAAGTAATGGTTATAATTTATTAAAGACTGAATCAGTTTCTGGGGCTACAGATTCCCCATTAAGAATATTTCTTGGAAATAGCATAAGACAGGTTGAGGTAGCAAAACCAGCTCAAATATCTGGAAACGGAACTTCTAATTATGATGGATATAATGCAACAACTACAAATGCTTATAGATCTGGTGGACTTAGAAATATGTATACTGTTTCAAAGAGTAACTTAATTTCATCAATATATCCTTCCGCCTCAAATGGAGACGTTCTTTTAGTTTATGATTCAACAGTAGGTATTTAAATGGGAATGTTTTTAAAAGATTCTTCAGGAACATTTAGAAGTATTCCAAAAATATTTTTAAAAAACTCTGATGGCACATGGAGAGGTGTAGTTTCTGCCTACTTAAAAGATTCACTAGGAACATGGAGACTATTTTTTGGTGCAGAATACTTAAACCCTTCTGTGCTATTTGAGCCAGCTTTAGTATCAAATGACTCCATTGGTAGATTTAAGCAAGGCTCGACTTTAAGTTTAGATAGAGGTATATGGGACGGAAGCCCAACATCATATTCTTTAACAATTCAAGGTACTTTAGATAGTGGCGCTACCTGGACTGATTTTGCAACAGGATCTGGAACAAGTGTAACTTATCTTTTAAATATAAGTGATGTGATGTATCCTTCATATTCATTTAGAGGTAAAGTAGTTGCAACAAATACTTATGGGTCTACAACTTTTTATACATTAATAACACCATCAATATTAAGTTTGCAAATAAATGGAATCGTATCTTTACCAACTCAAAATGGAGCAACATTCTCTTGGACAGTAAATCCTTCAACTTCAGGATATAGAGCTTCCCAAAGAATAGAATTTTATTCAGTTTCAAATCCGTCGGTAACTCCAGTATATACATATAATGTTCCTACTAATTCAGCAAACTCTGCAGTAGTAAGCAATGCAGCTCTTACTACATCAACACAATATAATGCTGTCATAAAAATTGTTTCTTTAGATAGCTCTAATACAGTTAACTTTAGCAGCGATATATTATTTACTACAGCATCTTCTTTGGTAAATACAGTTGCTCCATCAATTACTGGAACAAAACAAGAGGGACAAACAGTCACAGCTAATCCAGGAACCTGGTCTGGAAATGGAACAATTACTTATGCATATCAATGGCAGTATGCAGTGCAAACTGCTGGATCTAATTATTCTTATTATGATATACCAGGAGCTACTGGAAGCACTTACTTTATACCTTATAACTATAATGAAACATATGTTGATAAGGGAATAAGGCTAAAGGTTACAGCAACTACAGTAGATACTCCAGGAGGAGTAATTGCTTATTCTCAAAGCTATGCAGTTGCAGATTTTGCAGTTCCAGTTGGAACAGATGATACAGTTACATTTTCACGAGATTCTTCCAGTAATTATAATTTTTCAATAACAAATACAGGAACTTGGACTGGTACTCCAACATCTTATAGATACCAATGGTATACATACGAGTCAACATTTGGAGGAAACTATTCCTGGTTTCCAGTATCTGGAGCAACATCTAGTACATTTAATGCTTCAGGAGTAAAGTTATTTGAAATTATGCCAATTGTTTGGGCTTCAAATCCTGGAGGAGAAAGCGATACTGGATACAGTTTAACTAATACAAATGGAACTAGACCTGCTGGTAACATAGGATCTATATCTGCAGCTGCAACACAGGTAGTAAAATATACCGCTCCAATCATTGGTTCTTTTTCTGTTACTGGTGGAGCTGGATCTATAACATATAGTTATTCCGTAACTGGAGATGATCCAACCAAAACATTAGCAATATCTTATTCTGGTGCAGCTACAGGTAGTTTTACTCCAGCAGCAAGCGGATCTACGCAGACTGGTCTGGCCGCAGGAACATATAACTTTGTTTTAACTGCAACAAACTCCGTAAGTGGAAATAGTTATTTTGTAACATCAACAGTTGCAAATATTATTGTAACAGCACCACTAACAGCTCCAGTAAATACTTTAGCCCCAGCAGTAACTCCAGTAACTGGAACAGCTGGAGTAACAACATACACTTCAACAACTGGAACATGGACTGGAAACCCAACACCAACTTATGCTTATCAATGGCAAACCAACGATCAAGGTTCTTTGTGGGTTTCTATATCTGGAGCAACTTCATCTACATATTCTCCAGCTAGTAATTATACTTCTGTATATAATAATACATTAAGGTGCAGAGTTACTGCAACAAATAGCCAAGCTAGCGTTGCTGCATTTTCTAATGAAGTTGTAGTTAATACACCTCAATATACAGTTACATATGATTATCAATCAGCCACAGGAGGAAATACAACAGCTTCTGCTACTGTAAATGCTGGTTCATCAACATCTCTTCCAACCCCAACTAGAACAAATTACACATTTGGTGGATGGTATACAGCAATTACTGGTGGTACATTTATTGGAAACGGGGGATTTGCTTATACTCCAACAGCAAGCATTACTTTATATGCAAGATGGACAGCCATAAACTGGACAGTGAGTTGGGATGCAAATGGTGGAACCGTTAGCCCAACATCAAACACTGGAATACAGGGTTCAACAGTAACTGCGCCAACACCTACCCGTACAAACTTTACATTTTTATACTGGAGAGATTCTTTATCTGCAGTAAGCTATCTGTATCAGCTAAGCGCAGGCGGAACATGGACACAATCACAAACTATAACATTCTATGCTTGGTGGCAACAAATTACATATGTTGTTACCTATAATGCTAACAGTGGAACCGTTAGCCCAGCATCTGCAACAGTAAATGCTGGATCTGCAACAACGCTTCCTACTCCAACAAGATCTGGGTTTACATTTAATGGATGGTATACAGCAGCATCTGGGGGAACCTTAGTAGGAGCAGCAGGAGGATCCTATACACCAACTGCAGCAATTACACTATATGCACAATGGACTGCAGTAGTAGTTAACTACACTATGACTTGGAGAGCAAATGGTGGTTCTAGCGGAGATCAAACAACAGGGCCGTTTGCATCAGGCAGTGCACATACTGCACCAAGCCCAGGAACAAGGGCTGGATACACATTTGCTGGTTACTACGACACAGCTTCTTTAGATTTTACAGTTGGGCCAATTGCATCTGGTGGAACTTATACTCCAACAGCTAATACCACACTACAGGCAAGATGGACTGCAATAGTTCCGAGCATTACTCAAATTGTTGTTTCTGGAAACGTAACTGCGGGAGTTACATGTGCAGTTACTGGGACAAATATGGGCTCTATACAGTATACATTTTATGCCAGAGATACAGGCACAAGCGCTTGGACTCAAATTTCTGCTGGTACTGCAGCTCCATCTAGCGCAACATCTGCAAGCATTTCTACAACTGGTTCTGTAGGAACTTTGCCAGATCAATACTATGTTGATATGCAGCCATTTTTTGGAGCAAGATCTACATCTGGAGCTAATGGGGGAACTGGAACTGCTGGTACGCTAAGATCTACATCTGGAAGTCCAAAAAATAATCAATCAGGATCGGTAACGGTAAACTTCTAATGATAAATAATGATGTTAAAATAGATTTTATTAAACAACACCAGGGAGAGAACCTTGTCCAAATTTCTTTAATACAGGATCAAATAAAGTTTACTACAGACCAAGTATTAATAGATGAATATAATAATAAAATTAGTGATCTTCTAGCTCAAAATACCGCTCTAGAATCATTAAAAGAAACACTCATTTGATGTTTGACCAGATCAAATACGAATGCTATAATATGAAAGGAGGCAAAAAATGACATATGAATTAACAACACAGGAAAAGACTGATATACTTAATCAGCACCTTAGAAATCTAGAACTATCTATTTATAACCTAACGTTATCAATTCTAGAAGAAGAGGCAAAGTCTACTCCAGAAGCAGCAATTCTTTCATCATATAACTCTGATCTTTCAGATTTAAATGCAAAGAAGACAGCTTTACTTGACGAATTAGCGTCTCTTTAAAGAATAGGATATATTATGGATAAAGCGGAATTAGTAATTACCGCCTTACAACAGCGTATTGGTGAATTGGTATCAAGTTATGAAACTCAGGTTGCAATATTACGTGCAGAGGTTACTCAACTTCTTGAAAGAGAAAAGGCTAAAGATGAAGCTGTTCAAGAGTACTCAGACTCACTTAATAACCTCACCAACTAATTTCCCATCAGGCCTTGCTGTTAAAACAGACAAGGGTACTTATTGGATTAAAGACGGAAAAAGATTTAAGTTGATCTCTGATAGAGCAACAAAGTCATGGTCTTTCCCAACCGTTAATGCAACCGAGTCCGCTATATCTTCAATGAAGATCGCAGGCAAGCTTGGATTTAGGGACGGGACCTTGATAAAGAATATAGCAGATGGTAAACTATATTTGATATCACAGAATAAAAGAAGGCACATAATAGACCCAGATACATTTGAAAAATATGGATTAGATAGATCTAATATAATAGAAGTAAGCGAGTCTGAAGCCAATATGCACGAACTAGGAGAAAATTTATAATGCCATTAGATCCATTTAAACCAATTACATTTAATGAGGGTGAACCTTTAGATCCCAACAAATTAAATGATATGCAAAAGAATACTAATGTGGCATATCAGGCATCAAATGTTGTATATAATTCAACATTAAATGCTCAGTCAAATCCTATTGTTCCAGTAATTAAAAGCGGTAACTTACAGTTTGGCAAGATGGCTGCTAAAGAAATTAAAACTTTAACACTCCCAAGCGACCTCCTTGTAGCAGGACTACCGACCCCACAGGTCGTTGCTTCATTTAGAAGCAAAGGTGCAAAAGATCAAATTGTAACAGTTAGTGTTCATGAAATTTCAACAAACCCATCAATCACAGTATATACAAGCACCGAAATAAGTAACTGCCTTGTTGACTGGATTGCAGTTACATACAAAGAAATAACTACTTCGTAGTTGACAGCATAACTCAATATGTTACACTTAGGGTGTAACATCAAAGTCACGCACCCGTGACTTTTTTCGTATAAAGGTATATAAATGTCTAACGATTTAAAATGGATGATATCATCTGATCAGCAGTTCCCATATCAAGACGACAAAGCAATTGAGCTTTGGTTCAAGGTTATGAAGTGGTTTAAGCCAGATGTGGTTGATTACGCTGGAGATACAGACGATCAGGCATGCTACAGTAAGTACACAGAGGGACGCTCTGCAGAATTTTTAAAATTGCACAAGGATGAGAATGGACAACAGATTGTTCCACTTATGCAGCACGAAGCAAAGCTTGCAAGAGATTTTTATGCAAAGACAAGAAAGATTGCTGGCAAAGACGCTCAGCTGTTTTCTGCTTTAGGAAATCACGACATCAGAGTATTTGATTATATTGATGCCAAGCTTCCAGATTATATTAATGCGGTAACGCCAGAAACTTTATGGAGCCTAGACTCATTGGGCTACGAGTATATCTATTACAATGAACTACCTAAGCGCAGATTTGGAGACATGCATATTCATCATGGTGTTGCTATTTCTCAAAATGCTGGAGAGTCTGTTAAGAAAGACATCGACAACTTCGGGGTTTCTTTAATTAGAGGACACTCGCACAGAGCTGGAGTTATGTATCAGACTTATGAACTTCGCAATAACGGTAAGGGTGAAATTCTTCGTGGCTATGAGCTTGGACATATGTGTGATGAGAAGAGTGATGGAATGAAATACTCAACTACACACAACTGGCAGAAGGCTTTTGCTATTGCTCATATTGTAAATGACTATCCACACATGCAGTTAATTCATATTAACCAAGATTACTCATGTGTTGTCGACGGGAAAACATTTACTTTATGATGACCTGCGGTAGATGTAATGGTAGGGTTTTTATAGATAGAGTATTTTCTCAAAAACTACATATGGAATTGTTTTGCGTAATGTGCGGAAAACGATGGATGATTAATAAAGAAACGAATGCGCTGGCAAAATGTCTAGATCAAAAGGAAAGTCTACACGCAAAAAGTTTCTCTATTTCTTCTTAAATAAGAAGTTGCATAAGGTGCTTAGGGCATCTCGTGCAAAAGATGAGATTATTGCTTGGTGTTATCCAGATAAGAAAAGAGTTCTATATTCTTATTCTCAGGTTAATAAGCACATGGAAAATGCATACTCAATGGTGCAGGTTGGAAAGATCTTAAATAAACATAAGATTACAATTGAGGATTATATCTTAGACGGCAAAATTAAAGAGCCACAAAGATTATATCCAATAGGAAATCCAGAAAGCACATGGTCTAAGTATATGTTTAGTGAAGCAGATATATTTGATCTTCACCAATTTATATTAGACTCAGGGTATGCCTCTGAGATGCCATCAAAAAATGAATTATCAGCTATTCTCAAAAACAATTTAATACTGTATACTAAGACCGAAGAGGGCAAGTTTGTCCCAGTATGGAAGGCGGAGTAATGTCAGAGACCAAGGTAAAGGTGGACTTGTCGTTCACACGCAATTTAGGAAACTATGAAAGTATCAAGATAGGTATTGGAGTAGAAGATACAATTCGTCAAGGCGAAAATGTAGATACCGCAACTGAAAGAGTATATAAGTTTGTTGAAGATAAGCTTATTGAAAAAACTCGTGAGGTAGAGGAAGAGCTAAAGCGTGGCAAATGAGAAAGAGCCATATGTACTAATTGGGCTGTACGAAACTTTGTATAAAGAGAAGTATGGCAAGAAGCCTACCATGAATAAGTTTCGTGAAAAGTGGGCCATGAAGGATGTCATAGATAGCGTAGGCCTTGACCGAGCTAAAGAGATTTTGATATACTACTTTACTCTTACTAAAGGCGGACACCCATTGCAGTTCTTTTTCTACAATTTTGATAGACTAAATACTGCAATTATGGAAGTTGAAAAGGATAAAGAAAGACGTCGTTTGTTGCTAGAAGAAACGAAAAATATGGTTCAAAGAGGCGGAATAGAATGAACACAGAAGCAACACTAATCTCAGCAGTGTGTAAGAATAAAGACATAAGTACTCTACTTGCTGATAACGTAGATGATCTATTTACCTCTCACAAAGATATCTGGGAAGGCTTAAAGTCATATTACTATAAATTTAAAGCAGTGCCAGAAGCGGGAGTGCTACTTGAGAAGTTTAAAGATTTTGAGATTGATACTAATGTAAAAGCTGAAACTGGATATTATTTAGATAAGCTTAAGAATGAATATCTTTCTAATAGACTTAAGAATATTATTATTAAAAGCGGTTCAATGCTTAAAGAAGATGCCGCATCAAGAGTTTTATCAGAAATGCAAGCACAGCTAGCTTCTCTTAGTAAGTTTACAAGTAATGTTCGTGATTTAGATATTACAGATGCAGACAATGCCATTAAACATTTTGAAGCAACAAAGGTTCGTTCTGTTGAAATGGGCGGATCTCCTGGAATTAAAACTGGGTTTGAAGCAATTGATTTAGCATATCCAACAGGAATGGCTCCAGGACATTTAATTGTTGCTATTGGTTGGCCAGGCCGTGGTAAGACATGGTTTACATCCTATCTTGCATGCAAAGCATGGGAGCAAGGATTTAAGCCTATGATCGTATCACTTGAAATGTCGCCAGAAAATATGCGTGACCGTATCTATACTATGTTGGGTTCTGGTTTATTTAAAGCTAGCGAATTAGCAACTGGAGATATTAATATTGATGATTTTAGATCATGGTCTAATAAGAAGTTTGAAAACAAAAATGGCTTTGTCCTTGTATCAAATGAGGGAATGGCAGAAGTTACACCAGCAACTATTCAAGGAAAGATTGACCAGCATAAGCCAGATCTAGTTATTCTTGATTATCATCAGCTATTTTCAGATAACAAAAAGAGCATGGGTGCTACAGAGCGTAACATGAATATCTCTCGTGAGTTCAAGATGCTTGCTATGACAAACAATATTCCAGTTATTGATATTACTGCAGCAACCATGGATGACGTTTCAGATCAAGACAACCCTCCGATGCTTTCTCAGGTGGCATGGTCTAAGGCCATTGAGTATGATGCTGATATGGCTATCGCTATTCATAAGTACACTGGCACTCAAATGATTGAAGTTGTTTCAAGAAAGAATAGACATGGACAAGAGTTTGGGATGTATCTAGACTGGGATATCAATCGTGGTATCGTCAAAGAGATTTATGAAAATCCTTTTGCGAATGACGCACAAAAGAATTAAAAGATTTCAAATCGATGTTGAGTTTGGGGATAACGCACAGTTAATAAGCTTAAGGCCTCAGTATGAAAATTTATTAATACATGATATGAGGTCTAAGGGATACGTCAGGGTACTTGACATAGACCCAGCTTTTTCGGTAGAATTCACAGGTGAAACATGGAAGTTCTTAATGACTCTCCATGGCGTATACGTAGGAAAGAAGAAGGCATGGCAATCAGAGGGCATAATACAAAGCAGGTTGATACCACGCAATATTCCCCAGCGCACATTAAGTCAATATTAAAATCAATTGGCTTGGAGATAGTTGGAGAAACAAACAACGATTTCCTATGCTACTGTCCATTTCATTCTAATAGACACACCTCCAGCTTTAGCGTAAGCCGTGAAAAAGGAGCATTCATTTGCTTTAACCCCTCATGCGGAGAAGCTGGAACCCTACTTGAATTAGTAAAGCGCACAATGCACAAGAATGATTTTGAGTCTATGAGATTTATATCATCAAAAGAAACGGAAGCCCTAGAGAATTTTGATGAACTACTTAATGATGCTATAGCCGACACACCCACCTTTCAAGAATTTCCACATGAGACTTTAGTTAAATTAAATGATGATCTAGTTACCGAATGGAAAGCTCAGAAGTATTTTGAGTCTAGAGGAATCAATATGGATTCAGGTAAACATTTTAATTTAGGATATTCAAAAAATATGGATATGGTAACGGTTCCAGTTCATAGTCCAGACGGAATGCCAATTGGTATTGTTGGAAGATCTATTGAAGGAAAGTCATTTAAAAATAGTACCAATCTTCCAAAGAGCAAGACATTATTTAATGTTCACAGAGCAAAGAAAATTGGAGACCATGTAATTGTTGTAGAGTCCAGCTTTGATGCAATTAGAATTCATCAGGCTGGCTTTCCAAATGTTGTTGCAACCCTAGGAGGGTTTTTGTCAACAGAGCAACATCATTTACTTAATAGATACTTTAATAGAATAACTATAATGACAGACTCAGATTTAGCTGGCAGAGAGTTGGGCTTGAGCATAGCTAATAAATTAAGAATGAAAGACATCTTGTGGTCCTCTTACTCTTATGGTAAGATATACCCACATGATGCAAAAGATGCAGGGGATATGACTGATGAAGAAATTAAAACCTGTATTAAAAATGCTGTATCCGATATAGAATACAGATCTTGGAATCAATGATATAATAGTAATACAGATGGATATATACCATCAACTATATAACAAGGAGAAAAAATGGGAATCGTAAAAGGTTTAAAAGATTTAAATAAAGTAATGGATAAGCCACAGTCTTCAGGTGGTTCAGATGGAGTTAAGGCACGTTGGGCCAAACTAGAGGATGCAGAGAGCGTTAAGATTCGTTTTCTCCAAGAACTAGATCCAGACTCACCAACATATGATGAAAAATTAGGTCTGGGATTTATTGCCGTTGAGCACACAAACCCGAAAGATTACCGTCGCAAGGCGCTATGTTCTATGGAAGACCAAGGTAAGTGCTACGGTTGCGAACAGCATCGCAAAGATTATAAAGCTGGTTGGAAGGGTCGCTCACGTCTATACATTAATGTTTTAATTGATGATGGAAAAGAAGACCCATATGTTGCAATTCTTTCACAGGGATCAAGCGGAAAGACAATTACTCCTACATTAATTGAATACGCTGGTGAAATGGGTTCAATTACAAACCTTATGTGGCGCATTAAACGCTCAGGTACTAAGACAGACACAAGTTATACAATTATTCCATTGGCAAAAGATGAGTCTAAGTTTGACACATCTTCTTTGGAATTGTATGATTTAGAAACAACAGCAGTTAGAGACATGCCATACACAGAGCAAGATGCATTTTTTGCTGGTGAAGGCGGAAACAATAGCGAAGATTCATCTTCAACAGATTCAAATCTAGCCTGGTAGTTTGTTGGGGAGCAGGCAACTGCTCCCCATATGCCAGAGTAGCCCAGCGGTAGAGGCGGTAGACTTAAAATCTATACAGCGTGGGTTCGAATCCCACCTTTGGTACACAATAGAAAACGGCGGACATGATTAGTTTAGAAATACCAGATCCATTTGAAACCTTTGTTTCAAATAAATACAAAAACTTTAAAGGCATGCTTTATGACTTCTTTGGACAAGAATGGCATATGAATTGCGGTTGTTGTAATGAAGATTTATACGCACCAACAAAAAAGATTATGACAAAGATTAGACTTTATCATACTAGAAATGAATGTACAGGCGGATACTAATGAGCGAGATATGCAATAAATACGGTTGCAGTTTTGAGCTGGACCTTGACGGTCAAGTCACATGTTCATCTTGTGGAGCAATGGATGATGACAAACAAACAATTTCTTTAGAACATTTTGAAAATCAGGTGGACTTTGAGTAATCAGTTTACACACCTTCACGTTCATTCATACTATTCATTAATGGATGGACTAAATTCACCTAAAGAATTATGTCAAGCTGCATTAGATGCAGGGCAGACAGTAATTGCAATTACAGACCATGGAACATTGTCTTCACATCGTGAAATGCAGATTGCTGCAAAAGAATTAGGTATCAAGCCAATACTTGGAGTAGAAGCGTACATATCTCCTACAGATAGATTTGATCGCTCTTCTAAAACAGATAAATCAATTCAAGCCTACAACCACATAATATTGTTGGCTAAAAATAAAAAGGGATTAGAGAATATTAACAAGCTCCAAGAGCTTGCATGGAATGAAGGCTTTTATCATAAGCCACGTATCGATAGAGAGGTTTTAAATGAATACAAAGAGGGCATTATTGTTCTTTCTGGATGTCTTAATGGGCTTATTTCGAAGTGCATTGAAAAAGGTGAGTTCAAAGAAGCAAAGCTTATCCTACAAGATTTTAAGAAAAATTTTGCTGAGGATTTCTATATTGAAGTGCAGTCTCACAATCCCCAAGAAATAAATTCAAAGCTTCTTGAATTAGCGGATGAGCTTAAGATTAAAGCGGTGGCAACTGGAGATGCTCACTTTGCTAAAGAAGAAGATAGAATTCTAGAAGAGGCCATGCTTATCTTGTCTACATCCCCAAAGTTAGATAAGGATTCAGACTTTGATATGTCTAGAAATATAAAAGACATGCTAGATAGATTTAATTACTTATATCCTGACCGTAGAATATCATTCCAGGATATGAATTTATTTATCCAGAGCCGCTCAGAAATTGAGGCTGATTTTAATAAGGCTGGAATTGCTCGTACAGATATTTATGAAAATACAATGGAAATTTCTAATAAGGTTGGAGACTATGACTTCTATCAAGGCCTAGACCTCCTACCAGTCCCAAAGACCGATGCTGATGATAAGCTTAGAGAGATGACTCTAAAGGGCTTAGAGAGGCTTCAGAAGGCTTCTGATGAGGTTTATCTGGCACGTGTAGAAGAAGAGCTATCGGTAATTGCCTCTAAAAACTTTGCCTCTTACTTTCTAGTTGTTGGAGATATGATTAATTGGGCAAAAGAAACTGGCATCCGTGTAGGTCCAGGACGTGGTTCTGCAGCAGGTTCCCTAGTCTGCTACGCCCTTGGAATCACAGACGTGGATCCAATTAAATATAACTTATTGTTCTTTAGATTTATTAACCCAGAACGTAATGACTTTCCAGATATTGATACAGACTTTGAAGACCGTCGTCGTAAGGAAGTTAAAGAATATTTAAAGAAGAAATTTAAACACGTAGCATCTATTTCAACGTATACTTATTTTAAAGATAAGGGTGTAATTCGTGATGCTGCTCGTGTATTTATGGTTCCACTTCAAGAAGTTAATCGTGCAACAAAACAAATTGATACCTTTGAAGATTTTTTAAGTTCACCAAATACAAAAGAATTTAGAACTAAGTACCCAGAAGTTGTTTGGCTTGCAGATAGATTACGTGGTCGAATTCGTTCAGTAGGAGTACACGCAGCAGGTGTTGTTGTAGCTAAAAATGATCTTAGAAACTATGCTCCAGTAGAGTCTCGTGAAGATGCACAAGATAAAGTTTCTGGAAGAATCCCAGTTGTTGCTTATGATATGGATACTGTCGCCGACATTGGATTGATTAAGCTTGATGCTTTGGGTCTAAAGACTCTTTCTGTTATATCAGACACATTAGAGTCAATTAAAAAAAGAAAAAATAAAGATATTAATTTATCAGAATTAAAAATGGATGACCCAAAAGTTTATCAGATGCTAAGTGAGGGATATACAAAGGGTGTGTTTCAGGCAGAAGCAACTCCATATACAAACCTTTTAATGAAAATGGGTGTAGACAAGTTTGAGGACCTTGTTGCTTCTAATGCACTAGTTAGGCCAGGTGCAATGAATACTGTAGGAGCTGCTTATATAAATAGAAAGCATGGAAGAGAAGCAGTTGACTATAGTCATGTTCTTATGAAAGATTTTACAGAAAACACATATGGTGTTATCATTTATCAAGAGCAAGTTATGCAGGCATGCGTACACTTGGGAGGAATGTCTTGGGCAGAGGCTGATAAGGTCCGCAAGATTATTGGAAAGAAAAAAGATGCAAAAGAGTTTGACCAATTCAAAGATCAGTTTGTTGCTGGGGCTTCAAAACACATTACTCAGAAAAAAGCAGAGGCGCTTTGGCACGACTTTGAAGCGCATGCTGGTTATTCTTTCAACCGCTCCCATGCTGTTGCTTACTCTATGCTTAGTTATTATACTGCTTGGCTTAAGTCCTATTATCCTCTTGAGTTCATGTTTTCAATTCTTAAAAACGAAAATGATAAAGATGCGAGAACAGAATATTTAATTGAAGCTAAAAGACTTGGACTTAAAATTATGCTTCCGCATATTAATGAGTCTGAAATTTATTTCTCATTGCAGGATGAAGGTATTCGTTTTGGCTTAGCCGAAGTTAAATTTATTTCTGATAGTATTGCAAATAAAATTATGGACTTAAGGCCATTTAAAGACTATTCTGATTTTATTGATAAGGCTTCTAAAAAGGGAAGCGGTGTTAACAGTCGTGCAATTGCAGCGCTTAATGCTATTGGTGGCGCAGCATTTCCTGATAACCCAAGATCTGGTTTAGAAAAAGATAGTTACTACGAATATCTTGGCATACCTACTTTTAATTTGGCTGGCATTCCTCCAAGAATTAAAGCACAAGCTAGACCAATCGAAGAGTTTGATGACCTCGGTTCTTTTGTTATGTTTGGTATGGTAAAAAGTATTAAGCGAGGAACTGGCTGGGCGAGAGTAGAGCTAGTAGATGAAACTGGAACTATTGGTCTGTTTCACAATGAAGACACTCAAATTGAAACTAATCAGATGTACTTCATTCTTGTAGGTGACAATAGAATTGCCAGATACATTAAGGTAAATGAAATTGATCCAAATGGCTCTGATCTTTTTGTAGACTACTTATATAGAAAAGAATATGATTTAGAGGAAGATGAATATATGGTTGTTAATTTTAATCCATATAAAACAAAGGCTGGCAAGATGATGAGCCATATTGTACTAAGTAATAAAGAAAAAGAGCTTACAAGAGCAATTGTTTTTCCAACTATGTACAAAATGTCTTTAGCTAAAATGCGTGAAGGCATGAAGTGCAAAGTTGTTCTTTCAAAATTAGATGATGGAACATTAAATATTAAGGAGATATTATGAGCGTAACAATTGAAGAAATAATGCCGACATTGACGGCGACAAAAGTTTTAGTTTCTATTTTAGAAACACTGGAGAAAGCGGAAGTACCTCTTTCTACATTTGTAAGCATGCAGTCAGAAGACCGTGAGCTTGAAGTAAATTATAATGGAGAAAAAGATTTGATTGTCTTTTCTTTAAAAAAGGCAGATGAAGTTAATGAATAATAATGAATTAGTTACAGATTATGGTTTAGATGCTCTAGCAGCATTATTGCATGAGACTGCAATTGAAAAAGGTTTCTGGGAAGGTGAATATTCCTATGATAAGCTAGGAAATAAACTTGCCTTAGTGCATTCAGAAGTTACTGAAGTTCTAGAAGCAATTCGCAAAAACAAAGGCTCAGAAGAAGTTGTAGAGGAAATGGCCGATGTAATTATTAGGCTGTTAGATATTTATGCAGCAATGATGAATGAAGGGTCTGTAACACACAGCCTAGATGAAATTTTAGAAAAGAAAATTAATATAAATAGTAATAGGCCAAGGCTTCACGGCAATTTATTTTAATGCTATACTATAACAAAAGAGAGAGATTACATGACAATTGCAATAGATGATATATTAGCAAAGCTAGATCCAAAAACTAGAAATAGAGTGACCGCTGCACAAGATGTTGTTGTTCAAAAACAATTGACACCAAGTATTGGTTTAAACATGGCACTCAAAGGCGGCCTTGGTTACGGCAGACAAGCTTTAATTTGGGGCAATAAGTCTGCAGGAAAATCCTCATTTTGTTTACAGATGATTGCATTAGCTCAGCAAGAAGGAAAGACATGTGCTTGGATAGACGCAGAAGACTCGTATGATCCAGAATGGGCAGAGCATTTAGGAGTTGATTCATCTTCCCTTATCCACTCTAAAGCTAAAACAGTTAATGATATGGTTGACGTTGCTACAAAACTAATGGATGCTGGTGTGGATGTAATTGTTGTTGATTCAATATCAGCACTACTACCAGCAATTTACTTTGAAAAAGATGGAAACGAATTAAAAGATCTGCAAGATACAAAGCAGATTGGCGCAGAAGCAAAGGATATGACTCACGCAGTCAAGATGTTAAATTATGCAAACAAAAATACATTACTCATTCTTATATCGCAGCAAAGAAATCAATTTGGATCTATGCATGCAAGCCACATCCCAACAGGAGGAATGGCTGTTAAGTTCTTCTCCTCTACCGTCATCAAGCTCTGGTCTTCAGAAGCTGAGGCTAATGCTATTAAGGCTGGTGTTAAAGTTGGCGACAAGATTATTGAGCAAAGAGTTGGAAGACCCGTCAACTGGATTATTGATTACAACAAACTCGGTCCCCCTAACCTCTCTGGCCAATACGACTTCTACTACCAAGGAGAATCTCTTGGTGTCGACAGAGTTGGAGAGACACTAGACGTTGCAGAAATGTGCGGAATAGTTGAAAAGGGTGGAGCATGGTATACAGTAAATGGAGAGCGTTTTCAAGGTCGTGCAAAAGCTGTTGCATATCTAAGAGATAACCCAAAGGTTGTTGGAACTTTAATAGGTGAAATTCATGCCAGATCTTAATGAGTTTTTGAATCCTAAAATAAAATCCAAAGACTATAATCTTGAGAAGATAGAAGGACTACGTGCATGCAATAAATGTGATGAAGATGTTTCTGGAGCTTTCTGGGACCCAATTGAATTAGTTATGTCATGGAAATGTTCTAAGGGACACGAAACTATTTTTAAGGTGCAATAATGTCAGAGAGATCAGAAGTAGAAAGAGATGGAGCTAAGGCTCAAAAGAATTCTGGCAGAGGTGATTATCAAAAAGGTGATGCTAAATGGAATCAATTCTTAGTAGATTACAAAGAGGCATCAAAATCTTTTACTTTAAATAAAGATGTTTGGGCAAAAATATGTACTGATACATTTAAAGTCAGCAGAGACATGCACCCAGCATTAAAAATTATTATAGGAAACGAATCAAAAGTCAGGCTTGGTATAATTGAATGGGCAGTTTTAGAAGAATTGATAAAGTTTTGGGAGGCAGAACATGAATGATTTAAATAAAACAGTTATCTATCCTAAAGTAGTTGTATATCATAATCTAATAAATGACCCTAAAAAAATTGCTGACATGCTAGAAGCAAATAGAGGTCTAAAAGAAAGCAACCACCATCTAATTCCTTGGAGAGACTGGAGTCCAATGGGTGAAATTATGAATGTTGATCTTCCAGATAAACTAAATGAAACAGAAGACCAGGAAAAAATAAATCAAGAAGAGCGTTTAAATGATATAAACAATGCATTTATTGCTGCATCAAATGATTTTTTTGATATGTATTCAAAGGAAGATGGTTGGCCAGAATTTGTTAAACATTTTGATAGATCAGTTGAGCCATGGAACAGAAGTGGAATGTCTTTTTTAAGATATGATCCAACAAGATATAATTATGATGTAAAAAATAATAAGCCAGGATTAGCAATGGATTACCATACAGACCATGCAGAATTTAATGAAAGATATCCAGGCAAAAAGTTTGTTGTAACTGTTACAATGTATCTTAATGATGAATATGAGGGTGGAGAAATTTCATTCTTAGATGAATCTAGTGGTTCTATTACAAATTATAGACCAAAAGCTGGGGATGTGACTGTTTTCCCTTCTGGATATCCATATTTTCATGGTGTGCTTCCAATATTAAATGGAGACAGATATCTACTCAGAATGTTTTGGTCTTGGTATCATGAGGGAAGCCCAGAGTGGCATGAGGGATACAATAAGTACGGCGAAGAAGAGTGGACAAAGATGGAGAATGAAAGAAAAGAAATTGAGTTTAACTCTGGTAAATATCATCGTGTTGTAATTTATCCAGGAGAAGAATTTGATCCATCTACACAAAGGTCTACGCCATTTTATGTAAAGGAAATAAGATAATGGATTTGTTTTTATTAGGATTTTTAAGTGGATTAGTTTTTGGTTATGGCATGGGGCTATTAATTGATAGATGGGATAAGAAGATTAAAAATGACGGAAGATAAAAATACACTAGAGTTAATCAGTAATATTACTGAGTTTAATGATCTTCATGAGTTTATGCAGGATGAGCATTTAGATAAAGCCCTGGCAGTTGTGGTAAAATTATTAATGAACCCAGATGTACCATCAGCAAAGGCCCCAATGCTTATCATGGAGCTTCAGGCAATGTCCACTAAGTTTGCAGTACTTGCTTCTGTATACTCTACAATTGCAAAAGACAAAGCTGGCACGGCTAACAATAACAAGAAGAACATTTATTATTCAGTAAAGGAGTCCATAGACAAACTTGTAGATGCACTTAAATATGTCGTTAGGTATAATTCATAATGGGTAGAGATATAGTAAAGAATCTTAAGTTTAAAAAGCACACTGGAAAGTTTTTTGACCCAGAACGCTTTGCACAATTACTAGATGATTCTTATAAGAATACAAAACGTGCTGATGGGTCTATGACAAAAAAATCATTTAGCCCAAGCTCACTTGGCTACGGTCATGGAAAGTGTCCAAGATATTGGTACATGGCTTTTTCTGGTGCAGTTTTTATTGATGATAACGATGCTGTAGCAGTTGCTAATATGGCTCAAGGAACACAAGCACACGAAAGACTTCAAAAACTTATATCTACAATGCCTGAGTGGAGAGCGGAAGAAGAAGAAATTGTTAATGAGTATCCGCCAATTCGTGGGTTCATAGATTTAATAATGGAGTATGATGGCGAAACTGTAATTGGTGAAATCAAAACAGCAAAGCAAGAAGTTTGGGATACAAGACAGTCAGAAATGAAGTCTTCAGCAAACCATATGCTTCAACTGCTTACCTATATGAAATTAAAGAATGCCAAAGAAGGTTTTTTCTTATATGAAAATAAAAATACCCAAGAGATCCTAATCATTCCTATTTCAATGAATGATAAAAACAAAAAGATTATTGAGGATGCTTTTCTTTGGATGCAAGAAGTTTATGATAACTTTAAAGAAGGCGATCTTCCAATGCGTCCAGCAGGTTCATCAAAGTCTAAGATGCCATGCACATATTGTCCAATTAAAAAAGAATGTTATAGTAAAGATACTCCAGTGGGAACGGTTCAAATAGAGCTGTATGAGACACCAACAATATGATTTGTTATAACAAAGAATGTGCTAAAGATTTTGAGTCAAAGACTCACAATCAAAAATATTGTTCTGATGAATGCTGTAGAATTGCAACCAATCGCAGGATTATGGAAAAGTATTATGAAAAGAAAGCAATTAGAAACGGATCTATTCGTGGCTGTAGAAAATGTAATCTTAAGCTAAGCAGATACAATCAGGGAACTTTATGCTCATCATGTGAAAAGAAGAGCACGGCTTCAGAAAGAAATAAGTTGCTTGGAATGATAGATGAAATTAGCTGAGCTTATAAAGACCAAGGCTCACAGGGTTCTTGGCATAGATGCATCAACTAATTCAATCGCATTCTGTCTAATGGAAAATGATGTCCCTTTAAAATGGGGCAAGGTAGAACTTTCTGGATCAGACATATATGAAAAAATACATGATGCTAAAATAAAAATGCATGCGATGCTAGAAGAACTTAAGTCTGATTACATTGTAGTTGAGGGCGCAGTTCTTGTCAGATCACCTGACGCTGTAATAAAATTGTCTTATGTCTACGGAGTTGTTATTGCTGAGCTTATGTCTACTGGTGCTAAGGTTATTACTATTAGTCCTACCGCTTGGCAGGCATATATTGGCAACAAAAATCCGACAAAAGATGAGAAGTCTGCAATAAGATTAAAAAATCCAGGTTACGCTGACTCATGGTATAAAAATCAATTACGAAATATGAGAAAACAAAGAACTGCAGACTACTTTAATAACAAATACAATATAATTTTAACAGACTATGACGTAGCAGATTCATTTGGAATTGCTCATTACGCCAATAAGGTTTTGACAGAGCGATGAAATTATATCAAAGCAAGGATTGGCTGTCTCGTAGATATGTTATACAAAAAAAGACTGTAACAGAAATAGGTAAAGAGTGTGGTGTATCTGCTATGACAATACAAAGATACTTAGAGCAGTTTGGGCTAATTAAGAAAAGATGAAGTTCTCACATAAGGTTTTTCATATTGAAGGTAATGAAGAAAGATATTCTAAGGTAAAGTCTATAAATGACTACCTACATTCATACTCAAAGCTTTTAATAACTCCAACAATTAAAATATCTTCTATTGAAGAATATACTGAGTTTTTAAAAAATAACCCAAGCTTTGTGCCAGATCCATATGGATATAGTCTTCATGGTGAACAGGGCTGGAGGTATGGAGAGATAGGAATTTGGGCAAGCAATTGGACTGCATGGCATAACTTCCTTGAGTCAGACTCAGACTACTTAATTCTTATGGAAGACGACATTGTATATTCAGATGGATTTATGGATATGATTATTAATTATATGAAACAGCTTCCAGAAAATTGGGATGCCTTTCATGCTTTTTCTCCAGCAGATCAGTTTGGTAAATACAATCATTCTCATGATATTGATGCAGATGATGTATGTAGGTGCTATCAGGACTGGTCTTGCTTATGTTATATTATAACAAAGGAGGGTGCTCAAAAGCTTATTGATAACTCTAATAGATTTAATCTTCCATTAGACTGGTATATGTTTAGGCAACAGCATATATTTAACACTTACACAATTAAACCATCATCAGAATTTCCATGTACATTGTTGCCAACTGAATCAACATTTCAAGCTAAACAGAAAAGAGAAATAATAAATGGGATACTCTAATCCAGAAAACAAGCCATGGGCACAGCAAAAAATAATTGAGTTAAAGCCAACAACCGTGCTCGATGTAGGAGCTGGCCAAGGAACCTATTTAAACTTAATCAGAGATGGTTTGGGTGCGGGAGTAATAGTTAATGCAGTAGAAGTATGGCAGCCATATATAGATGAGTTTAATCTTTTAAATAGATACGACAAGCTGTTTCCAATTGATGTCAGAGAGATGACTAATTTCGAGTATGATCTTGTAATACTTGGAGATGTGCTTGAGCATATGTCAGAATCAGATGCATTAATTTTATGGGAAAAAATCTCAAAGCAGGCCAAGTACGCAATGATATCTATTCCTATTGTTCATTACCACCAAGATGCAATTAATGGTAATCCTTATGAGGTCCATGTAGAAGAAGACTGGACAGTTGAAAGAGTCTTAGAAAAATTTAGCCATATTATTGAGCATAAGAAGTTTGAGGTGACTGGTACATTTATTGCGGAGTTTAATAATGACAATTCCTAAAATAATTTGGCAGACATATAAAGACCCAGTAGATACGTTGGCACCATACATGAATGATGCAATGCAAACCTGGAAAGATTTAAATCCAGAATATGAGCATAGATATATGGATGATAGCCAAGCTGGGCAATTTGTTTTAGAAGAGTACGGTCAAAAATGGTATGATATTTTTATAAGTTTACCAGTTGGAGTAATGCGTGGAGATCTATGGCGTTATATGATTATATATAAATATGGTGGAGTGTACGCAGATTTAGACACTGAGTGTTTACTCCCGATATCTTCTTGGATTCTTGAAGATAAAGAGTTCATTGTTTGCCCAGAAACTTCTGAACATTTTTGTCAGTGGACATTTGCATCTACACCTGGAAATGTAATTTTAAAATCAGTATTAGATTTAATTAAAGATAGATTATTAAATCCAGAGTATGGATCCCCGCATTTTGTGCATACTCATACTGGCCCAGCTATATGGACTGATGGAATTAATAAAGCTTTGGGATTAAATGTAGATAATTTAATTAGTGACTACCTATTGTTAAATTCTTCTGATAATGCTAAACTGTATAAATTCCATTGCTATGGCGGAGAAGAATGGCGTATATTTCATTTTGAATCAGTAAAGCATATTTATGGTAGCCAAAAATGGAATGATGGAAATTACGTACAATGGATTGAAGACCCAATAGTGAAAGGTACTAGATAATGGCGGGATACCCAGAAAAAGAAAACGGTTATCAGATGTGGGTAACTGATTTGCAATTAATTTCAACAGACGCACCATCTGGAGACAGAATAATTAGAGAGTGTCTTGAAATTGCAGAGATGTTAATTAAAAAGAATATATCGTATGGCGACTCAGCTTTGAGTCCAATTCGTATATTTTCTCAGGCAGATAATCAAGAGCAGATTAAAATACGTATTGATGACAAGATCAACCGAATTAAAAACGGATCAGGCTTTGCAGGAGACAATGATATCGAAGACATGATTGGATACCTAATCCTGCTTAAAATAGCCAAGAAACTTGCTATTTCAGTCGACTAGAAGTATAATAAATCTATGTCTGAAATAGAGCCAGCAGTACACTTTGATAGAATGAACAAGGTAGTTGAAGAACTACTGAAGGGTAACTCTGCTAGCCAAATAGCAACGCTTACTGGGTTTTCCCGCAAAGAAGTACTTGAGTTCATTGATGAGTGGAAGTCTGTAGTACACAATGATACAAGCCTTAGAGACCGTGCTAAAGAAGCAATATCTGGGGCTGATCAACATTACGCTATGATGATTAAAGAAGCCTGGAAAACCGTAGAAGATGCTGACACACAAGGCCAGCTTAATGTTAAAGCTGGAGCATTAAAGTTAATTGCTGATATTGAAACAAAAAGAATTGGTATGCTTCAGTCGGTAGGCGTAATTGAAAATAATGAGCTTGCATCGCAGGTTGCTGAGGCTGAAAGAAAACAAGAGATTTTAGTAAAGATACTTAAAGAGGTAACTTCTTCATGCCCTAAATGTAAGATGGATGTAGCCAAAAGATTATCACAGGTTACTGGAGTAGTAGAGCCTATATTTATAGATTCGGAAGTTTCATGACAGAAACATTTAAAAGAAGATTATTTATTTTTGATTTAGATGGTGTTTTGGTTGATAGTAAAAAAATACATTTTAATTCTTTAAATACAGCATTAGAAAAAATTGATCCAAAATATTTAATATCTGAAGAAGATCAGTCAACTATGTTTGAAGGCCTTCCCACTAAAGAAAAGCTAAAACTATTAACTAGTTTACGTGGTTTACCAGAAGAGCTTTATGAAAAAATATGGGAAGAAAAACAAAAGCAATCTATAGTATATTTTAAATCTTTAGAAAAAGATAAAGAACTTATAGAACTTTTTAAAATAATTAAAGAGTATCATGTTGATATAGCAGTCGCAAGCAACTGCATAAGGGAGACCGTTGAAGCATGTCTTACATCATTAGGATTAATTGATCTAGTTGGCTTATATTTAAGTAATGAAGATGTAGTACAACCAAAACCAAACCCAGAAATTTATACAAAATGTATAAGTCATTTTGTGTGTCATCCAAACTATACAACCATATTTGAAGATAGTCGTGTTGGAAAAATTGCAGCTATTGCAAGTGGAGCACGTTTAATAGGCATAGAGAATAGAAGCTCTATAAATAAAGAAACTATTTTTAAAGCATTAAATGAAGAAAGAAGAAAAATAAATGTATTAATTCCTATGGCTGGCGAAGGCTCTAGATTTACAAAAGCTGGTTATAAAGATCCAAAACCAATGATAGATGTAAATGGTAAATCTATGATTAACCTAGTACATGATAATATTAATTTAGATGCTCATTATATTTTTATTGCAAAAGATGAACACGTAGTTAAATATAATTTAGAAGATCATATTAGTTCATTTTGTAGTAACTATACAATTATAAAACAAGAAGGTAGACTTGAGGGTGCAGCAAAAACTGCTTTACTTGCTAAAGATCTTATAAGTAATCAAGATCATTTATTGATTGCAAATTCAGATCAGTATATAGATTGGGATAGTAGTAAAACTATAAATGATTTTATAAGGTCTGGAGTAGATGGTGCTATATTAACTTTTAAAGCAACAGAAGAAAAATGGTCTTATATTAAAGAAAATGATGGCATAGTAGAAGAAGTATTTGAAAAAATAGTTGCAAGCGATAATGCAACTTGCGGTGTATATTTTTGGAAATATGGATCTGATTTTATTAAATATGCAGAAAAAATGATTGAAAAAAATATTAGAACAAATAATGAGTTTTATATATGTCCAGTTTATAATCAAGCTATTGAAGATCAAAAAATTATTTCTTTTTCTGAAGTAAAAGAAATGCATGGCTTAGGTACACCAGAAGATTTAGATTCTTATTTAAAATATTTAGATATAAGAACTGATATTAGAAATAAAAATTACACAGAAAAAATATTTGAAATATCTGAAGATGAATTTTTTGTTAAATATAAAAATCCAGAGTATGAGATATATGATAGAGAATTATCAAATAATCCTGGATATAAGTATTATGACTATGATGCTGAAATGGTTAAACTTCCAGATGCCACACTACTTGAAAAATATCAAGAGCGCACACGTAGATGGGTTTTAAATCCAATAGTGACTAAAATTCATAATTCTAATGAGGTTTCTTATTTAGAAAGATCAGTATATCTTGTGCCATATCATACAAGATTTTTTCATGTTTATTTAGAAATTCTTCCAAAGATTTTTATTTTAAAAGAAAAAGATCCTAACTTTAAACTTATAATGTTTCATGATGAAGAATTAAATGAAGATAAAATTTTTCCAAGTTTATTAGGCAATTATAATAAAAAAAATGGAAGAGAATCCGACGGTAGAGCTTTAAAGTTTTGGTTAGATAAACTAAATATAGACTATGAATGTATAAATTTAGAAACCTTAAAGGATTATAATTTAAAGTTTAAATATTCATATGTATTTTATGAAGCTATTAGAAATCAAAATTTAATGGATATTGCAAAAAAATATGATGAAAAATTTTTTAATGGTCCAATAGTATATAAAGATTTAAAAAAATATCATCCACATGAGATATTACAAAGAGGAGATTCTAGCGTAGATGTAGGTACAAATAGATATTTAAAAAAAGCAATAAATGATTTTATTAATATAAATAATTTAGATGTAAAAAATGAAAATAAAAAAATATATATATCTAGAAAAAATTATGTTAGATCTCACAAAAATGAAAAAGATATAGAAAACTACTTTATTTCAATTGGATACGAATCCGTATGCTTGGAAGACTTTGATCCAATAGAGCAAATACAAATATTTAGAAAGTCATCAGATATAGTTTGTTATTTAGGATCATCTATAATAAATGCATATTTTATAAATCATGAAGCTAAACTAACCATATTGGCATTAGATTCAGATAGCGACGCAGAGTTTAATAAAAATATGCTTGGATACTATAGTATGCAAATTCAAGATCAAAAAATCAATAAAAAATTTATAAACATACCTCAATTTTTTAATGATGATGTAAGTCATTTCTTTAATAAAGAATTGGAGAAAAATAATGGAGTTTGATTTTAGTGACCTCATAGATATATTGGACGGCGAAGAGTTTGATGAGCGTCCAGTAGATCTTCGCACATTTGTACAAAGCCCAAACTATCTAGGATTACCACCATTGTCTGAACATCAATATACTTTAATTGAAAAAAGTTCTCAGATATACAAAGAATCGACATTGATTAAACTTTTGGGCAATGAAGAAGGAAAAAGAATGTTTAAGCAGACTGCCAATGAGGTTGTTGCTCAATTAGGCAAGGGATCTGGCAAGGATTACTGCTCTACTATATCTGTAGCTTATATAGTATATTTACTATTGTGCTTAAAAGACCCAGCTACTTATTACGGAAAACCTCCTGGAGATTCAATTGATATTATTAATATTGCAATTAACTCTCAGCAAGCACAGAATGTTTTCTTTAAGGGATTTAAAACAAGAATTGATAAATCCCCCTGGTTTGCTGGCAAATATGAATCTAAAGCATCTGAAATCAAATTTGATAAAGCAATAACAGTATACTCAGGACACTCAGAGAGGGAAGCATTTGAGGGGTACAACGTTATTGTTGTCGTGCTTGATGAAATATCTGGTTTTGCAACAGAGAACACTACTGGGCACGAGCAGGCAAAAACAGGAAGCGCTATTTACGATATGTATAGGGCATCCGTTGACTCAAGATTTCCAGACTTTGGTAAAGTTATTTTGCTTTCTTTTCCTAGATATAAAAACGATTACATACAGCAAAGATATGAAGATGTGGTTGCGGAAAAAGAAGTTGTTGTTAGAACGCATCATTTTAAGTTAGACGAAGACCTTCCAGATGGAACTACTGGTAACGAGTTTGATATAGATTGGGAAGAAGATCATATAATTTCTTATAAGTATCCTAGGATGTATGCTTTAAAAAGACCAACATGGGAAGTTAATCCAATAAGAAAAATTGATGATTTCAAGGTTGCTTTCTATAAAAATTCAGTTGACGCATTAGGTAGATTTGCCTGTATGCCTTCAGATGCAGTAGACGCATTTTTTAAGTCCAGGGAAAAAGTTGAGAAAGCTTTTAATATTGGTAACTTGGCTGTAGATCATTTTGGAAGAATAGAAGATTGGTTTAAGCCAGACCCAGAAAAGAAATATTTTATACACGTGGACTTAGCGCAAAAGCATGACCATTGTGCAGTAGCGCTATCACACGTAGACAGATGGGTAAATGTTAAAATCACAAACGAATACTCTCAGCCAGCACCAATTGTAAGTGTTGATGCTGTTAGATATTGGACACCAACCCCAGATAAATCTGTAGATTTTACTGAGGTTAAAGACTATATTATTTCATTAAAAAGTAGGGGATTTAACATAGGTGTTTGCACATTTGATAGATGGAACTCACACGACATGATGCAGCAGTTAAAACAATATGGAATTAATACAGAAATTTTATCTGTTGCTAAGAAACATTACGATGATATGGCTATGATTGTTTTAGAAGAAAGATTAAATGGCCCACATATACCACTATTAATTGATGAATTACTTCAGCTAAAGATTATGAGAGATAGGGTAGATCACCCAAGAAAAGGTTCTAAGGACTTAGCCGATGCTGTTTGTGGATCTATATTTAATGCAATAAGTAGGACAAGGCCAAACATAGACCAAGAAGTTAATATACATACGTATGAATCTATGTCATATGATAATGATTTTGGAGTAGAGAAAAAAGAAGAAGAGTATGTACAGAATATGATTAGGGCCCCAAGGATGCCACAAGATTTAAGAGAAGCAATGGATAGGATGCAAATAATATGAGTCAGTACCAAGAAAAAGCTAAAGAGTGTAAATGTTGTGGTAAACATGTGCCCTTACCTACAGTTTTAAGAGAATATAATGGGCTTATGCTTTGCCCAACTACATTTTCTAATGTAATGGAATATAAAAGATTATGGTTAGTAATTGGTAATAGGCCACAAGGAAGCATACGCAAGCATTTTTCTGAATATGTACAGCAGATTGTTGAAAGCTCAATAAATGTTGAATAAAATTTATGCATATATCTATATAAAATATTTTAAAATTAAATTAAAGTTTAAAAAAGAAAAGGGTAAAAGGTTTATATACTAATGTTTAATAAAAAATATAAACTAGAATATCAAAATACAGATAGGCTATCGTCTTCCATACTCTTTGGAAAAACTAAAAGCTATTCTCCATCATTATCTGATATTCAAGAAATTTACTTTAATGATATGAACGAAATAAGGCTATCAGATTTATATTATGGCATAGAAAATGGTAGCGATATCGGGATTAACTATCAATTAAACTCATATGGATACAGAGGTCCTAGCCCTAAAGTAACTAACGACATACTTACTTTAGGATGCTCACAGACTTTTGGAATAGGTATCAAAGACTACGGTAATACTTGGCCAGCGATAGTGTCTTATTCATTAAATTTAAATTATACAAATTTAGCAAAATCTGGTAGTTCAATTGATTCTCAAATAAGAAGAGCTTTTGCTTATTTTAAAAAATTTGGTAATCCAAAGCATATCTTTGCAATTTTCCCAGATTTTCAAAGAGTTGAATTTCCTTCTAATTACAAAACATTAGTAGCAGATAAGAGTATTAAAACAAAAAAACAGGGTGGACTAGCCATAAAACATTTTAAAGATTTTGATCAGATTCCTAAAGTTTCATCAATGCCTCACGACTCTAGAGATATATTTACAGAAGAGCTTTGCTATTTTAGATCTGCACAAAGCATACTTATGCTAGAACAGTATTGTGAAATTGCAGGTATAAATTTTATTTGGGGAACTTGGTCAGAAGAAGATGAAGATTTAATATTAAAATTAAAAGAAATTAATAATTCATCATATAAAAATTTTATACCATTACATAATTATAAATGGATTAGAAATTATGAAACACAACAAGAAGAATTTTATGATAAAACTTATAAAGATTTACATCCAGTTAAAAGCAATTGTCATAATGAGCATTCAAGTTTAGAAGATTTTTATATTGCATTGGATAAAAAATATAACTTTTCTACAGCTCATTCTGGAGTTCACAGGCACATGCATTGGGCAGAAACAATAGTAAATAATATAAAATGATAATATTAGGAATAAATGAAACATCTCATGATGCATCTGCATCTTTAATTAGTAATGGAAATATATTATTTGCAGGTCATGCTGAAAGATATAGCAAGCAAAAAAATGATTGGTATGTGAATGATAATTTAATAAAAGATGCTTTGCAGTATGGCAGACCAGATCATATAGCCTACTACGAGAAACCCCTTCTAAAGGCCTCCAGGCTGGCATTAAGGGGTGGTCTAGGTGACTGGAAACCAAGGTTTAATATTGACGGCATACCAAGAAAATCTTTTAGTCACCACTACTCCCACGCAGCAGCGGGATACTATACAAGTGCATTTAATGATGCTGCCATCGTTGTTCTTGATGCAATAGGCGAATATAATACCTCAACAATTTGGGTTGGAGAAGGTGATAAGATTACTTTAAAGTATAAGCAAAACTATCCTGTTAGTTTCGGCTTGTTTTATTCTGCTTTTACACAACTAATTGGACTAATGCCAAACCAAGAAGAATATATTATGATGGGTATGGCTGCATATGGAGACTGGCAAAAATATTATAAAAAAGTAGATGATTATTTTCCAAGTTATGATAAACAAAAATATAATTTTCATAAAGGAATTATTGATTGGGGATGGGTTTCAGAACAAGATAAATTTGATATAGCAGCAGCAGTTCAAGTGGTATACGAGCAAAGGCTAAATCAATTTATGCGTATGGCAAAATCCTTGACTGGTAAAAATAATTTAGTATTTATGGGTGGATGTGCACTTAACTCATCAGCAAATACATTGCTGTGGAAAATATTTGATATGATTTGGATTATGCCAAACCCTGGAGATGCTGGGAGTTCTCTGGGCGCTGCTGCTGCACTCTATGGCAAACATGTTGAATGGAAAGATCCATACCTTGGTTATGATTTAGGTGGAAAATACCCTATTCAGAAAATTGTTGACGGTATATTAAAAGATGGAATAGTAGCAATAGCAACAGGTAGAGCAGAATACGGTCCAAGAGCATTGGGAAACAGAAGCATCCTTGCAGATCCAAGAGATCCAAACATTAAAGACAAAGTTAATTTAATTAAACAAAGAGAACTGTTCAGACCTTTTGCACCAGTAGTACTTGCTGATCACGCACACAAATGGTTTGATATGGATTTTGAAAGCCCATATATGCAATACACGGTTAAGTGTCTTCAACCCGATAAGATTCCTTCTGTAGTCCACAGAGATGGAACCTCAAGAGTTCAAACAGTAACAAGAGAGCAACATCCAGGTTTATACCGTGCAATAAATAAGTTCTATTTACAAACAGGCGTTCCCGTATTGCTAAATACAAGTTTAAATATTAAGGGTCAGCCATTGCTAAATGATGAAAACGATATTTTACAATGGGAATCACAGTATGGGGTAAAAATTTTAAGATGAGAGACTTTGAAACAATAGCTTCAGTAATGTTATCAAAAAATAGTGGACATTTGCCGTTGTTAAAAAAACAATATAAAGAGTATGATTATGAAGAAGAAGTGATAGATCGTTTATTTTTTAACAATTTAGATAAATCATATATATTAACTTCTCATAATATACTAACTGAAGATAATGTAGAAATTTCTAATGAATTTTTTTACAAGCTTAATTCATCATTTTATAGATCAGAAGAGTTTTATAAATCTCCAGATATTATATTTTCTGGATGTTCTTTTACTTATGGAATGGGTTTAAAAGAAGAAAGTTTATGGACCGACCTGCTTGCCAAAAAAATGAAAAGTGGTTATATTAATCTAGGACTTCCTGGTAAATCAGTTTCATCTATAATAAATAATTTGTATTCATATTTTAGAGAATACGGTAAGCCTAAATATATTTTTTGTTTATTCCCTAACTTTCATAGATTTGAGTTACCAATTAATGAACAAATTATTATTTCACAAAGGAATTTAAATAATACAAAATATAATTCAAGTCCAATATTTTATGATGATCCGATAGATGCTGGCGGATATCTTCAAGATATTATAATTGATGATACAAACTTATCAGAAAAACCAAAGTATTCAAAAAAGCCCCACGTAGCAGAAGATATTCTTTCAATAGATATAACATACTGGACGGCAATAAAACACATACTTTCTTTTGAACAGTATTGTGAGGCAGCTGGAATAAAATTGTTCTGGACTACATGGGATAAGGATTTAAATTTAGCAATTAATTTAATTAAAGATAAATACCCAAATCAATATAAAAATTTTGTTTTATTAGATGAAAAATATGATTCAGATTGTCACGATGAAGAAAAACAAAAAAACCTACTGCTTTGGGATTTAGCTGGTGACAGAGATCGTGGAAACGATTATGCACATCCTGGAGTACATTTTCATATACATGTGGCAGAAGCTTTCCATAAAGCATTACCCATTGACGAAATTTAATTATATAGATATACTTTAACAACTAGTGCCATTAGCTTAGTTGGTTAAAGCCCCGAACTCATAATTCGGTAATCGTAGGTTCAAGTCCTACATGGCACACAGAAAGGTATATAATAATACTATGGATAACGATGAGAAGCTAGACCACTACCTTGAAATAGGAGCTGTAGAGGTTGCTGGAATTCAAGAAGATGGTGAATTCCTTTATGAGATTACAGCAAAAGCAAAAGATGTTGCACCAGAGCTTTGGGAATCACATATTGAATATATAGACAATACAATATTGGATCTATATGAAAAAGGATTAGTTGAAATAGAATACAATGAGAATTTAGAAGCATCTATTAGTGTTTCAGAAGAAGCAAAATCAATACTAAGATCTTATGGGATGTATGAAGATGATTGATTCAGGGATTAAGCTTTCAGATGGAATATATCTTTACAAAAATTTTTATCCTGATGTTGAACAAATAGATAGCTTATTAAGTAGCGTCACCGATTGGGACTCTCATGGCAACTACGAGCCAAACGATCATACTGATGAATTTTGGAAAGGCAAGCTAAGCCCAGACTTTATAGATAAAAGGTTTCATGAGTATATTATTAACCTGATAGCTCCAGAATATTGGATCCTTAGTCATAGTAATTTTATGAAGCTTGGCCCAGAGGATAATTGTCCAGTTTATAATAACAATATCCCAAAGGAGTTTGAGTATATATTAGCATACTACGCTGGTAATTTTACTGGTGGAGCTATAACATTTTTAGATGCAGACATAACTTATCAGCCAGAAAGAAATGATTTAATTTTATTTAAGCCAACAAGCATAGATATAAGTAAGGTAAAGTCTGGTACTAGATATTCATATCTAGATTATTTAATTAAGCATCCAGGCTACATTATGGTTTAATGTTGATGGCGATCACAGATTACATTCATCCATGTGCCATTAGCTTTTCTGTCTAGATCTTCTTGAGTTCCCCACGCAGGAAATGTTCCTGGATTCTTATCAGCTCTTAAAGAAAAATTACTGTATACATATCTAATGCCAGAAGATATAGGGTATGTACCATGCTCGTAAGGTGCTTGAGCCCAATGCATAATTAAATCTCCAGGTTGAACTTTTACAACTAAACAATCTTCAATAGGTTCTTTTGCGGGAGTTCCGTCAGGATTTATGTGTGGATAAAAAACTTCTCCACCCTCAAATTCTCCAAAGTAAACACAGACACCGTAAGACAATGCACAGCAAGTGTGCCACCTGTCTTCTTGGGTTAATAGGTCATCCATTCCTTCACCAGGATTGTCGTTGTGAACAAACATTCCTTCGTCCCCTGGACGGAGAACGGCTAAATTTTGCTGAGGATGTATAACAAACTCTGGTGCAAGAAACTCTGATATCTGATCCCAGATCCTAATTAGCTCTGGCATCTGAGGACCTTCTTTGTCATTGTACCAGTCAATGGTGTTGACATCGGTATTAAAAGATTCTGGTCTTTTTTTGTATGGTTCCATCAGATCATTTATATATTTAATATCCTCTTTAGATATAAAATTTTTGTAATGGAATACTTTATCTGCATAGTTAATTAAATTAGGGTTATCTGAGAACATATATCAATTTTAGCATATTTAAATTCGAAACAGCTATAGACAATTTTATAGCAAGATGATATTATTAAGCACAAGCCTTCGTAGCTCAGAGGAAGAGCAAAACACTTCTAATGTTTAGGCCATAGGTTCGAATCCTATCGGGGGCACAATGCGGATGTTGCATATTGGTAGTGCCTCTGCCTTCCAAGCAGAAGGGGTGAGTTCGATTCTCATCATCCGCTCCAACGCTCCTATAGCTCAGTTGGTAGAGCAGCAGACTTTTAATCTGCGGGTCGATGGTTCGAGACCATCTGGGGGCACTTAGTAGAAATGGTATACTTAAATTATGGATAAAATATTTATTTCAATGGGAAGCTATGATGAAAAATACCTATATCAAACTATAGGTAGTGCTGTATCAAATGCTAAGTTTCCTGAAAATATTGTAATCGGAATACATAACATTCACCCAAATGATGTAGAGTATGACCTTGGAATATACAAAGATCACGTTAGATTTTTAAATACTCCCTACCCAAATCCAATGGGGACTGGATATGGAAGACTGTCCGCCAGCCTACTTTGTCCAAAAGATTGTAAATATATTTTTCAGGTGGACGCACATATGCTATTTGAAAAAAATTGGGATGAAGATATTCTTTTTAGATATAAAGAAATTAAAAAAGAGCACGATAAAGTTATTATAACAAAATATTTAATGTACTGGAATGAAATAGATGGTAAAGTAAAAATATTTAATAATGGTGAATATGTAGAATGCGATCCATACAATATGCCTAACACAACTCTGCCAACACATGTTCCAGCAAGTTTAAAGTATGATTCAATTGAGGGTTGTATTAATTACAGGTTTCCGTCCATGATTGGCTATCAGGACAATTGGTCTGAATCAGATACATATAAAGAACAAGTTGGGGTTTCTGGACATTTTATGTTTACGGAATCTTCTTCAATCAAAGAGTTACTATATGACCCACTGGTTACTTGGGCGGCAGATGAAGTAATTTTTTCTTTAAGAGCACATACGAGAGGATACAAGGTTGTAACTATAAGGGAAGTAATTGCTTGGCACATGGATAAACAATTTAGAGCTGATCCAGCATCTGGTATAGATTTTATGAAATATTCAGATGAGTATAAAAAGAAATTGGCCGACGAGTATGATCAATTTTTTTATCATGGAATGAGAAGGATTAAAGACTTAGTTCTTGGAGATGAAGTAGGATTCTGGGGAGCCCCAGACCGAGAAACGTTAAATAAATACCATGAATTTGCAGGTTTTGATTTTGCTGGTTTTTATAATGCCCTGAAGATTGACCTTCAAAAAGACAATGGTAATGCTCGTGCTCTCAATATCATGTATGATATAATTTAAGGATGGAAGAATTAATAGCAGCCCTGAAAAAATGGCAAGCAAACTCTGTGGTGTTTTATAGCACTGCACATGGTTTTCATTGGAATGTAGAAGGCCCATTGTTTACACAGTACCACACATTCTTTGAAGAGATATACACAGATGTATATGGAACAATTGATACAATTGCAGAGTGGATTCGAAAGTTTGATACACCAGCACCTTATTTATTACAAGATTTTATTGCATCTCAGACATATGGTGATGTTCAGCTAGACTCTAACTCACCACTTGCAATGTCAAGACAACTTTTGTCAATGAATGATGTTATGATTGAAAGCATTAAGCAAATGTTTGACGTTGCTACAATTCAAAAAGAACAAGGTCTTGCAAACTTTTTAGCAGATAGACAAGACAAACATCAGTTCTGGGGATGGTGGCTTAAATCATCTCTTAAATCAACAATTAACTAGGAGATAAAAATGTCAGCAGTACAAGGCTCAGCAGCAAGATTAGTAGAAGTAGCATTAGGCGAAATTGGATATATTGAAGGTCCAAAAGATAACGAAACAAAGTACGGTAAGTTTACAAAATCAAATTTTCAACCATGGTGCGGAAGTTATATTATGTGGTGCGGAAATGAGGCTGGCGTAAAGATTCCTAATACAGTTTACACTCCAGCAGGTGCACAAGCATTTATTAAAGCAGGAACATGGCAGCCAGTAGAAACAGCTGCACCTGCAATTGGTGATATAGTTTATTTTGATTTTCCAAATGACGGCGTAGACAGAATTTCTCATGTAGGAATTGTTGTTGCAGTTAACACAGATGGCACAGTTGATGTCGCAGAAGGAAATACTAGCCCAGATAAAAAAGGAGATCAAAGAAACGGCGGACAGGCATGTCTTAAGAACCGTGCATACAAAAAGAAGAATGGCTCAAAGCTTCGCAAGTCACAGCCAGTATTTATTGTAGGATTTGGACGCCCAGCATTTGGTAATCCAGTTAAAACAAAATCAGATAAACCAGCAGCAAAGGCGGCACCCGTAAAGAAAGCGGCTCCTGTAAAGAAAGCTGCAATTAAGAAGCCAATGTAATGTACGAATACCATGTTAAGAAAGTAACTAATGTTGTAGACGGAGATACAATAGACGTAGAAATTGATTTAGGTTTTGACATATCATTTAGTTCAAGAGTCAGGCTGGCTGGAATTGATACTCCAGAAAGCAGAACAAAAGATAAAGCCGAAAAAGCTTTAGGACTTGAAGCTAAAGAATATGTAAAGTCTAAGATTAAAGATGCTAAAGATGTTGTTATTAAGACAGAGAAGATGGATTCATCAGAAAAATATGGACGCATTTTAGGATGGCTTTATTTAGATGGATCTAAAGTTTCAGTCAATGAACAAATGATTGCAGATGGATATGCCTGGGGCTACTTAGGAGAGACTAAAGTCAAAGACTTCGAAGCGCTTGCAAAAATTAGGGCTAAAAAGAAATAGACTTTAAAAAAGTTTTTTGATATAATGATATACGGGTCGCCTTCGGGGGCCCGTATATTAATTTATTTGCTTATAAAGGAGAAATAAAATGGTACAAACATACACATGGGACCTTTTCAAGGATCCCTTTTTTATTGGTTTCGATAACACATGGAGCCGTTTAAATTCAGTTCACAATATAGCATCACATCAGGCATACCCACCATACGATATCATTAAGCTAGATGAAGATTCATTTAGAGTCGACCTTGCAGTTGCAGGCTTTGATAAAAAAGATATTGACGTGTCGGTAGACAACGGAACCTTAATTATAAAAGGAGAAGTTGGAGAAGGAGCAGAGGGAGAAGTTATTCATAAGGGCATTGCCACAAGAAAATTTACTCGCACATTCGCTCTTGGTGAATATATGGAAGTAACTGGTGCAGATTTTCTAAATGGAATGCTACATATTAATGTAGAAAGAATTGTTCCAGAAGAGAAGAAGCCAAAGACTATTAAAGTCAAGTAGTAGTATAATAGAAACCTGCATCCCTTCATCGGGCAGTCGCAGGTAAAATCGAGGGTCGCTACCCCTTGGATGGGACCTGAGCAAGTCTATAAACGGCTCATATAAATTTAAGGGGAAAAGTTGAATATTCATTGGATGCAAAGATTCGATGGTAGTAACCCAAAAGAACTTAGAACTCTTTCAAATGTATTAGACTACTCTGGATACTACTCTGTTTTAACAGTCTATCATTCAAAGCTACCAGACTATTGGATAAAAATAGCAAATATAATAAATCCAGAACATAAATTAAAGTACATGATTGCAATGAGAACTTATGCAATTAGCCCAGAATACTGTGCAATGGTCTGCGAAGGATTTAGTGAAATATCTCCCCAAAGATTGATCCTAAACGTTGCTGCTGGAGATATACATTCTGATGAAACAAGCAGGTCAGACGTTGTGGCTATATCTGAGCTTTTAAGAACACATGATGATCGAGTTAGATATACTGCTGAATGGCTAGAAAAGTTTACCTCCCTACCATTATTAAAAGATAAGCCAGAAATAGTTGTAAGCGGAACCTCTGAAGAAACAATCATAAATGCAAATAAATATGCTGATGCACATCTTTCAATGTATTCTAGCTACAAAGAAAAGCTAAAAGATTCTATTAAAACAAATAGGAAAATGGTGTCTAGTCCAATAATAATACGTGACACTAAGGCGGAGGCAGAGGATATATACAACCAATTACCAGACGATATGGGTAAAAGGTCTTGCCTTTTTGGTACAGAAAATGAGATAATAGATACTATTAGCTCAATGAAGTCTGAAGGAATTACAGACCTTTTGGTTAGTAGAGTCCAAATAGATGATCAGCCCTATAGAATACATGGAATGGTAAAAAAAATAAATGATATCAGCTAATGAAGTAAAAAAAATGATTGAAGATGCTAGGATTAATAAAAAAATATTGCATTTAAAATCAATGTTTTCAAATGTTCCAACATGGGATAAATTTATTAAACATTTAGATCATCATTTTAATACCGTTCCAGAAGGTCCAAAAGAAGAGTCTGATGAATGGCATATAATACATAATGGTACTGTTGCTAAGCCTGGATATTATTTTCATGTAAGAGACGCTATATCAAATTATGAATTTACCTTTTTCCCAGAATCTGAAAATGTAGTTAATTTTTTTAATGAAGTTTATAATGAAAAAACTAATGGTGGTGGAACTTTTTTAAATATAGTTGGAAATGGAATGCTAGTACCAACTCATATTGATAATGTAGATAGCGTATTTTGGCAATGTCAGGGATCAACAGTTTGGGAAGTATTTTTAAACAAAGATGATCAAGGTAAGGGAATTCCACCAATACAAACAATAACTGTTGAACCAGGGGATATAATTGTTGTTCCTTTGGGTGTATTCCACGGATTAAATCCACATGTTGCAAGAGCAGCAATAGCTTTTAGATATCAGGAGGCGGAAGAGTAAGATGCCAGTATATGAATATAAGTGCTCTTATGATGACGCACACCCATTAATGTCAGTACATAGATCAATTACAGATAGTGATCCAGGATATACATGTGCTGAATGTGAGTGTAATATGATAAGACATTTCACTCCGTTTGGCATACAGTTTAAAGGCACTGGTTTTTACAAAACTGATAACGCTTAACTTTAATTAGATATATCAACATGCTATAATTACTAAGTAAACAAAAATATTGTTTTACTTAGGAGATCCTTAGTTGACTAGAAAGTTTAAATACTTTATAACCAGCCTTTTTATAATTGGCTGGCTTTTCCTTTTTGGACCAAGTGTTGCGTATGGTGATGAAGTACCAGCGCCTGCAGAACAAGTAGTTGTAAGCCCCGCACAACAAGCTGTTAATACAGCACTTGCTACCGCAACCATAGAAGTAGCACAAGCAGCAGCAGCATCAGACACAGCAACTGTAACAATAGCAACTGCTGTCCAAGCAGTAACAGCATCTAATACAGCCGTATCTGCAGCAAATACTGCGGTTACTGCTGCAACTACTGCGGTAGCGGAAGTTTCAAATGTATCACCACTTGTAGAAACTGCAACGGCGGTTGTGCAAGCAATTACTTCAACAGTAGCATCAGTTACACAAGCCGTAGCCGCAATACCAGTAACGGCTACAACTCAAACACCAGAAGTCGCTACAGCACAAGAAGTTGTTACAGCAGCAACCACTGTTGTTGAGTCTGCAACTACATCCTTAACACAAGCAGTTGCTACGGCAGCAACTCCAGCAGGATCACCCGTTCCATCTGTTACCGTAGAGCAAGTTTCTACAGCAATTGCAACAGAAGTTGCTCAATCAGAAACAGCAACAGTTTTAGTTCAAGCAGCTCAGACAGCAATAGACACAGCAACTGCAACAGTTTCTACAGCAACTACGGCGGTGGCAGCAGTAACACCTGCACGTACAGAGGCTCAAACACAATTAACCCAAGCAAACGTAGCAATTAATAACGCCCAGGATGCAGTTAATGCTCTCGCAGCAACTATTGGCACCACAACAAACGTTTTAGCAAACACAGATGATGCTGGTGTACGTATGAATCTACCATTTAATTTACGTATGGGAAACACTGTTTATAACAATGTGTATGTAGGTTCAAATGCAACTATTACTTTTGGCGTAAATGAAGGACAAAATTATTATTCAACACCTACTGCTCCTTCGATTTCTATAGCAGGATATGATTGGACTACATGGAGTAATGGCTCTGGAGTTACCTACTCAACAACAACTAACACCCTTTCAGTTGCTTGGGATGTTCGTGTATATCCTTTAAGAACTGCTGATACTCAAATGACTCAAATTAGATTTAATGCAGATGTAAACCCAGCAGATGGCGCATGGCAAGCAGATGTAAGTGTGACTGGGCCAATACCAAATGGTGCTAGGTTTAACGTAAGAGAGACAACTGGGGGTGCCGTAACAGCTATTGCTAATACAAGCACCACAACAGGTTTTACTGGAACAATCACTCAGGGCTCCGCATTTACTCCTACCCCTGATCCAGACAATGCAACAGTCTTGGCAGCAATTGATACAGCAAATGCACAAATTGCTACATTAAACTCAGCAGTTACTGCTATTGTTGCAACAAA